TATTCCTTTTCTAGCATGTACCCTTTGCTGCATTTCTCGCATCGATGCGCAAACTCATTACCGATGCGCACCTTGCCTAGTCGAACCACATTGCCTTTGCACTGTTCGTCGTCGCATTGGTAGGTCACTAGCACGGCAGTGAATGGCTTACACTTCTCGCTCATTTGCGCTTACCTCGTTTTTGGTTGCGTTTTGGCTTGCTTGGCTTCGCTGGCGCATCTGGAATACGGCCACCAGCGGAATGCAGTGCGTACTCAGTGTTGAATCGTTTGTTGATGCGCTTAATTAGGCTTACGTTGCGCGGTGCTAGCTCTTTCGCACGTTCAATGTGTGTTAGCGCTCGGTTTAGTTCGTATTGAGGCACGTAGTCGCTTAGGCGCTGCGCAATCTCTACTAGGTTCACTTGGGTACACCAATCCAAATCTAGGACTTTGGCCACACTGACCACTTTCTTAGTGCGCTTAACCGCTTGCTCAATGGCTGTCTCGATTTTAGCGACTGGCACTTGCTTAGCGGCCTCGGCAAATTCTTCCCAATACTCTTGTGGAAGTAGGCAAGATTCGTGTACCAGCTTAGAAATGCACAATGAGCCATCTTCGCCAATGTAAGCCGTGTGGCCAGCGCCAGTAACGGTGTTCATTAGGTAAATCAGACCAAAACGGTGATCGGGTTTACCTAGACCGCCTTGAGGTTGAATCGCGGTAGACTTGCAAAGCATGTACGCTTGCCAATCGCCACCTTTCCACACGGATTTAAGATCGTGGTATTGAACCGCTTCACCTAGATATAGGTTGTCATTGCGTAGTTCTTCGTTTTCATGGGTAACGATCGCTGCGTAGGCCAACACCTCATCGATGTTGTGCATCACGTAGTGATAGTTCTCGTCAGCGTTTCGTAACCCCTCGGTCATGCTGTTGATTTGCTCGGTTTGGTTGGCCACCAGCTCACTTAGCATTTTGATGTGTTCTTTGCTCTGTGTTAGCTCAGTTTCAGCGGCCTTGTTAGCCTCATCCAGTATCGCGTTCTTAGCGGCGGTTGCTTTGCGTTTGTCCTCGGCAATGCGTAGTTGTTCTTGAACACTCTCAAGTTGCTGGTTTAGCGCTTCCAGTTCGCCAGATGATGCCACTTGGTTAGCCAATGCAGCGGCTACCTTGTTCTCCACCAGCTTAGGAATGCCATCCAGTTCTTGATTAGCGTGACGCAATTCAGTGTTAAGGCGCTTGATCTCTGCCTCTAAGCGTTGGTTGTCTTTGCCTAGACGTTCGTTTTCTTCGCGTAGCTCGGTTGCAATCTGCTCGGCCTCGTTACGCTTTTTACGCATAACCTCAGTGCCAGCCATTGCGCGGTCACGCGCTGCAAGGATTTCGGTACGTTCATCAAGCATTGACTGATATTTTTGCTTTAGCGCCTCGTCGGCCTTGGCCGTGCGTTGGGATAGTTTGAATTGCAAGTCATCAATGATGTGTTGCATCAAACCAACAAGCGGGATCTCAAATTCTTTGATTTCAATTGGCGAATTTTCAGGAAGTCCCCACGGAAGCTCTACAGTAAAAACATCGCTCATAGGAAAAATTTCTCTACTACTCAAAAATTGGGATAAGGGAATAGGGTTAAAGTTTTCTTATTCTTGGTTAGCAAAGCGCTCTAGGCGTTCTTCTAAGTCATCCAACCAAACCAGTATTTCGCTACCTCTGTGAACGTAGTCGAGATCGCTGTCTTGGATTAGATTGGCCACTTCACGCGAACACCCGTTTACCTCTGCCGCTATTGCACGGTTACTGAAATAGAAAGCATTCGGTGTGTCAGTAAAGTCCGTTTCGCCTGTCGCTTCGCGCATTTCCATAAGCGCTTTAGTGGTCATTCGACGTAGTACAATCAGTAAGTCGTCTTGGTTTGCTAACGCTACGTTTTGTTTGCTCATCGTCTTAAGCCGCCACGTAACTCAACATCTTGTAGTGACGAAACTCGTTCTGGAACGGTATTTCATCGTCAAAGTCCATTGGTGGCTCGTTGTACTGCTGTTGAGGCTGACCCCAACCGCCCTGCTGTTGCTGTGGCTGTTGTTGGCCACCAGCACGGTTATTGCCACCTAGCATTTGCATCACACCATTGAAGCCTTGAACCACTACCTCAGTGCTGTAACGATCTTGGCCTTGCTGGTCTTTCCATTTGCGAGTCTGTAATTGACCCTCGATGTAAACTTGTGAGCCTTTGTGTAGGAACTCTCCCGCCACTTCGGCCAACTTGCCGAACAACACAACGCGATGCCACTCGGTTTTTTCTCGGTTCTCGCCTGACGCTTTATCGCGCCAAGTTTCGGATGTAGCGACCGTGATATTCGCTACTGCGCCGCCATTTGGTAGGTATCGGATTTCGGGATCTGAACCCAAGTTACCAACCAGAATGACCTTGTTAATGCCTCTTGAAGCCATTCGTTAATCTCCGGTATCTCTCTTTACCGCTTCGTCTCTGTTAGAAATCGCATCACCAAAGAACAAATAACCCACGTCTGTACTTGTGTAGACCGCTATCAGTTCTAGGTTTTGCACCCTTGGGTTCACTTCGCCATTCTCGATTTTTCGATAAGTGTCTTGTGATAACCCGATTAACCGACTCATTTCGAGTATGGTTAAATCTGCATGCCGTCTCGCTCGCTTGATTCGCGCTGCGCGTTGCTGTCGGTACTCAAGCGACTGGATTCGAGCGGCCTGTTTAGTCTTTTCGTCTCGCATTTTCATAGAAACTCTCTACTTCACTAGCTAGTCGTTCTTCCTCGGTTGAGGTCGCCTTAATCAATGCAACGCGATATTCCCATAACCGATTCTTTGACCAATCGAGGCAGAGCTTTTGCCACTTGATAACGGCAACCGGATCGGAAAGGTCGTACCCCGTCCCAAAGCAGCTACAGCACTCCCACTTGCTAAATAACGACTTGGTGTAACCAGTGCCATTGCAAGTCGGGCAGCGATCCGGCTTGTCGTCCAATGTCACATCGGAGTCTTGTAACCGGTTCGCCAGAGCTTCGCGCTCGTCCGTAAGTTCTATGCCCTCGAATGTGTCCAGGATTGATGGCGATCTTTCATCCCGCTCTCTTTGTCGCTGTTCCAGTTGAGATCGCTTAATGTCTGAAATTTCGTTATCCATCTTTCATTCCGAACACATAATTTTAAGCGGAGTATATAACTACAATAAAAACATTGCAAAATTATTGATACAAAAACCGAAACGATGTATTTTTGTTTTCAGCAAACAGGCAAACAGACTCATATTAGGAATCAGCAAATGTCAGAGAACAACAGCAAAAAAGTTCACGACCAAATCCAAGCAGACGTTAAAGAGTACATGACCAACACCTCGAACAGCGTCTTAGACTTCGCTTTGGCCAATGCAGTTAAGAGCGGTCAGAACAACCTAAATGACTTGTGCAAAAAGTGGCGAATCCCTGTAGATAAGCTACTTGGCAAGATAAACACTTCTCTTTTCAAAGTGGATGATGATAAAATCCACCTCGCATAGACGGATACGTTTAGCTATCGGGATAAGAGTAATGAAAAGCTTCGGGGAAACTCGAAGCTTTTTTTGCCTCAATACTTAATCCGAACGTTCAAGAATTTAAGGCACAAAAAAATCGCCAACTCATAGAGCAAGCGATTACCATTCGGAATTTCAAACAACACCCATCAGCTACAAAAACACACAAGAAACATAAAAAATAAAAATCCTATCTGTCGCCTTAAAAAAACAAAATAAACGAGGTGTAAGCTAAATCACTTATACATTTCCAGCGAACCTGTACACTTTAAATACGGGCAGAGATCGTCGTAGCAACTTTAGGATTTGCAACTATTCGTTAGTTAGTACCAATCAAGTAGTTGCCTACATTGCGGTTTGTAGTTCATTTTGAACAGAGAGAACAGGTTTGAGAATAAGCCTCGTCCGTTGGGTTCGGTTTCCTAGATGCTAATAGTTGCACCTGATATAGTTGCTTCAACAAACTGACTCCTGACTATTTCGCTGCTTATCGACGCCAAATAGTTGAGTTTAATGCTACTAATGCTTAGGCTGTTTGGAGCCAGAAATAACCATTTAATTACCCACAAAACCTATAATTTGATCAAATTCATTTGTACGGGGAAGCATTTTTGTTTTGAGCGATATAAGATGGTCAGAATACTAATGCGACGATTGGAATAGGCTCATAGTTTTTATTGATATATCCAACCATTTCTTGAGAAGTTAGATTTATCTGATACAAATAGGGGCACAAGGAGTTCGGAGTTTCTATTCCCGAAAAACCTGATTAGTATGGGGAACAGAAAAAAGCTTTATACCATTTCGCCGTTTGCAAAATCGGCTAGTTATCTGAAATACTAGATTCAGCAAGGCTTGGAACAAAACGTTCCTCCATAACCATTGCTGGTGTAACGAATATAAAAAAAGGCTGGATTCAAAGAACCCAACCTTTAATTACTGGAGGCAATTATGTAATCACCAACCAAGCTCGAAGCAGCTAGAAAGCTTCACTTCAAGTAATGCGCATTAGGTGAGTACCAGTCACTTAATACGACTTACATAGCTACAACAATCAAAACCCTCGGAGGTTTTATGAGTAAGCTCATTGAGCTTGTCATAGCTGTTATCAACCTAGTAGCAGCTATTATTCAAGCACTAATAGGTTAATTAACCACGCTAGGGGTACATATTGTTGCCCCTAGTGCACACTTACAACTATCCAATAATTAATATTTCCTGTCAATTCGTGTTTTTGTCAAGAACTCACACAAATGCGATCGTTATTCGGTTATGCCAGCCCAATTAACCTTTCATAGTCCCTACTACTATAAGCTAGATTGGAAATTGGCCTACCGCTATTTGTAGTACGCCGTTGTCTATAGCTAGGATCATTAACTCATCTAAACAACAAAAACTTGTTGTGTATGTGGGAAACTGTGTAAATCTTTGATTTTCCAGTTATCCACATACGCTATAAAGATCTATATTTAACTATATTAATCTATGGTAACTATAGATCTATAAGATCTATAGGGGTTGTAAGCTATTGATATTACTCAACTTTAACTCTTTTAAAGATCTTTTTTTAGGTCTTTGAGTAACAAGATCTAGGTTTAATTGATCATTTATTAGGTGTTTGTGATCTTCTTACAGGCGTTAATGCAACATAATTTAGGTGAAAGTGATCATATATCAGGTGATTGGGTAACATATTTTAGGTGTTTATTTTCTTAAATGACATATTTTAGGTGTGTGACATGGTTATATCGAAGTCTTGTTCGGTTTTTTTTGCTTTCGAGTCAATGATCACGTCGGATTCTCGCTTACATACCTAAAATGTGTCACATAGCTCATTTCAACCTAAAAAATGTCATCTATAGAGCGCATGACCTAAAACTTGTTAGCTATCAGTAATCGTGAGTATCGGTTAGTTCTGAAAGGGTATCTATCTTTTCCATTAACGACTCTAGTTCATGTATTCCATCATCATGTTTTTGTTGCTCTTTTTCTGAGTATCGTTTTGACAAGCTATCTTCAACTTTAAGAGCGTGGTCTTCTTTACCCACATAGCGATACGCGATGGCAAGTGATTCTAGTTCAGACTCGGTGAGTCTGACTTGGTTTTGAAGCCTTTTCAATTCGAGTTGTCGAATTGTCTTTAGAGCATCGTGTTGATTCAGTTCATCAATTGAACCTAGCTTAACCCACCGGAAGAGAAACTTGATTCCTGTAATGGTTCTACCTTTCTTTACAACCTCAAACCCCTTATCACCCTGGCTACTTTCTAAAAATAGAAGCTCTTTGCTAATCTGAGGATGTTCAGAAAGTTCTTTAATACTTTCCCGGATACAACGTTTCATAAATACGCTGTTGTTTTTGAAGGAACTTTTATCTTTTTTCAGCTTCCCTGATTCGTCCAAAAGCCCAAATATTCCTTTCAGTTCACTAAGCTTTTGCGCATGCATTTCAAAGCCCTTGTCTTTGAAACGACTAAGCAGTTCGTACAAGCGCTTAGAGTACTCCTTTTTTACCTCAAAGAAATTGCGAGTGTTAATCAGAGCAAATCCTTGATTATATTCAATATACTCTGGCTTGAGCATATCGTTAGGAACCATCGTAAGTATGCCGTGTTTATAAGCGATATGTTTAAAAAGAGGTCTATAGTCGAATTCAATATCACCTTTCGGGGTTTCCACCTTTATCCCGATTTTTCGACTAGCTAGGCGGTTCGCTACTGGACTTAAGTTGCTACCGATATGTTTAGACTCAACACCTAACCACTCTGATAATTGATGTGAAGTAAATTCATAGTGTGGTGTTTTCTGATCCCAGTCGTTTGGTTTCATATGTGCAATCATCAACGCAAACATATCAGCTTCCCTAGCGGATAGATCTTGACGACTAAAGACCAGTTGATGGCCTTTTTTGATATGTTTCGGGAGGTTATCGCTTACCGCAGGGTAGAAATATTCTTCATCACTCATGCAAATGCATATCCATAAATAACAAGATTTAGGTAATTATGACACATTTTAGGTCGCGCATGTACAGAAATACTCACATCAAGCAGTGATTACAGATACCTGATTTGTACTCGCCCTACTGCGTCACGATAGTATTCAACCAAGCCTTGAGACTCTTTCTCGGAAATGGTGGTCATGTACTCTGCTAGTATGGTAGCTGTATCACGAACCTTGTTCACGCTAGCTTTCACGGCGCTTGCAGCCTTGTTGTGCCAGCTAGCAATCACAAACTTAAGGTATGACACGAACTTAGGCGCTAAAGGCTGTTGGTGCTTGTTGTACAGCTTGATAACACGACGAGCTCCACTAGCTGATAAGCGGCCTTGCTTAGCAGCTAATTGAAGTTGTTTTACTTCATCTGCGTCACGTTTGAAGATTTTCAAAAACCAAGAATCAGATGGGATACCGTTATTAATTTTATTTTTACTCTCTGTAGAGAGATCTTTTGTATTTATGCTGCAATTTTTGTTTTTGTCTGATTGCTCGAAAGCCTTGTCAGAACTGACCTCAAGAGGTTTTTCCACAGAAGCCCCCCCTAAATGCAATTTTTGTCTATTACAAAACTTCTCTGCCGCTTGTAGCGCGTATTTGTATGCACCAGTGAACATTTTTGGGATGCCATCAACGCATAGAGTGATGTGACGTTGATTCTGACCTGTGTGATCGTTCCGCTTTGGCTGTCCATAAGCGATCAGGCCAAGTTCTTTAGCGATTTTGATGTAATTATCAATAGTGCGCTTTATGATTGGCTTACAACCGTAACGGCGACAGTTCTCGTTGTAAGTGCGCGCTAAGGTATCGCTTGAAGCAAAGCAAGTGTGACCATGCTTAAGGATAAAGCTTGAGATAGTTTCTAGTAGGCAAGCAAGCTTACGTTGTGCCAATGGTTTATTGGCTTTGATATTGGAAGCTTGTGTTCTGAATCCTGACTTCCAGTAACGAGGATTCAGCAAAAGTGGTGTAATTTGCATAAAATTTGCTCAAAAAAAGGCGCAAAAATTTGCCACCGATCTCTTTGAACGTTATAATTACACCTGTCTTGTGTTGTGTAATTTTAACGCTCGCTAAGATTGGTGCTCAAAACAATCTAAGTTGTTAAATTAATTACTAACTATTTGAGGCATTAGTCGCCAAACTAAAATGTCTCAGTTGATTAGGCTTCGGTCTAATTCATTACGGCATAATGACTTTCCTTAAGTTCGTTTGTCGTGACGCTTTAAGTTTGCCGCTTAAAGCTCGATTTTAGTAAGAAAGCCCGCTCGCCAAAGCGGGCTTTTTTATTTTCTGTTGCCCGAAATCGAATCACTTTCTCTCTATCACGGCATCGCCATGATCTAATTACAGAAAAACTCCCCTATTATTGATCGTAAATGGTTGATCAAACAAGTCGCTATATCAAAGCCATTCCGAACAAGGGGTGTTACTATCTGGCGCTAGAGTTTACCAAAAATTTTATCTATTTAAACTCCTTTTAGATGTGCTAATATTCCGAACACGCCTAATTTTGTGGATAACTCTGTGATGAAATTTACTCCCCCACCAAGTGCTGAACAGCAATTAGAGAAGCAAGTTAACCAATTAAAACAAAAATTTAAGCGCCGTCAGTTCCCGAAAAAGAACGCGCCAACACTACCGTTAGATTTGTTAGTAACAATCTCAGGTTGCACCTTTAAACTGCATAGCCAAACAGGCGGCAGACTCGTTCTAAAGGCCGACAAAGTGATTAACTTTGACAAGGGTATCAATGTGTTGCGCTCAATCTCTTACATCGCTGGCGCGCGAGATTGCGTGTCTATTTCTGGATGGGACTGGCGACCAACGCATTTTAAGAAAGAAAAACTCTATTTTCGTCCTGTCGCACCTAGGGATTTGTAAGATTCCGAATTGGCCACCAGCGTTTTCGATAAGATTGACCATTTTATAAATGGTATATCTAACCGCTGGTGGCGCTTTTTAATTGATCAACTTATTGGAATTTTCGTACCGAAGATCCGAAGTTGACGAATTGCTGTTTAATTTGAGGCGCAACACTCACTTGTTGCTCTACTGGAACGTAGCTATTTGTCGGTAAAGTCGCCATTTTTCGGGAACCTAGCGATTCAAACATCGCTCGAACCACTTGATGATCTTCCTCGTTGGCCATGTTGCAGATCGCTTTGCGCTGCGCATCGGTCACATAGATAGGCAAAGAGTCCACAACATCAAGTAGCATCGAGGTTGCCTTAGCGTTTTGCTCTACCTTTTCACGCAACTCTGCATTCACGCTTTCTAGGTACATAAGCTGGTTAGTAAGATCACCGACAAGCTCAACATTGGTCTGTTGAGTTATGTTCGCGTAGATATTACGCGCGGATTCCTCATCAAAACCTTGTTCCTGTAGCGATTCGAGGATCATTTGCTCGCTGTTCGCGCTTTCCATCATCATGGCCGGATGGTCTAGGCTGATATAGTTCGGCTGCAACACGTAGTCCATACCGTGATATGAAGTCGTGATCGATGCCTCGCGTGTATCTTGGCCACCAGTCGCCCAACTCCAACCACCAGCACGGCTATTGTGCAAACCTAAAGCGATACGGCCTGTATCGGTATCTAAAAACTCTTGAGTGTGTTCAACAATACCGTCATCTGAACAGGTGATAGAGACTGTGCGGTTAGATGGCACGTTTTCTACCACAACCGGACGACCATTAATCATGATCACCTCAGTTTCACCAATTGAGAGCTTATTAGCGCGTTGGCGGGATTGATGGCCATAGTAACCATACGCCTCGCCTAGTCGCAGTAGCTCTTGAGTTCGTGGGCTGTTGATCATCGCTTGCACGGCTTTGATGATGTAATTGCGCTTGTTGGCGCTAAGCTTGCGACCGTCATTGAATAGGCTGAAACGGTCGGATACTTGTTTAAGTGCTTTTGCTGTCACTTTCTTTTCTCCATTAATGGCTTTGGATTTCGGTTAGTAGGTCGAGAACTACGTCTCTAACGAATCGTTCCGCTTCGCTTTGGTCTGTCATGCCAATGGATTCCATCATCTTGTCGTTTTTAGAGGCTTGAGCGGCCAGCTCGGAAATGACTTCCTTGGCCAACTCGGAATCGAGGCCAATAACAGACGTGTAAAGGTGATTTTTGAGTTTTTCGGATTTGCCGATTGGGGATTGCTCGATAAGGTCAAGCACGGTGGCCAGCATGGTTGCGTAGTTCGCTTGAGATTCCATTGCATCGGCTTTCTCTTGCTCAATAGCGGTATTGAGAGAGTTAAAGCGGATCTCGAATGGCATATCGTTATCGCTCCACACCTTGCCGTCTCGGTAGATGGTGTGAATATCGATGGCGCGTTTAACGAACTTCACCACGGCTGCGCGGATTTGGTTGGCGCGTAGTGCAGATTGAATGGAAGCGCGGAAGAAACCACCCTCACCTAGTCCACCAGATAGCAGATCACCAAAACCAAGCATGGACGGGTCTACGCCAAGCGTTCCCGCCAAGCGTTTAAGGTGAAACATAATATCTTCGATGTGAGAGATATTTGGGTCAGTGGTAAAGGTATCGATCTGCAAACCACCTTTAGCGCCACCCATAAATGGCAATAGCGTGTTGATGACGGTTGGGATGAAACCTAGCTTGCGGGAACGGTCTACCACCTCTTGACGGTCTTGTTTCATCTGGTCAGCGACCATGTTGATGTATTCCGCAGCTCCCGCCGCATCCAAGCCGTCAGTGTTGACCGCCACCATGCGATCGATAAGCGAAGCATTCACACGACTCGCGCCTAGCGCTGCAATGGACTGGCGAAGCATCGACCAAGCCTCAAAACAGGTAAGAAGAATGGATGTGCCGTAGTTCTGCGTCTCGATTGGCATGCGTGAATACGCATCGTCATAAAGTGAGTAGCGCTGGCCAGTGTAGTTAACTGGCGGCATATCCATATCTGGTCGCCAGATTGGCATTTTTAGTGGGATAAGCGCCCAAGGCTCGGCAAGGCGTACCTGTTCGCCGTTCGCTCTGGTTTGTAGATATTCCGCAGTAAATCCAGCTAGCTCGCCCGAACGTTCGTACTCACGAATTTGGTTTGGCAACGTGTAGTAGTTGGCCTCAAAGTGAGTAATACCCACGCCCTCTTTCGTGTATGGGCGAACATAGTTAACCCCATAAACCAGCGTTGAATACGTCCAGTTCATTAGGTTGTCGTTGATTGGCGCTAGTAATTCTCGATTAAGACGGCCTACATACTCTGCGTACTTCTCATCGGTGGGATGAAGATACACGGCCATGCCATGATCGTTTGATACCGAAAGAGCGTGACCAAGGTGCAGATTGAGCGCGGCATCAATCGTGCTGTCCTCGGCCATTTCCTTGAGTATCGGATATAGCATGAAGCGATCTTTTGGCAGCTTATGAAGAAAAAAGCGGTCTGAGCTCTTTCGACCGTCATTGGTCAAAGCGCCGTTGCTTTCATCTAATTGGTTATCGCGATCGTGGAATGGCGATCCCGTGTATCCAGCACCAGATTCAAAACTAATCCCACTCTCTTTATCGTCATTCTCGTTAAAGAAAGGGAACGCTTGTTTTAAAGCTGCCGCCAGTCCAATTGATGCCTTGTTTTGCGACATGTGCGACCTCAGTTAGTTGAGGCGATTTTTACAGGGATGGGGATATTCTTGGATGATAGCGCATCGCGTCAATGCGACCAATACGCGAATAAATTATTGATTTTTGTTGGATTAAATTTTTTTAGTCAAAGTTCAATTGCTTGCCTTTTAAAAAAGGTTACTCACTGAAAATACTAATTTTTCTCCTTGATGGAGTGTGGTGTGTTCGGAATAATTAGCTCGTCCCTAAAAATCTACTTCCTTAGATATTTTAGATTATTCATTAACTTAAATTGATATTGATAGTGGCGTTTTTTTGGGATGGGGAATAGGAAAGGAAAAAGTCGGGCGAAAGCTCGACTTTTTTTTTGGCTTTTATCCAAAAAATAAAAGGCACGTTCAATGAACACTGATTTAATCCGCAGTATTGAACAGGCGACAACAATCGATGAACTGGTCAGCCAGTTTAAAGCCTTGCTCGCTGTCGATATTAGCGATAATCCAAAAGGCAACCAGCGCCTTAAGGCTAACCAACTAGCCAAAGACATTCTCACCAAGTACAACGGCGACTACTCCAACGTTTCACCCGAAGATAAAGCAGCTCTGCGCGACTACACAGGCTTTGGCGGTATCGGTGGCTCTACCAACGAATACTACACGCCTAAATGGCTGGCTAGCGCGACTTGGGATGCCGTTCGTTCCTATGGCTTTGATGGCGGTAGCGTACTTGAACCAAGTTCGGGCGTGGGTGTATTTAGCGAAACCAAACCTAAAGGCACACTGACTACATCCGTAGAAATGGATCAGACCTCGGCGGCCATTAACCAGATTCTTCACCCCGAAGATCATGTAATTCAATCGGCATTCGAAGCCGTGGCCAGCAATCCCGATATTGGCGATTTCGACCTAGTGATCGGCAACCCGCCTTATGGTGTTCGTGATGCGAGTGCGATGAAAGACAAAGCGTACAAAGACATTAAGTACGCCGATCAGTATTTCGTTTCTCGTTCTATCGATAAAGCGAAAGCTGGTGGCTTGATTGCCCTAGTGCTTCCAACTCGTATTTGTGATGCGAAAAACCTTGAGAAGTGGCGTACACAACTCGCACTTAAAGCGGAGTTCTTGGGCGCGCACCGACTACCAACGGGCACGTTCGCTGATACGGGCGTAGTGACTGACCTTGTTATCTGGCGCAAACACAGCGACCAAGCGAAAGCGCTGATTGATAGTGCCGACCGTGACACGCTGATTGAATCTAACGTGCTTTGGGATACTTGGCTTAAAGGTAAGTGGTTCGAGCGCGAGGGTAAGAAATTCATCAACGGCGAACAGACTGTTGAGGGCGTAGGTAAGTTTGCGCGCAAAGTCGTGAAGCGTGGCAACCGTTCTAACGAGGACATTAAACAGTCCCTAATGCGCCGCTTTAACAGCCGTATCGACTGGATGTTGCTTGATGAATCGGTAAGCGAGCCAGTGAGCGCGAAATACTCCGAGGGCGACACAATGTTCCGCAATGGCCAGCAATACGAAATGATTGATGGCGAATGGGAAGTGTCTGAAAACAACGCGAAAACAGGCGTTATCAGCAAGGCGACCTATGGCGTAGATAACACCGATGAGATCGGTTCTATCACCTACTCTACTGAATCGATGCTTAAGCTATCGGCCAGCCAAGCGCTACAGATTTTCGAAGATTACGGCTACTTGTGTCATGACGACTTTAAAGCCCTAATGCGCGAGATTGCCAAGCTGCCAAAAGCGAGCCAAGAACACGCTTACAAAGGCATTCTACTTGGCATGAAAGTTCAAACACTTGCAACACTGGTTGCTGGTGGCCGAACCACATCCAATAGCGACTTGGCCAACATGGCAATGGGCGCGGAGGACTTCCAGACCGAACAATATCGCGTGAAGTTAAGCGGCGAAGTGTTAGAGCTGAACGCACTAATGGGCGGCTCTAAGGTATCGAAGAAAGCGCTAAGCAACTTAAGCGAGAAGTACGTCTCTGCATGGAATTACTACCACTCATCGATCGATTCTAAGGGCAAACTGTCTGACCTACTCAAAGGCGACCTTAAGCGTGAACTTACTGTTCAATACAGTTCGTCTCGCATTGGTGACGTGTTCCATCTATGCGACCGTGAACTAGGCATAACCACACTGACACTGAATGACGTTCGCACGTATTACACCGCCAGCGGTATCGATGCGATGAGCGATGAGCAGTTGCTTGATTACCTAGCGAACATGGATGAGGTAGCCGTAAACCCTGACGGCACGGTGACGGCATTCCACAAAGCGACGACTGGCCTAGTCGGTAAACGCATGGATCAGCTGACCACACAATTAGTATCGGCCACCAGCGATACTGTGAAAGCTAACATCATGCGCCAAATCCAAGCCATCGAATCTAAGCGAAACAAGATCTCGATTGCCGATGTGAAGATGAAGCTTACCGATAAGTGGATTCCTAAAAACATCATGCTTGAGTTCCTGCATGACCGTGGCTACACGGAATTTATCTTGGGCGACTTTACCGAGGATAAGGACGGCTTTGAAGATTTCGTACAAAGCGAATCTGGCCAATACCTCACTGGCTACCGTTGGCGTGATGGCGAATGGATTGATGGCCTAACTCGTAATGGCGTTAAAGGTAAAGCAGCGAACAGCGATGAGCGATTTGAGCGTCAAATTGAATCGTACATTAACTATGGTGCGGTTCGTGGCGGTAGTAAGAACGAAGATAAATCACTTATCCGTGAACAAATGCGCCGCCTCGATGATGAGTTTTCTACATGGATTGCATCATCTGACCATTCAGAATACTTGGAACAGGTTTACAACAACACGTTTAACGGTTGGATTAAACCGGAGTTCGATGACACTCCATTATCGCTAGATGGCGTATCTGGTGCGATTGAGTTCCTACCTTACCAAAACTCAACGATTCGCCGTCACAGTGCAGACGGTAACGGCATTATTGCCTTTGGTACTGGCTTGGGTAAAACGCTCACTGGCCTTGGCCTAGTGCAGTACAACCTAGAAACCAAACGTGCAAACCGTGTGGCCATCGTTGTTCCTAAATCAGTGCTAGAAAACTGGTTCTATGAAGCCGATCTGTTCTTTGGTGAAAGCAATCTATCTGACAAGGTATTTATCGGCCTTGAGGTTCACAAAGACGATGACGGCAAAATCATTCGTGAACCGGTATTAGATGAAACGGGCGAACCTAAGCTAGACAAGAAAGGCGATCCTATCTTGCGCGCCAAACTGACCGTAGATACCAACGGCAAGCGCGTAGCAGAACAGCTCCACCAGCTTACACAGTCAACCGCTCGCATCGTGGTAATGACAAAAGACGTGTACAACCGCATTCCATTGAAGCCGGACACGATTACGGCCAACGTGCTTGAAATGCGCGATGCTGGTTTGATTGCTGGTACAAGCAAGCTAGTTAAGGAAGCGGAAAGCCACACAGAGAAAGCGAAGAACGCGCGCTTTGAAGCGAAATACTCTGACGATGGCACGGCCAAAAACGAAGAACTACCGTACTTCGAGGACTTGCTATTCGACTCGGTTATGGTCGATGAGGCGCATGATTTCCGTAACTCGTACAAGGGCGGCTCATACCGAAACAACCTGGCATTCTTGCCTAGCCAAGCGCAAGCCGATCGCGCTATCGATATGCAGCTTAAGAACAACGTCATTAAAGCGCGCAATGACGGTCGAGGCGTTTACTTCCTAACAGCTACGCCAACCGTAAACAGCCCTGTTGATATGTTCAATATGCTGTCCCACATCATTCCGGCAGACACGTTTGCCAAGATGGGTATCTTTGACAGCGACGACTTTATCCGCATGTTTGGTAAGACTGGCGAAGCGCTGGTTACTAAGATTTCGGGCGAAGTTGAACAGCGTGAAGCCCTACTCGGATTCCAAAACCTAGACGCACTTCGAAACATCGTTAACCGATACATGACGATCGAGGATGCTAAATCCGTTGGTGCCAACGTTCACATTCCTGACCTGATTAGCCAACAAAGCGTTGTCCAAATGAATAGCGAACAGGAAGCGCTATATGAGGAACTTCGCCAACGCGCTGACGCTATCAACAATCCAGACAAAGACGAAAACCAAGAGATTGTCGAGCAATACCCTAACGACACGGTTTTCGGCCTAATCCGTAAAATGGACAAGGTAAGTACAGACCTTGATTTGTACTATGAGCGTGTTACCTACCGATTCGCCAAGGACAACAAGAAAGAGGTTGAGGCGGCAGTAGCCAAGCTACCAAATACCGTCACAGTCACTTTTGAGGATGTAGCACCAGACGGCACGGTTAAGCTAAGCAAAATCCAAGTTAAGGTTGATAAGAGCGTTAAGGTCGAGGGCGATCACTGCGTGGTTCAGCTCCACCAGCAACTTGATGACAAGTTCACAAGCATTTGTGACAAGGCCAAGTTGAAATTTACGCACCCTGTCTCTCCTAAGTACGCCAAGTTCCTTGAGAACGCGCGCGAGATTTATCTAGCTGGCGGTAAGCAGCTTGTCTTTACCGAAGAAAAAACACAGCACAAAAAACTGGCTCGCATCATTGCGGATTTCGTTGGTTGTAAGCTGTCTGAAATCGGTATTTTGAACAGCGATACCGTTGCGGGTAAGAAAGGCTCTAAGGCCACTGAGGACGATGAAGAAGCGGGTTTGGAAGCAATCGCCAATGCTTACAACACCACGAAATACAAATTCATGATCCTCAATAAAAAAGGCGAAGTCGGTATCAACTTGCATCATGGCACAACCGATATTCACCACTTAACGCTACCGTGGACTCCAATGAGTATCACACAGCGTAATGGCCGTGGCGCGCGCGTTGGCTCTAAACAAGATAGCGTGAACGTTCACTACTACACGTCAAAAGGCTCATTCGATGACTTCCGCTTGTCCACAATCCAACGTAAAGCCACTTGGATTGAGACAATGTTCAAAGGCAATGACAAGTACATTGCGAACGCCGATGCAGACGCAGCCGACGAAACAGCAATCATGCTGGCAGCGAATCCAGAAGAAGCGAAAGCCCGTATCGAAGCGGCCAAACGTGAAGCGGAGCGCAAGCGCAAATTAGAGGAACGCCGACTAGCAAGTATCAACGTTAGCAAGTACATCAAAGCTACCCAAATGCTTGCTTTGGATGTGACCGAAGTTGAGAGCGAGCTGGCCGAACTACGCGAGAAGTTAGAACCGCTACGCAATGAAGTGGAAGAAGATCGCCTACGCGCAGAGGGCGAGAAGCGAGGCAGTTGGCAGCACCAAAACTACCAACGCACTAAAGGCAGATTGTTTGCCCTAGAAAGCAAAATCAAAACCTTTGAGGCAGCGATCAAAAACCGCGACAAAGCGAGCGATACCATCAAGAAATTGAAACCAGCAATGGAGCTGGCCATCAATGACGGTGTGTTAAAGGATTACCCTGACTTCCTAACTCATCCAGAGTTATACATTGTTCGCAACGGTGTGATTGTTCGTAATGGCTACACCTACAAAGCCGAAGTTAAGAGCCGTTCTTGGAGCGCCGAGTACGACTCAAAAGCAACAATCATGATCACCAACTTCGACCGTAAATCTGGCACGGTGGACGGCTTTATTACTGAAATGGACGGCGAACCAGCGTCACGCAACTATGTCGATCTACCTGTTGAGCGCATCATTGAAATTGCGCCAGTGAATCAAGATAGAGCAGCACTAGAAGCAAAAGCGCTCCAAGGTGTACCACTAAGTGAAGTCGCTCATACGTTTGACCGTGAGACGTTCTTTGAACTGGTCGCAGAGAAGAAAATGAAAGCCTACGGTAACAGTCGCCGTTGTTTGGTGCGTAATGCTGACGGTTCATTCTCTACGCCGTGGGGATTGGATGTTGAACCAGACCAAACGCTGATTTATCCAGATGCTAGCGATAAAGCGATCGTGAAAGCCCTACTCGACCAAGTAACCAAGCAATTGGAAGATAAAGGTCGCGTGATGTTGGAACACGACATTCTAAGTTTCTTTATCGGTAGCGATTGGGACAAACAAGCGATGGAAAACGGCAACCAAGTGACCGAACAGGAAGTCGTTGAACTGGTGACACTTGAGATCAAAGCATTCGAGGAAAAATACCCTGAGCTTTATCAAGAGGCACTACTGAAAGCGGAGACAACTTACAAAACGTCTATCACTTTCCTTAAAGACCTAGATAACCATCTAAGCAATTTGAAATGGACAGGTTACACCAACGCACACGAAGCGCGCCGCCTATCGGCTCGTGAGTTCACTCGTTACACCGATATTCTGACCGAACGCTCTAGCGAATACCGCACAGAGCTGGAAGATAAGCTATTCGCTGACTTCACTAAGCTGGTGGCCAACGACCCTAACCGTACGAAACGTCTATCACAGATCGCGTACTGGATGACGCAATACAAACCAACGACCGATACTCACCTACTGAAAAAGATCGATGCGATTTACGGCGAAAACTCACAAGAAACCATGCTTAAGGTATGTGCCGACCTACACGCTATTGGCGAACGTGAGTTCCTATCCGGTGATGGCCTAATCTTCTCGGATGACTGGTCATTGAATCGCATGAAAGGTGCGTATGGTTCGCTATTCACTTACCGCAGTACACAGCGCGAAGAATTTATCGAGAAGTACCTAAATGCGGATAAGCCGGAAAAGGCCGAGGTTCAAGTGACCGAAACGCAGAAAGTGAAAATCGATAATATCTCTGCCATTAACGTAGAGAGCATCGAGAAGTTTAGCGAACTAATGTCACGCATTGGCATCGACGTTAAAATGGTGACTTCACCAATTAGCTGGAAGCCTAAGCGCGGTCGCAACCGAAAAGAGATTGTTGTAGAGCCATACGAACGCATTGGTTTGATGGACAACAACGGCCTTAAAGGTTCGCTGAAAGTGATGTTCGCTGGTGACAAGGAAGCCAAGGCCGAGTACGGCGCTGACTTCGCTTCGAACGCAAGCAGTGAGTTTAATGGTGGCTGGTGGTTTATCTCTGCGAAAGCGGATTTGGAACTGCTGGCGAAATCGCTATTAACCATTCACAACACGTTGGCCGAAGCTGCCTAACTTAAATTTTCGCATGCGAAAAAGTTCTCGCATGCGAAAACTTTTTGGAGATAACAATGATTACCCAAGTGAAATTGCCTACCGTTGAAGATCTACAGCCCCTACTCGATGAGGCTTTAGAAACAGCGCAAAGCAAAGAGGCATTTATCCAAACTCAAGTAGATGGCATTTACAAAACACTTCAAGCCAATCCGCTCATGTACCGTCACTATGGCGCTTATTGGTGGGCGGTTAAATCGCTAATGGCCAAGCATGGTTATGACCTTGGCAGCGATTCAGAAGTGATCACAGAGCAACACTTCAATTTCGAAGACCCTGCGATTTTGTTGTGTGCTGCGTGGGCGTACCAGCAAGAGCAAATTGATAAAGGCTACTGGCAAGCAAACCTACATACCTACTACGCCGATGATGAAGAATTTGAATATTCTATCGAAGACGTAAATCTCGAAGCGTGGAGTGTTAACAGCAAATCGATGCGTTAAGTTTTCGCATGCGAAAACTTTTTCTCATATGCCCGTCATTTTTGGCGGGTATTTTTTGCATGGAATTTGGTAGAGAGTTCTCGCATGCGAAAACTATACGGAATGGGATGTTTTAAAGTTCTCGCATGCGAAAACTTTTGAGAATGAACCCCGCCACCGGAAATGGCGGGGATTGCACGTTGAATCGATAAGCGTTAATGCCCCACTACTACCCCTAATAGTTTTGTTGCTGCCTATCTGGTGCGTAATTTATATGAAATATATTTCATATTCAACAAGTTTTTTGAGTCTTTTTGATTAAAAACAATCAGTTATGCAACCATGTACACTTGCCATTTACGCGCTGGCAATTCTGTCACTTTGCTGGATTGAGTAAGTAATAATTCTGTCAAAAAGTTTTCGCATGCGAAAACTCTCTGAATCGGCCTCACATTTTTTTCAAAGTTCGCGCATGCGAAAACTTGTGCAATCGGTTCTGTTTGCTCACTTTTTCTCTTGTGCTGTTGCTTCTGGCAACGTATAGTATGAGCCCGTTGCCAGTGACAACAATTAAGAGGCGTTGATATGGCATCTAAGGAACGATGCGAAAGACTAATTCAATTAGTCGAAAAAGCAGGAAGTACCAGAAAAGCCAAGCTGCTTATTGATGGCGTTAAGGGAGTGAGCCCCTGTCATACTGCCATCTACAAAGCAATGAACGGCGGCGGTACGACCGATTATGTGGTTCAGTGCTATATCGATGATCTTGAAACAGCACTGAGCAATTCAAAACAGCAAACAAATTCCACCAGCAAAGGAAATCATTAATGAGCACTATCATGGCGATTGCCAACCAAAAAGGCGGCGTAGGTAAGACAACTTGTACTTACAACTTTGGTATTCACATCGCTAGCCAAGGCAAGAAATGCCTATTCCTGGACTTTGACCCACAAAACAACTTGGGCGGCTCTATTGCACCGGAAATGGTCGAGAATCCAGAGTACACATCTGCGAGCTGCCTACACAACGCTTACAACCTTTTCGAAAATCCAGTAAAGGCTAAGCCTTTCGAAGTAAGCGAAAATGTACACGTTATTGGCGGCGATAAGCGCATGGGTAACATTACCCAAGACCAAATCCTAAACGTGGCTGAGTCTATCGACCTTATCAAAGACGATTACGACTACATCCTTATCGACTGTCCACCAGCGGCGAACTCACTACAGCATGCGGCTCTACTTGTAGCTAGCAAGCTGCTTATCATTAGCCAAGCACAAAAAATGTCGATTAAGGGCGTTAATGAGCTGGTTAAGACTTCGCGCCAAATCCGTCGAATGAACCCTGAATTGGAAGTGTTAGGCATTGTCCTAAACCTTATCGAAGCCAATATCACAAACGACCAACGCGAACAGGAAGCAGAACTTCGTAAAGAGTACGGCAACCTAGTTTTTGAAAACAAACTGATTAAAACAACGCGCGTAAGTGAAGCTCTAAACCAAGGCAAAGCACTGATTGAAACCAACCCTAAAGCGGCTGATAAATTCGGCTTTACAGCGGTTTGTGATGAACTTTGCATGCGCATGGCAGAGGTGACAGCATGACCAAAAGCTTAAGAGATCGAATCAAGCTTAGCGACCTAGATAATCTCTTGGATGAATCAGCGGTAGAAATCCGCGATGCAGCGAAAGTGTTGGCCATCCCTAAAGACTCTTTGTATTCAGTCGAGCAAGTACGTGAAGAATTTAACGATGAGTCACTACTTGAATTGTGCGAAAGCCTAGAAGAAAACGGCCAAATTCAACCTGTCGTTGTTTACCCGTTCGATGGCAAGGGATACAAAATCCAAGAGGGTGAACGCCGTTGGCGCGCCACCATGTTGAGCGACAAGCTAACTCACGTTGAATGTATTGTCCGTGAAAAGGGCGATATTTTTGGCCAGCTCATTGAAAACATCCAACGTGAAGATTTAACGCCAATCGAATTAGGTAAGGCGTTTGACCAAGCTAAGAAAAAGCACAATCTGGATAACCGTGGCTTGGCTAAGCGCCTTGGCAAATCAGACGGCTACATTTCGAAATACCTAAATGTACTTAAAGCCCCTGACTTTGTTTTGGAAGCATTCCAAAAAGGGATTATTGGTGATGTGGAGTCCATCAACGAACTACGCAAAGCAACCATCGATAACTCTGAGCGCGTTCGTGAAGCACTGGAAAGCGGTGAGAAGCTAACACGCCAAGATTGTGTAAAACTGCGTACTGGCGAGCTAGATAGTAAGGCGGAAGTTACCCCTCAACCTAGCGAACCCGAGAAAGCAGAAAAGACCCAAACGACACCAGTAAGCAAAAAGCCTACGGCGAACCAAAAGCCTACCAGCATTTGTGTCATGGTTAATGATCGTCACGGTTTGGTGTTCGCATCCGGCAAACATAGCGACAAGCTAACGGTACTGTTTGATGATGGCGAACTTGAGCAAGTGCCAGTTGGTGAAGCTCAATTAGTAGGTTATCGAGTGTAAAGTTCTCGCATGCGAAAACTTTTTAAAGCGGGTGGCTGATAGGCTGCCCGTTTTTCGTTAGGACGTAATACCCGCCGTCACGGTACACACCAACCAAATAATGATCGGTTGGTAGGTGAAACCAATCAAATATCCCCAACTCGTCGTGAGTAAAGGCAACGATATTCACCAGCTTCACTTTCTGGACGTGAAGCAGATAGACGTTATCCAGCGACCCCTTATAAGGTCTATAGATATACTCGCCGTTTTTCCTTAAGGCGGGGATCTCGTTCTTGGTTATCGCTTTGCCATTGATAACACCGTCTTTGTTTATATCTGCGTTCCCGTAATGATAGCGATGCCGGATAGTTAACATCCCCTACTCCCTTAAATGCAAAAACGCCAGATTTGACGTTTAAATCTGGCGTTTTTGTTGCGTCTTCTAGGTTGTCACAGGCTTGGAAGCCTAAACCTATTTTATAGTCGCATAGTGGATTCTTGCAAGTTCGTCCGGTCGCAGAACGGACTCGAACATAAAGCCTGTTTGTACGCCCTCGTTTTCCAGCTCTTGATTCACGCGGCCAAGAATATCGATAAGCGATGCACTACCGCCGCCAAACATATCCCCTAGCGCTTGGCCTTGGTGAAGCAGCTCACTATTGATTGCATCGGCCATTGTCTTAAATGCCAGTGTCATGCGTTTTGCGCTTCGGTTATTGGCAGCAATGAATCTCGCCAGCGCTTCGGCCTCGGGATCGTTGTCGCCAAACAAACCGGACTGAGCCAATAGCTCGTCAATGTGCTGGCCGGATTCTTTTGCCTGTCTTACCAGCTCGGTTGCTTGCACCAGTGAGTCAAGTGCTGACTTAGCGAGGTCAGGTTGTGAAGCGTTAATTTCCACTGCCTCTGCCAGCGTTTCAGACGTGTTTTTGTGTACCTCCCCGCTAAGGTATTGCATCTCAACAAACGCGCTTGCTGCGCCGTTTAGCGCGCTCAAAATATTGCGAATTTCCGGATCGGCTTCCTCGGCTACCAGCTTCACCAACTTCTCGTTTTTGTACGCTTTGGCGAACACGGCATTTTGCATGCGCTCGATCAGTTGCTTGGTTGGTCGGCCATCTTCGGTCAGTAGTCCGGCGGTTGAGTTATCCCCAATTTCGGTTAGGAAGCTGTTTATAAATCCTTGGTTCGATTTGGCCAAAAGGTTGCCTGTTTCGCTCGGTTGGAACAGGGCAATCATGCGGTCATCGATGCGCTCTGCGTCAACCCAAGCTGTCTCGGCTGCGCTCATTTGTTGCAAGTCAGAGAGGTTGGAATCTCGGGCAAACTTAGCACGGTTAACTTGGGTAACACGTTCTCGAACCAACACTGGCTCGCGCATGCTCTCAACTTTCTCCGGTGATAGGTCGAAGCGCTCCGCATTGTCGATTAGGAACTGGCGGTACTTTTCAGCTTTGCCCTCTCTATACGCTTTAATGATAGCGATGGTTCGACCGTTCCCCGACTCCACCACATTGTCCGAGCCGACAATCGGTGCGCCGTGGCTAGATAGTCCAGAATCGGTTAATTGTTGTGGGCGCAAATCGTTGGCCATTTTTGAGATCTGCAATTTTGAGGATACGCGAGTACGGTCGCGCGGTTGCAGCTCTTGTGGGAAATTCGGATTGATTCGACCGTCCAAATCGTTCGATGGAATAAGGTCGCTGGCTTCCACGACTTTAAAGCCTGTTTCTACTTCGTCGCCTTTTGCTGTCACAACGTAGCTGGTTCGACCTAGCTTGGGTTTTGGATTGTCTGTTGCGTACAGTTGAACAATCTCGGCTAGGTCATTGATGTTTTTTGCCTCTTTGATTTCGGCGTTAATTGATGTGAGTTGATTCAATTTGACCGCTCCGGTTGGAGTGGCGAGTTCTCGCATGCGAAAACTTTTGGGACAGGGAAAAAGGATTAAAGGTTCTTAAGCAATGCGAAAAGCGCCTTGGCGTAGTTGTGACGCTCACTGGCTGCTAGTGCAAGGTTTAGAGATTGCTTGTAGTAATAGTCTGCTCGGATTTTAGTTAAAACATTCATTGTCGTTTTCTCAAGTTCTCTGAAAAGTTTTCGCGCTCCGTGCAAAAAAGTTCTCGCATGCGAAAACTTAAGCGGCCAGTTTGTCAGGATTGTGCTCGAACCATTCAATCGCTTTTTGCTTGATGCTATCTAGCTCCAAGCCCTCTGAGTGAACGTCTCGCATTACATCAACAAACACCGATGGTTTGGCGTTATTAAACTCGCCAGCAAGGAATCTCGCAACTAGCTCGCTTTGCTCAACTGGACGTTCGCCATTGTCGCGCTCACTCTGCTCGATGTGCTTAGTGATGGTCTTAATAGCTTTGCTACGGTCAGCGCGCGACCAGCTACCAAAGCCACCATTTTTCTTGGCTGAACCCGCATCGTTTTTCCAGTAGTCCAAACCGAGAGCAATGTGCCCCTTGTACCCAAACTGGAAGTTTTCGCCATCCTTGTACACAACGTAGTTATCGCCCTTTTCAACCACTTGGTAGTTAGGGAAAAACGCCATTTCGTATTCGTACCAGTTAGGCAGAAATAGCACTTCATTGAGCTTTTCAATCTTATCGGAGCGGCCTAACTTGGAAAATTCTTCTACCGATATTGGCTCATCCGAACTTGATACCGGCTTCTGCTCAACCTTTTGGTTAGCGCCAGTCAGTTTATTAAGAATTTCCACCAGCTCACGGTTCTTTTTGATGCGTTCACCAATCGATAGCTGGCCACTCTTAAGCTCTTTCAACAAACCCGCAGCATCGCGGTTGAGCGTCATTTTTTCTCTTAAGCTTAACACTTGATTCTCTCCGGTTTAGGCCGCCGATGTGGCGGCCTTGGTTGTGATTAGATTTGCGCTTGGATCATGCTAGTGATGTTGCTTAGAGCGGCATCCATCAACGCTTCGTTCTCTGCCACTTGGTCGTTAGCTTCGAAGTAGGCGTAAGCTTGTTCTAGTGCGGTTTGGAACTCATCAACCAATTCCGGCGTAGGTTCACCAGTGAAATCTCGGATTTCTTTTAGTTTCTCTACATGTTCCATTTCTTCGTTATTACCCTCTGTTTCTGATTGAGGCGCCTCACTACTTAGATTGAACGCTTTCACTAATAACGCTTCCATTTCCGCTGTATCGTCAAATTCACCGATCAAGTCATTGCCTTGGTATAGCGCGAACTTGTACTCACCATCTTTAGCGATTGGGTAAATATCAACGTAGCGTTCGTTTAGCCATGAACGCACGGTTAGCGGAGCGTACACGTTCGCTGGTACAGAGCCATTTACTGAATGGATACCAGCCGCAACGCTTGGTTGTACCAATGCGCCTTTTTCGTTGTAGTAGCTATCCGCAGATTGCCAGCCCTTAATCGTCTCAAGCTGAGCTTTCGCTTTTTCGCTTAAGTCGGTCGCTAGAATGTCGAATAGAACGTCTAGGCTGTCAGTTAGTCCGTCCTCATCTTTCGCATTAATCGACTTCACTCGGCCTGTTGGGAATGTCACTTCCTGCTTACCAAGTTTTAGCTCTAGGTTGGTAAAGGCTTCTAGCTGCTCAAGCGCTTTCGCTTCTTCTTCGTCTAGGCTTTCACGGAATGAGTTAACGTCTAGTACGTCATCCTCTGCCTGTTCGTCTTGCTGGTGAATTTCAGTTAGAGACGCGAGCTCTACCACTTTGCGCTCTTTACCAAAATCAAAGTCCACGGTTAGGCGGCCACCAAAGAAATTGCGATCGTGGTAATCGGTCATTGTGTCGCTGTTGTTGTAGTCGTATTGGCCTACATAAGCGTTAACGAACTCGATCAGCTGATCTACTGCTTCGGTGTAACGGCTCATTCCGTGTGGCGTAGTCGAGTTAGGGTTATCAATCTCGAACTGTAGGTAAGCTGGATTGTAGAGCGTGACGTTTCTTGGCAAGTCGGTCAGCGTTAGGTCTAGTGTGCCGTAGCGAGGCTTGCGCACTGAGATTTTAACGTCATTGCTGATTTTGCCAGCTTTCTTAAGTTGAGCGATAAAGGCGCGGATTCGCTTAGCGATTTCACCCGTATCTCGAATGCCCTCTTTCTCGTAGATTGAGCCAAATGAATATTGAGTTGGGTCTAGCGCGAGAAGTTGTTTTTCTTCCTCGGACGCTTCCTTATTCACTTCATCTGCTGTGTCAGATTCTACGGCGTTCTTAGCACCCAATAGCTCAAGCAGTTTGTTTGCACCGTCAACCGTTAGGTAGCTGCGAGAATTGGTGTTAGCGATAAAGTGTAGCTCTTTACCCTTGCTCGATTTTGCAGAGAAGAAACTGTAGCCAAATGTGTTTTCCATTTGGTTCTCTTGTTCTTCGGTTAGCGCAATACCGTTAATCTTGCCGTCATCGTCCACCTTGGCCAGTAGCTTGTCGGCGTTCTCGCGTAGTGTTGGGCGCGAGTGAAGCGAACCTGAGCCGTTAATGGCCAACGTTGAATACAATGATTCAAAGCCGTTGATTGTGGTGAACATGGCCGGACTGACAGGCTCTAGTGGTGCGCTGTATTCCGTCTCTGCAATTTGCTCAAGCGTTTTGCCGTCCTTAAGCATGTTAAAGATTGCAATAGTGCTTTCTTTCACTGCTTGGTCGTTTAGTTGAGTCGCTTTTTGCTGCGCTGCTGCACCCTCTAGGCCAGTTTCCAGCACCTTACCTGTGTACGTGTCGATAACGCTAAAGTCAGCTTGGCCAATAGTGCCTACTGGTGCGTAGCGCTTCTCGCGTGTCGCCTTGAATTGGCCTTTGTGGTTCAAGTCAGGCAATGCAGCAAGGCTAGGGAAGCCACGGCTTTCGTATTCCGCTTCGATAGCTTTTGTGTACCACAATGGCATGACTGAGTTATGGATAGCGCGCGCCATCTGTTCGTTGTCGATCTGCTCATCGTTATCCAAGTATCTAAAGCCATGAACAGCCAGGATGTCTTGGTTAGTTACACCCGCCATTGCGTAGTGCTGAGCAAAGAGCTCATCTGAACTTAGTTCGGATAGGTCAGGGTAGCTACCGTCATCGATCGCCTTAATGAAGCGCTCAACTTTTTGGTAGTCCTCGCCTTGGTCTGCCATTGCTGGAATGACGGTTTCACCTTTTGCCTTGGTGTAAGCTACGTCACCCTCATGGTAAACCGTAGTTGCGCTAAACGCTTTTTCTACGTCATCCAGTGCCAACGCTTCGCCGTTCTCAAACTTCTCGTATAGGTCGCCACGTAGCGCGCGTAGGTCGAACATTTTCGCCGTTGCGCTAAAGAATCCGTCACGGTAGTTCAAGATAGCTTGCAGTAGGTCAGCACGTTTCGCACGGCGGTTAAATGGGATGCGATGAGCCGTTAGGAAATCAGTGATCTCTTTACGGTTCTTAAACTGCGCTTCCAATGACGCTAGGGTTTCACCTTGTAGTGATTCCACTAGGTGCGCTTGCTCTGAAATGCGCTTAGCTTGGTCATCCACTTTCTCGCCACGTTTTAGCGTTTTGCCAGTGCCTAGCGTTAGGTCAGCCAGCATAACGAGACGTTTGCGATCGCTTGTGCTCACTGACTGCATATCTTTAAGTTTGGATAGGGCTGTTTCTTGGAAGCGCATGCGGCCTTGCGTGTGTTCTGCTTGGCGTTGCAATTCAGCATCGCTTTGAACCAGCATTAGGTCTTCGGCAATCTCTTGAATCATTTCCGGTGTCACAAGGTCAATCGATGCGCTCCATAGCTTGTACGCTTCTGGATTTTCCTTGCGGTTCTTCATTTCCGGTTGCTGGCGTAGCTGCTTAGCGAACGCTGCTTTGAAGCTCACTTGTCTTAGGGTATCGAGCGTAGACTGAGGAATTTCATCAACGCCTTTGTCCTCAACCCATTGGTCTAGCGCTTCGGTTGCGATGCGCTCCGCTTCCTCTAGGTCGCCCTCAACCATGCCAAATAGCGGCTCTAGGTCAAAGTTGCTTACTAGCTCTGGTGGCAGTTTTTGGTCATAAGCGATCGCACCGTGGCGAATGCCATTACCAGCGTCAGCGAATTGCTCTTTAGCCGATTCTGGATCGAGGTACTTAACCACTTGATGTTGTGGCGGCGTTGTACCAAAGCCATAAGGGCGTAGACGTAGGCCATACCAGAATAGGTTATCCGTGGTTTCGTCTTTGTCTTGGTCGTTCGCGTTTGGCTCGTCGTTCTCAATTGGTTGCGGTTCTTCGTTGCTGTCATCGGTATCTTGAAGCAACTTAGATTCGCGGTCGTAGTCAGCCAGAATAAGCGACTTAGCTGCTTCCCAACCTTGTAGATCGTCGCCACCAGCAAGCGGTGAACCCTCGCCGTAAGTGACAGCCAAGGTTTGGTTATCGCGCGCGTGGATCATGTACTGGCCAAAGCTATCATCATCGTTCGCGTCAGGCGCTTCGAAGTAGACAAACGGCTCGCTATCTTCGCCTTTATCCATCTTCCAGCCCTTAGCAATGGTCTTGCGGCCAATAAGAGCCAATAGCCATTCTTTGCGCTCGATATTCGCTTTTCGCTCGCGTTCTTCGTCTGACAACTGAGGAAAATCAGCTTCAATTGAATCACGGATGTATTCTTTAGCCTCGGCAAGCTCTGATACCGCCATAGCGCCTTTATCGAGCTCATAAATCGCATCATTGATGTACGACTCTGAATAAGTGCTAGGAACATTTTGATTTGCTGCACCTGCAAACTCTAATGAGTCTTTAAACTCTTGGCTTAGCTGCTTAACAAAGGCATCGAGATCGCCATTGAAAGCGCGTTCAATGATGAAGTCGCGTTTCTCTTGCTTAGTCCATGAAGCGTCCCATTGCTCGATCACTTGAGACGAACTGCCACCAGCGTCCACATTGGTCGCTGCTGTATTTGCTGCTGGCTTGATAGCAGCAAGCTGTTTGCGTAGTTCTTCTTGGATTTCGTTTTGCGTAGCAATCTGAGTTTTTAGGCGCTTCTCTTTCTTGGCCAGCTCATCAAGTTTCTGTTCCAAGTCTGTTGTTTCTTCGCCTAGTTGAGCGGCTTGCTCATCGAGCTCTTGTGCCTTTTGTTGCGCTTCTTCCAGTGCTTTTGCGTCAGCGTCTTTCTTGGCCTGAGCGGCGACAAATTTCTCGCTGTTGTTCTCAAGCAATTGCGCTAGCTTGTCGGTCACTTCCTTAAGAGACAAATCCATGTTGCCTTTTGGCGCGACTACGTGAGTAATATCGCGCGAGTTCATTAGGAAGCGGAACGCGATTAGCGTGTCATCTGGATTGATTTTTAGCGGATCGTTATCCGGCGCATGGAACGCAATAGAAATGCTCTGGCCATCCGAGAATGGGATTTTCACCATTTGAACAGCGACCGCACCAGATTTGCGCGGTTTACCCACTTCTACAGCTTCTACCGATAGCGTAGGCGTTTTACGTTCTAAGTGCTTACCAAATTGCTGAGCACGAAACTCAAGCTTTGACGCTTTTGATTTGAACGCCTCTAGCATCATTTGAGGCACTGGTTTGCACTGGTATAGGTAAGTGTTTTCCAAATCCTCAAGCGATAGTGCTTCTAGGATTTGGTCGGCGTTTTCACCTTGCAGTACCGCTTCGATTTGCTCCGGTGTTAGCGTTTTAGCTAGATGGTCGATGCGATCCACAATCTTGATTTGATTTTGACTGGTAAACATCATGCTTTGGCAGCCTCTAATTGCGCTTCAAGTTCCTTGGTTTCTTGCTTCTCTTGCTCTAATGCAGCTTCAAGATCGGCTACACGGCGTTGGTCTTCTTCCAACTTCGTGCGAACACTGTCCCGAGCGGCTAGGGCGTTGGTGTAATTGGATTGTGCAACCTGCTCGGCTGCCTTGGCTTCTTCCAATCGCTTAGCAATAGAACGTGTGGCTGGTTGAATGTCTGAGGTGTCTTTAACGGCCTGTGCCGCTTTGCGAGCAACTTGCTTGTCAAACTTGCTTTGGTTGCGCTCCATTAGGCGAACCATTTCACGCGCAAGCTCGCGCTCGTTCTTCACGCTTGGGATAGGCTGTTTCGTGTTGTTCAGTGTCATTTGGTAAATGTCACCCTCATCACCCACAAACAGCGTCATGGACTGGCCATTATCAAAGAACAGTTTGGCGCGTTTTACTGTCTCGCCGTCACGCTTCGTTTTCTTGTTGGAAGCTTCTACGTCCGTAACAGTCGCACCCGCTTGTTTTAACGCAGTGATCAGACTCTTAAGGCCGCGTTCGGTCACGTTGTCAAAATCGACCACCACATAGTTGTGCGACTGGTCTAGTGCAAACTTGCTGTTGTTACGCAATTTCAAATTCCTCTGAATATGTCGTACAGGTAGGGAAGATTTTGTATAGCGGATTGATTAGGGAACAGGAGCGCTCAATCTTCACGTCCAGAATCCACTCGCCATGTAGCTTTTCCCCTGCTTCACGTTCAAGCAACTTGCGGTCGAACGTTAGGTATTCGCTGTTATTTCCGGCGTGTGAAAAGTCGAGTTTACGTGTGCGAGTAATGACGGCCTTTGGTCGTTTCTTACTTCGCAACGAATAGGTTAATGTCCCATTCGTAATAGCTCGTTTGGATTGATAACCAAGAACGAATCGAATCACTTCGGGATCGTCCATCTGGTTTGCATGCAGTATTTTTACTGCGTTTCGTTTAAGCAAAAATCGGTCAGCAATGGCTAGGCCAATCACTGCAAATTCCATCATTTGCTCTGCCCTCCGGTATTAAAGAATCTCGCTAACGTGTGGCTAGCTAGTTTGCGGATAAAGTTAATTGAGTCTGCTCCGTTGTTTGACGCGATGAGGACAAGCGCGCTGGTGTAACCAGCTTCCACACCCTCACTGTCACACAAGTAAGCGACTATCAAACCGACGACCAACGCCAGCGTTAGCTCGGTTAAAAAGTCAAGGAATCCACCAGCCAAACGTTGCTCGCGTATGCCTTGGAGATATGACCCAACACCACTGAGGACGGATAGAGCCAGAACGCTAATAGCAAAGCTCTCACCAACAACTGATACTGGCATTAAATCCCCCTTTTATATGTGTCCTGCAAAGTGTATTCGGAATGGTGGCAATTGCTCAATAGACGGGCGTTACTTACTTTTTAAAGGCTATAAAATAGGGCTGGTTTTTGGGAAAAAGCCATTTATCAATGGTCTATGTAAAGAAAAACCTCTCACCCAACGAGTGAGTGAGAGGCCAATCCAACCGTTTTGTCGCGCGGCAACGCGAACAAAACATTCCACGAGGAAATAATGAGGTGAAATCTATATTTGAGAGATTTGGATTATAGCCAATTTCGTTTTCGCATCAATATGCGTCAATGTTCTCGCATGCGAAAACTATATGGAACGAAATGCTTTAAAGTTCTCGCATGCGAAAACTTTTGCAAGAAAAAATGGACAACGAATTGCCCCTTTGATTGCTATGGCTTGATGTAGCGGATAGCGAAGTGCGAACCCTCAATCGAAGTCGAAGCACCCCAATCGAGGAATTGCAGCGTGTCACCTGCGTTTAGTTTACCAACCCAACGAACGTTAACTGGCGTACAGTCGTAGTCGTTCGACAAGCCTTGCGTTACAGCAAGAATGATAGACTTGCCTTTTGAGATAGCCGCTTTACACACAGAGTCACTACCATGACTACGGCGCATCGCTGTCCATTCCAGTTCGTAGTAACCGGCAACTTTAACTTTAAAGCCATCTGCCGCACTAACTAGATCGACTAGATTGAATGGGTCTTGATATTTACCCGTCCAATCTTTGTATGCCCAATTAACGCTACTTAAAGATAATGTACCAGCACCAGCGCGATTACCGTTATTGCCTACAACCACCTCACCACAACGGTTCAAAGCGGCAACTTTAGAGTCAACGTAATCCTTGCGCGTTAATGAGTGACCCGCCGAGCTTTGAGGCGAACCCGCATACACATTACCGCCATATACCTCTACGTAGTTGCTTTTACGGTTAGTGTAGAACCTGATTCGACCGTCAGAGTTAGAAAGAATCTGAATACCAGCACGAATGTTAGTTGCATCATAGTAAGAAGCTAAAGCCCAATGAGCGCCAGAGCTATCACTACAACGGAGGTTATAAGCAGCTACACCATTACCACCCCATGAAGAGTCATAAAAGTCCTTATTTACTTTTGTTGTTTTGCTTTGGTTATTCCAATCGCCAACAGTAAAGTAACCATCAGTACGAACTACACCAACGTTACCAAAGTAAACACCAGCACTAAAGTGACCGCTAGGGTTCAAGCGTAACCAAGTATCACCCTTAATTGCTTCTTTACCAGCTACCTTAATACCTACATCACTATGTACGTTAATACCCTTAGCAAACTCAAAATGGCTGTAAGAGTAGAAACCACTGGTAGCATCAGTTTCAAGATGAACCCAAGAAGTATTACGGGCACCTATCCAAGCTTTCTTGCCTGAATCAGTAAAGGTAGTGCCTTTGCCAGATGTAAAAGATAAGGAAGGCAGACCCACATCAGAAGCAGTTGGTTTAAGAGCTTCTGAGTAAATCTTTTTCCACGGAGTCCAAGCCAAACCACCATCATTGCGAGTACGGATGTATTGAGAGCCGTCTGCTTTTCGTGTAAAGATTTGAGTAACAAAACTCTTAGACTCATTTTCACGCCCAATAACGTCCAGTGTACCGTAGTCAGCATTAGGTGGACGGTTTGAAGCAGAACTAACACCGTAGACGTTGTATGAGCCAGTTAGTGTGTAGTTGTTGAAGTCAACTTCACCCTCAATTGACAAAGAACGACTTAGTACACCAGTACGGTTTGGTGAAGTGCTCTTGTAGAAACCACCCTTGTCGAACTGAACAAGCTTACTACCTTTAGTAACAGCACTATTTGGGTCACTTACACCAGTACCGAAAACAGAACTACCATTAGTATAAGTACCACTTCTAATAGCTTTTACATTAGCGTTTGTTCTAATAACAGCGTGTTGATTACCGCGAACATAAAACACAACACCAACAAAGTTTTCATCACCCTCCCAAACAGAGTGAATAGTTGTTTCGGTATCCAGATACTTAACGCAAGTTAGCTCATACGCTGCATGCAAGTCAGACCAACCACCGCCACGAACAAAACCTGTTACAGTATTATTGTTATATGGGTCACTACCACCAGTAGATTTAGTTGAAATATCTACATGGAAGAGAGCGCCAACACTATTACTGCTAGTTGGTTCAAGCACTACTGCGTAGAATTTAGTAGCATCAAGACCATCTAAGTCTATTACAGTTGTATCAAGGTCACTTAACTTAGGTTTGTAACCCTCATGGAATACACGTTTTGCAGCAGCACCATTAGCCCCAATGACATTAATCACACCATCTTTGGCGTTTAGATTCATTGGGCGAGCATATGTAGCGTCACCAAAACGAGTACCCGATGCGCTTGCCCCCATCATGTTCACACCGTCCATGAGGAACTTAGATGAGCCGACATTTAAGATGCCAGTCATCGTGCCACCTGCAAGTTTTAGGTAGCGGCCATCGGCTTGCGCTTGTGTCATCTTCGATGCTGCAAGGTCATACGCTTTCTTAACTGCACCCGCCGCCGCAAACTTCACGTCACTGGCATCGTTAACCGCCGCAGTGAATGCGTAGTTAGGTACGTTGGATAAGCCAACTTGAGCTTTTGTAACCTTGTGTGGGTTTGATGTGTCGGATTTGTGTTGAGCGATATTGGTTGTAATGGCCGCTACCGCATCACCTTGATCCATTAACGCATCGCCTAGCTCTTTGATTGTGTCGAGCGCTTCTGCTGGCGCACCACCAATCAAAGCGCTGATACGGTTGTCGGTGTGCTTGTTCGCGTTTGTCTCGGCTTGCTCTGCACGAGTGTAAGCAGCGTTACCGCGATTTAAACCCTCAACGCCTTTGTCGTATGCCTGTTTAACAGCACCAGCGGTCGCAAGTTTGCTGTTGGACGCATCCGATACCGAGCTGGTGGCCGGATAGTTTGGTACGTTACCTAAGCCTACTTGTGCCTTTGTGACTCCGTGCGGGTTTGTTTTCTTGCTAGCATGCTCATCAACTTTCGTAGCGATTTCTTCACGAATTTTGCGAGCCGGACTACCACCAACTTGAGTCAATTTTTTTAATGCCATTCAGAAATATGCCTTTCTCATTTCTTTGACTAGCAACTCCGACAAAGCGCCAGAGCCACGTTGTTAGTGGGGAAAGTAGGAAAGAAAAGGGCATGGCTTATTTGAGGCCGATAACAGTCACAATGTCGCCAGCTTGTAGCTGCTCACCGAACGTAATTGTGTTGCCAGATAGACTCCATACACCTGCGTTTTGCATTACACCGCATACGCTTAGAACAAGAACGGCAGTGATAGTACCTGCTGGCAGAGTGACGGTAGTTGATGCCGCTTCGACGGTAATATCGACAGTGCGGATCGCGTCTTTGATGGAGGTTGCTACGCTTGCTTTGGTCGCGTATTTGCCGTCAGATTCCGCTTTGGTGTATGACGCGCCACTTGCAGCAAGGCCGCTACGTGCTTCTGAAATGATTTGCGCTTTTGTTGAGTTCTCAAGTTTCGCAGCGTTAGCGGCAGTTTCGCCAGCACCTAGCGCGCCCACGTCTTCTGCTGTTAGCTCGATGTTTTGGCTTAGCGCGTGACCGTTGATAGTGCGAGTCTTTGGTACTGCATTCACAACGCGAGAGTCGTTACCCTCCATTACTGTGCCAGCGGCATTACCAAAGTTTTTGTTGAACGCTGTGTTTTTGCTAAACGCTGGCTCTGCACCTACGTCTGTAGCTTCAAGCACTACGTTACCGCGCTGGCCGTTAACAGATGAAACCGCATCGGTAGGTGTTAACAGCTCTTGCCAGTTCGCTAGTGTGCTTGCTGGTTGGCGCATAAGAACGAATGATTTACGCAGATCCGAACGGATTGCCATATCACCCTCTTGTGCCACCAGCGCAAGCATTTCCGCTTCTGACTTAACAGGGAACGTTTCTTTGATAGCGATAGCTGGCAATTGGCCTTGTGGGATCTTACCTGTGCTATCTAGCGTAGCCACACCCTCTGCAACGCCTTTCTTGTTGTTCGGGATGTAGTCGTGCGTGTGGCTTACTGGCGCTGCGCCAACGTCAGTATGAGTTAGAGTTACATCGCCTGTTAGCGGCTTGCTGTTGATAGTGCGAGAAGTAGGGACAAGGTTCGCGCGCGCTTCACTGACAACTTGCGCCTTAGTCTTACCCTCAAGTTTCGATGCGTCTGCCGCGCGAGCACCTGCTGGCAATGCGCCAACGTCTTGTGCTGTTAAGTCAGAAACGAGGCGGTTAATGCGAGTTAATTTGTTTTGTGTAGCCATAAAAGATCCAATTTATTTGTTAGTTAAAAAGGGCATTTATGGGGAATAGGTTTTGGGGAATTTGAAGTTGATTAGCCGACCAAGGTGATCTCCGTTCCTGCTGCAATTTCGTCAACAAACCGGATAACACCAGTGTCAGGCACAATGGTGTAAGCAAAGTCTTTCGATTGCTGCACACCCTGTAGGAACACAAGCTTAATCGCGCGCTCTGCAAAAGCTGGCGGGATAGCGAATGTGTTCGAGGTGTTAGGGAAGTGGCTATGGAATACTTCCATAGGCGAGCCAGTAGCACCGCTATTGATGATGGATTCAAGCTTATCGATGTATTCTTGAAGCTCGGCAATGATCGTGCTTGATGTTGTCGATGGTGAACCAAGCGTAATCACCACTTCATCACCCGCCTCAAGTGGCTCGGCCACTTCGACTTCGTTCGTGTCTTTGAGGAACTGCCAAGCGCTGCCTTTGGTCTGCACAATGCCCTGAATAGACATTGCATCCACTTCTGGCACTTCATAAGGCAATGCGATTTTTGTCTCACCACCAACTGCAATATATGGCCAATGCTCAACCGCTTTGTTGTAGGCCGCGACCGCTTTATCGTGGACTAACTTGATCGCTTTTGCCGTGGCATACAGCTGATCGCTATCTACGTTAATCTCACTGGTTGCCGCCCAGTTGTTTACCAAGCCAAGGCCAACTTGAGCTTTGGTTACGTGGTGCGGGTTTTCACGGTCTGCGTAGTGCGCTTTAGCCTCGGCGCGCATCGCATATTGCTTGTGTGGGTCTGGATGTGAAACGTGACCTTGTAGGTCATAACCGCCTTGCTCACGGTCATCAAAGTTGAGGTGTTCTTGTTCCAGTTGGGTAGCGGTATCTGGCACGGTGACACGGCACAAAATCAAATGATGATCTTCAACCGATTCCAGTGGCAGCACCTTAACTTCTGACGCTTCAATCTCTGACGCCAAATCGACTTGTTTTGTCTTTACGCCGTACTTATAGAACGCCTCAAGCACTACGTATGACGTAGCACCCGCCGGAATTTCCACATCAATATCGTGCTGCTGGCGAACAGTTAGGATGTAGTCGTCACGCTCAACCAGCGCCACGCCAAATTGTTCACCACTGCTCACACGCAGTTTCATTCCACCAGCCGGAGCACATTCAAAACCACGGAAAATACCAGCGCGAACGATGCCGTAAAATTTTCGGTTTAAGCTGTTACTGGCCAGTGGTTCTAGGTACTGCGTATCGGTGATAAGCGGTAGCGCTTGCCAGTCCGTTAGCAGTGGTGGAATGATGATTGTTTCTTCGAAGTTTGGGCGACTCATTACGCACCAACCTGCGCCACTCTAGCGCTATCAGTGCGAGCCGTGTTGATCACGATTTCAATCGATAGGCCACGGTCTGAGTAAATCCAAACTGGTTGCGTGACAGCCACCAGAATTAGGCCGCCGCTTGCATCTTTCACGCCCACGCAAGAGAACTGGTGTTGTTCATCTTCTGCAAGCGTACCCGCTGGCAAGTTTGCCGTGATCACGATGTTGCCATTCACATAGGCATAGTTGGCCTTAGAACGGTAAAACACGTTTTCAATGGTTTTCTTGTCCAGTGGAATAGGCATGCAGCTAGGCTTGCCCTCAATATCTTGGATAAGGTCAAAACCCCATTCAAGATCGCCAAATTGGAAATAAGGCGAAGTACCATTGGTAGGCAACGACGACAAGGCGCGTTCGTCGTAATAACGGTTAAGCAGTTCACACTGCGATAGGACTACTTTTTGTGTAAGCACCTTTACGACCTCGTATAAGTCGTGGCGCTTTAATGGGACGGGGAATAGGAGTAGGGATTAATAGTACCGTCTATCAATGGAGATCGCATCCAAGGGGATAGCATCCATTCGAGGTGTACCATACATCGGGCTAACTGGACGTTCTTCCTGTGTCGTCGTTCCAGTCCGAACAAAGTCCTGTTTATAGCTTGGTGTTGATTCTATATCGGTCGTGACCTGTTTTCCAACCGTAACATGGTCGGAATAGTGGGGAATTTCCACCATATCCATGACTTCGAACTCGATTGAGTACAATTGGCCGTCTAAAACGATGCGTAGCGGGATAAGTGGATGTACCACACGTCTGATTTTCGCCTCGAACGCTCGAATGGCTTCCTCGGTGATACCGTCCTCTCCTGCAATGTCATTCAAAGGGATTCGAATCGCACCGCGACTGGTCAGGAAAAAGTCACTCGGGTTTAGTCCGTTTTGCAGCTCTAACTCTGACTCGGGAACTAAGAACGTGCCGTATGGGAATAGGTCTTGATCTACTGGTGCGTAGATTCGTTCCCACTTTACACGTAACCCTTTAAACTCACGCGCGAGCGTAGAGATAAGCGGGTAGATGGTCTTTTTAAAGTGGATTTCATCCTTACGCTGCATCACAACGTGCGGCAAGTCCTCGTCGGCCACTTCACCTAGTGGGAAGATTTTTCGCAGCTCTTTAATGTCCTCTAGCAGCGATTCTTTATCCATTTCGTACAGAGACGAACGCGCCTTAAGCTTTTCAATGTATGACTCTACGTGCGTCTCGATAGAGTCAGCGATGGCGCTTGCCAAATCCACCCAAGCCGTTTCTTTTTGACGCGCCTTGGTTAGCTGGCCAGATAGCCATTTTCTAAAGTCTCCAAATGCCATGTTTTTCGCCTTGTTGGTCTGAAAGTTTTCGCATGCGAAAACTATACAGGATAGTGTTTCCTAAAGTTCTCGCATGCGAAAACATCCGTGTTTTCCATGCTCCGTGCGAAAAAGTTCTCGCATGCGAAAACTTCTATGAGTAGTCGTAATTCAGTTGAATTGTTGACGTGCTCACATTCAAGTAGTGGTAAGTATCGATAGGGATGCGATCAAGAATACCGACTACCTCAACCTCAAATTCCTTAATGCCTAGTGTTGTGTTGAGGTCTTGGATTACGTCCCAAATCTGGTTTTTGGTAATGCGCTCATTGCGGCTCGCTTGCTTACCAAATTTCGCATCCAACGCATCGGCCAGTACCTTTGTCGCCCATTCTGGATTTGAACTTGGGTAAAGCTTGCCTTTGACCGTCACGGTAAATGGCACGTCCTTGCGTTCCACCAGCTTATAGCGCTCGTTATAGCCCTCACGTCCAGCGAATAGATCTTGGATTTCCTTATTCAAAATCTCGTCGGTCTTATCGGCAGAGTAAGCACAAATAAAGATCGTGTTGATATTGCGAACGTCCGGCGTTCCAGTGAGTTTTTCCTGCTCCGCTTCGCCCCAAATGGACAGCCAAGTAACACCCGAAATATTGCGCTTAACAAAGGTCATGTAATCCGAGTCCCACGCAATCTGCTCGTCATAGATTGGCGAGTAAAGGGCGTTGTTTCGGATTGATTCAATATCCTCCGGCTCAGCACCACCGATAATGCTGGTGGCGGTTTTGATGGCAAGCTGGTCTTTGTAGGCGCTTTGAATACCCATATCGATAAGCTCTAAAGGTTGCGCATCGAGTAGGGTAGTTACGCCATTAGTCAGCCATAGCTCAAACTCAATTACATCGCCCGTAGCTGGCGCGCGACCGTTATTGTTGTTACCAAAACGAACGCCTAGCTGGTCGGTTGGCTTGTAATATTCCATGTAGGCTTTGGATTTGCCGTCCGTATTACGAAACTTAAAGACGTGCTCCCACACCTCACCGTTCACGCGCACAATGATGTTATGAATGCGCTTAGTCAGCGCTTGCGGGAATGCAACGGCTAACCAGTTATGCCCCTCATCGACCGTGTAGGTCATCTTGGACACTTCGAACTGTTGAACTTCTACAGACGCGCTTTCCTGTGGCATAAGATCGATGGCTTCCATTAGCGTATAGCGTAATTGGTTGCCAGCAACGCATTGGCTGTATTTCGGCAAGGTAACGCGCTTAGTTCCAGTATTGGTCACTAGCGCACGGCCTTTCGATGGCGCTGCTTTTCGACCTACATAGCCCTCAGTTTCAGCACCCGCCAAAATGGAAGTGCGCTTAGTCGCTAACGTCAAATAGGACTCTTGCAAAGCACGGCTACTGATCGCTGCCACACGTTCAACAATCTTGGCCACAAACAAGCAAAGGTAGTCAACGAACTGCGAACCAATATGACGCGACCACCAGCTTGAGCCAGCAATCGCCTCGTTAAAGGTCTTTTTGACTTCTTCTAACTTACTCAAAACGTAATACCTCTTTCCAACGTTTGACCGTTCACAACGATCGTCAATTTGTAGGCATCGATACCGCTGACGTTTGGCTCTACGGCAATGCCGTGAACCACTGCGCCTTTCACGTCAATTGGGAGGGTTAATAGGATTGAGTTTTCGATAGCTGCTGCTGTGGTTTCGTTTACTGGTTCATGCTTGTATGTTCCTAATCTGTTGCCCCATTGCGGAGCACCCCAAACTTGGCCTTGAGGTGTATCGAGCCATTCAGAGACGCGCGCAACGATCGCGTGTTTCTCATCGGCCACCTTTACACCGTCAATATCGACCCGTAGTAAGTAATCAATTTCTTGGCTCATCTATTACTCCATATCAGCGCTTTGACGCTGTAACGAACGGTCATCAAAGTTGAGAGGAATAGAGCCACTAGCCTTAGTGGATGACGCTGGCTTGTCTTTGCTTGAGCCACCGCTCGGCGCAGCAAAGATAGTGGTTGGTTTGGTTGCATCACTGCCGTTAACCGCGCGCCCAATGGCATCCAGTGAATGCTTGCTAAGTTCCACGGTTTGAGGCTTACCACTCTCTTTGAGGTCTTTCATCGCTGCCTGTGCTTGCAGCTCGCTAACTCGCTCATTGCGTTGGATGGATGATTGAGTTGCAACCGTCTTATTCGAGGTGTTTTCGGTATCCACTTTCACCACGGATGGCGTGTCCGTTTTCTGGTTACTTAGCTCGGTATTGATGGATGATTCATGGCTGGCCGTGGTCACGCTGTTGGTTTGCGTGTTGTTCGCTGCCTTGGTTAGAGCGGCTACAGCCTCGGCCTCTTTACGGCGTTTGATCTCCGCATCGACGGCGGCAATTTGCTCGGCTTTCTTCTCTGGCGAGTAGACTTGGCCAAGGTCGGGATGCTCGACCATACCGGACATATCCATGCCCGTTTCCTTGGCCACTTTCACACGTTTGTCCTGGCTATCTTGCTTTTCGCTTTTCACGGCAAGGTAAGCCTCTTTGTAGCTAATGCCTTGCTCGTTGGCCTTTTGCGCCACCTCTTGAGAGGTCACTTGATTTGAGTTTTTCGCATCAAGTTCGCGCATGGTTTTCTCGTCGCCGGACACTTTAGCTGTGTGGTAGGCTTCGGCGCTCTTGAGGTGTTCCTCTTTCTCTGGCTTGGCCTTTTTGTCGCTCTCAATCTCGCCGCCAAACAGCTTGTAAATGCCCTTGGCCATATCGCCAGAATCAAAGGTCAACGCTTCCTTAGCACCATCAAAACCGAACGCCCCAAGCGCCGAACCAAGCAAACCAGCACCGCCACTGACTAGACCACTCAAATCAAGCACGTTCGCCAATGCCATTGAGCTTTTCTGGCCAGTTGTCGCCTCTTGGCCATCTTTGAGGTTGAACGTCTCTTTCTGCTTGTCTTTGTCAGTGAATCCGCTAAACGCATCGTAGGCCATTAAGGCCGGAGCAAGGAAAGGGATCGCCTTGCCAGCAACAGAGCCGATTTTAGACATACCTTTAAAGGCAGCACCCGCCATCGATACGCCCTTGCTGGCCACGTTTGAGGCTTTGCTGCCAATGCCTGACATAACCGACTTGATTCGGCCACGTTTGCCACCCGCTTTACGGCCAGCACGGCCACGCCCACGGCGGTGTTCAAACATATCGCCAGCTAGGTCTAACAGACCGCCTTGGCCATCGTTCGCCGCTGCTTTGGTTGCCGAAATCAGATCATCAAGCTTATCTAGCACATCATCGAACTGGCGTTCGCGGTCAGCACTGGCCTCGTGCAATACCTCAAGCATGTTCGCTCGGTAGGTTTGCTCTTTGGTGTTTTTGATCTCGCTAGCTGTGCTTATCCGGCTAGAATCGACCCCACCACGATTGACAGACACGTTACCCCTAGCACCATCACGGTTAGGTCGATCACTAGGCGTAATTTGCGTTGAATGGCTTGTCTCGAACGAATCTTTTGTCGCTGATAGTTGTTCATGGCTAATTGTCTCTATGGCTGTAACGGCCTGACTGTCTGCCTCGGGCGCTTGTTTGCCTCGGGTAAAGAGTCGGCCTAGTTTCGATTCTTTTAGCTTGTCTTTGGTTGAGGTGGCTTTTTCGGTCACATCATCCAGTGCGGTTTTAGCGTCTTGGCCTAAGTGGTAAAGCTCTTTAGCGGAGTAGAAGAACGAACCACCAGCCGCAGCGCCAGCCGCATCGGTCGCGTCGTTTTCTTCCTGTAGGAACTCTTTCACGTTATTGATGGCCAGTTGCTTAAGGCTGGTGGCCACCTTGGCAAAAACGTTCTGGCTTTCCTTTTCCGTGTCGGTTTGCTTTTCAATCTGGCGCTCTAATGCCGTTTGCTGCGCGTTCTTGTAAGCCGATTGCTCTTGCTTACTCGCATAGCGGCCATCGGAGCGTCGAAGCTGGCCGTTAGCGTCTTCCCAATAGCCCTCAAACTCTGCCAGTGCGTCAGAGACAGCCTTTTCTAGCTTCTCTGGTACATTATCAAGGATTGAGGTATCCAAACGCTCAGAATTGGATTCTGGCGCTTCTACATTCACGACAACAGGCGCTTGTTTTACTGGTTCGCGCGCGTCCTCGTTTTTCAGTGTGTCAGCAATCGGCGTAACGCCACTTACAGAGCTGCTTTGCTCGACCGCTTTAGCGTCCGGCTTGGCCTGTGTCTCTGCTGGCTGACTGGGCGCAAATGACAGCTCAATTTCACCTGTTCGCTTGGTCTTGGTTGAGCTGGATTTAGGCGTGTCACTGGTTTGTGATTTTAATCCTTTTTGTGGATTGTTGCTCGGAATGGTGGAGGCGTTAAAAGAGGCATTGGAAACGCCCTTAGTCACCGCCTTTTCGATGCCTTTAGTATCTACAGCAAGGACAGCCTTTTTCTGGTTCGTTGGCAGCGTCTTACCATCGAGTTTACGACTAATCTCAGATAGCACGGCCAGCTCTCTGTCACTGGCTCGCTTCACTGCATCAACAACCAGCGATAGATCGACCTCTTGTTGATTTTTGTCCATTTTTCACCTTGTCTTGGAGCGCTTTATCTAGGCTTATGGCCATCGTTTGAGGCGTTTTGAATACCGCATCGATAGGTTGGCCACCGTAGATCGTTAAGTTCTCAATCAGTACGTTCCAACCAACGTAATCAAAACGTTGTAATGAAGTCGTTATTCCGAAAGGGTAAGAGCAACGTTCGAGTTGCTTCACCTCCTTGCTCGATAACTTTCTGGCATTGCGCAATGGTAGCGACTAGGTAATAGCGACCCTCATCGTACTTAGTGAGTAAGCCGTGACGCACATTGCGTAGGCACTTTTCAACCTTGGTAAAGGCCACACGAAATTCCGTGTTGAGGTACATCGATTTCAATAGGTCGATTTTCCACACTAGAGCATCGTCTTGGTCTTTCGGTTGTTCTTCGAACGTTAGGCAGTAGGCCAGCTCAGTGAGCGCCATGCGGTTAGCTTGTTGCTTCCATTCAGCGCTGTCCGGTTCGTACTGGTCGCGCTCATTACGAATGTTCTCAAGTTGCTCCGCTTCGTAACCGGTTAGTGGTTTCACGTTCGCAAGGTATGGCTTGCCTTTCACGCTTAAGGTGATCTCTTGTTTTGGCAATCCATTGAGCGCTTTGGCCGATTCCATTAGCTCGCCCATATTGAGATCGAGATAGTGAGTTTCTTTGCAGTGCTCGCACTCATAACTAAATGGAATTGTGCCTAGCTCGCTGGTGGACATAAAAATCCACCACAACGCTGCACGGCGATCTTCACCAGTCCATAGGCCGCTATCACTCATAGGGCGCTTGCTGGTGTCTTGCATGTGGTTCAGATAGCGAGTTGTGTTGGCTTCCTCTTGGTACTCGTTGAGGTCGCAGAACAATAGAGCGTCTTCCACGGTTGGGACTCGAAACTCAATCACTTCTGAAATGTTACTTGGTAGTGGAAATGATGGAATGTGCATTACAGTACCTTGTTACCTACAGACATAAATTTTTGGAGAATGAGCGGGAATGACTGGATCTGGTTGCCGTTTTCGCGTGAAAACATCACGTTGCCAATCTTGGTAGGAAAGACTTGATAGCTCTTATAGAGTGACTTTTTGCCGTCCTCGTTGAGCGTAAAAATGTTGACCTTAAACACGTACTCTTTAGGGATGTTTAGTGTGCCGTCTTGGTTTCTGACTTTCTTGATTCGGTTTTCAAACCACTTGGAGATAGTCAGGTTTTGGTCATCACGAACCGTTAGCGTGATTTCACCAACGCTGCTGTATGTAGGCAGTGCAATAGAGCCCGAACCGACTTGGAATGAATCTGCATCGATAGAGCCAGCACCAAAATCAATATCCTTTACGTAAATATCAAAGTCCGTTGGCGCGTCCGGCGAGTCGATTTCTACCGCCCATTGCCAGCCTTGTAGCCACGGTTTATTCATAAAGTTATTGGTCGCGCGTTTGGCGAGCTGCATGTATGGATTCATAGCAACCTCGCTTAGAGCAACGATACTGGTGGAACAATGGCACGGTTCGCGCGCATTGAGTTTTCAATCTCGGCTTTACGTGCGGCTAAGTCAGGTTCGGCAGCAATATCGGTCACATCCAACTTGCCAGCGATGGCAATACGGCGTTGACGCTCTGCGTTCGGGATAGTGATCAGCAATTCCAGATAGTCGCCAAGCAAGCTAATGCACGGCGTTGGAAGCTGGAACGAATCAAACGGCTCATTGAGTACGTTTTGCATGTACATCAATGTCAGTGGGAATGTTTCTGCGCCCGTTAATTTCAGTTCAAGAACGTTGCCCCAAACCTCGCTACGTACATAACGGCCACGGTCATCTTTGACCACCAGCCTTGCAGCAAAGTCGGACGGTAATTCAAACTGATTGTTATCGGCTAAGTCGCTTTGGCGGATGCGGGTTTTAGTGGTAAATCCGGCAATCTCTTGGTACTTGGCCAGCGCTTTACGCAGTAGGCTTAACAGCGCCTTTTCGTCGTCGTGTAGCAAGATAGGGAATCTCGCTTTCACGTCTTCGAGTAGTTCAATCGGTGTCATGGCCGCTCCGGTAGTGGCGGCGCATTTTGAGATAGAGGATAGGCTTGGTGAATCTTAACTCAAACCAATTAGGCACGCGATTTAAACTTTGTTATTGTCGATGGACAACAAAGACCGAAACTCACTTTTGGACAAAGGCGAGTTTGACTGCCGCAAGCAAGTCTCTCTCAAAAAAGGCCGTTTGGCGGTATTGATTTATTGCTTAATGTTCCCAACTGTAAAACGTCGGAATCAAGATGAACCCTTTGTGATAAAATGCGTGTGAATAGATGATATGAAAATTAATTTAAAATAAAGGTATATTTTTTTTAATTAATCTGTATAGTGGTCTTTGCTCTGACACAGAGTTGTTTCAAGATAAAATATATAGAAAGTTTTCCAGCGTCATCCCTAGCAAGTTTATCTCTGTAATCTCCTTAATGCTCTATCCTAAAATAATACCTATGTTCAGTGCACCTTAATTTTAATTTTATAAGGGGCATAATATGTCTAATCAAGTAATTGGTACAGTAAAGTGGTTTAACGAAACTAAAGGTTTTGGTTTTATTTCTCAAGCAAATGGCGATGATTTATTTGTTCATTTCAGGAGCATTTTAGGTGATGGTTTTAAGAAGCTTATTGAAGGCGAACAGGTTTCCTTTACTGTAGGTAAAGGTCCTAAAGGCCTTCAAGCAGAAAATGTAACGACTATTTAGTCTTACAATTGAATTTACACTGCCTCGTCATACGCCTGGCGAGGTAGTTGCTCTGACAAAGATTTGTTTCAAGATAAAATATAAAGATAGTTTTCCAGCGTAATCCCTAGCAAGTTTCTCTCTGTAATCTCCTTAATTACCTATCCTAAAAATACTTATGTTCAGTGCACCTTAATTATAATTTTTATAAAGGGGCATAATATGTCTAATCAAATATTTAATAATGAGAATAGAAATAATAAAAACAAATCTATTCAAAATAAAGAAACATCAATACATAAAAAAACAAAGATGAATAGTCTTCTCCAAAGGATTGCTAATGGTGAGACTGGTGTTGTTTTGGAGGAATTACTTTGAAAAAGCATGGTAGAAAGAAGATCTGGTTTAAGTTAAAAAAGTGCGAATCATACACTAAAAAAATTTTATCATATTGAATGTAAGGTTTGTAAAAGGTTGCTCATAGAAAGACTATGCTCTTCAACAGATGAGCTTTGGGAATCGCAACCACGAAATATCTGGGGCACACATCATATTATGACAAGTGGAACGTTAAGTTGCTTAAACTGTAGGGAGCGATGAAACATACTCGTAGTGCTCAGGCTTGTGAGATGAGGTAATAGCCATTCTGTGATGGTTTTTTGCCGTCCATACTCCTTGATAATCAGTTGCTTGCCTAGTCAGCTTTTAGGGAGAAACCAAGTCAGTTCGAACGTTTAAGCGTGAAACAATGTTATATTGAAAGCGTCATACCACTACGTCTCCTCAAAAGGAATAGGACCATGCCGACCTAAGTCACTTACTTCAACGCGAAACACGCCGTGATGGATAGCGAAGCTATCTTCATGAAAAGTCTAACGAACGCCAAGCGCTCAGCTGAACATCATGCGCCAGAGGGTGCAATACTAATTGAGATTAGAGATTTAATGGATCAGATGCTAAGTCGAATGACGCTTGATGCTTGATGATAGCTGGGTAGATAGCTGTGAAGGCTGACGTTGGTTAGCAATCATGATTCGTTTTTCGTAGTAGCCTTTGACACAGTTTGGCTTGTTTGTCTGACAAGACTTGCTCACGATTAAGTTGATCTCGTAAACCTGTCAGCATGTCTCGGTCCAAGTTGCTCAGCTTTTCGGAATGTAAGAGGAGTGTCGTATTGATAAGCTCAGAGAGGTTTCGTGAACTCATAGTCCCCACTCTTTATCCCACTTTTTTTGTTCTTCAATCTCTTCTATGCGTTTGCGAACACCCATTTTTTTCAACTCTTCTGGTATCCGTTTAATCCCTTTCTGATTAATACTAAATTGCTTCTGCTTTTGTGTCGGTTTAGGTAACTTGCTCATATATCATCCTATTGATGCTAAGAAAGATGATTTTATTCAGATTAGAATAAAGCCATCTCAATTCATTATCTCTTATTAATGTATCGTTCCGCGTTTGCAAAAATTTTATCGCATGCTTTTTTCTGTGCTAAATATTCTGATGAACCTTCAGTCATAGAGTCGAGAATTTCTTTCGCTTCTTGATATTCTTTTACCATCGCAGCGAATCGTTCTTCGAAGTTGTTTTTCTGTGTTTTCTTGCTTGATTTTCTTACTGGCTTTCTCATATTGCTTCTTATCTTATCTTATCTTATCTTATCTTATCTTATCGAACCCAACATTTATTTTTATTCGTATTTCGAACGTTCAGAATCTTTATTAAACATAAAGTAAAAAGTCTCCTCGACAGAAGAGACTTTTTAGAAATATCTTACACTAACGTGACATTATCTGCTTGAGGGCCTTTGTTACCTTGTTCAACAACAAAAGAAACCTTTTGACCTTCAGATAATGTTTTGAAGCCTTCACTAACAATTGATTTGAAGTGAACAAATAGGTCAGAACCGCCGTTATCAGGGGTGATAAATCCAAAACCTTTGGATTCATTAAACCATTTTACTAAGCCTGTTGATTTATTTGACATAATATATCTCGATACATTGATTAAGTTAAAAAGAAAGCTACTAAATAAGGAATGAAGAAAAAGGTATCGCAGGATAAATATGACGAATTTAATCGAATAAAAACTGAGAAGATCTTGAACTAAATATTTTACTAATAGCTCACCGTTTGAGCTTCTGACACTATACACTATATGAACATAATAGATATCTATTTCTTGATTGATTTTTATTGTCCATAAAATCAATGACATAAAAAGTGAAAGGTTGAATTGATATCAACAGCATCATTAAAAGTAATTATTGCAAAACAGATATTCGATACAAGCATGATCCCTATTTCTAACTTTGAATGGGGCATTTTTGTGTTACACGATCCGTCAGCACACTTCTGGATAAAAATGCGTTACGAAAAATCGAAGATTAGCAATTCATTAATAACTCTTTGTAAGTCAAATATTGCCAGTTAATAAGCTTTCGTATAGTACGCACTTTGGGCGCTTATGTTGAATGCGATTGCATATGCATATCCTATAAAATGTCTCTCTTTTGAGGGACAATTCAATGAAGTATCACGAAATGACTAAAAACTATATTTTTCGTGAATTTGAATGTGGTTTAACCGTCGAAGAAGCTGCCAAACTTTGTTTAAAAACTGTGAGAACGGTCAAAGAATGGGATAAAGGAAAATCTATTCCGCCAGAGTGTAAACGCTTGATGAGGATGAATAAGGGTAGGGAATTGAGCTCTTGTGAAGATTGGAAAAACTTCGTAATGCGGCATGATCGCTTAGAGCTTCCAACTGGTCAGTTGGTTACTGCGCAGCAAGTGCTAATTGGTGTCGCCCTCCTAGAGTTAGGTGCTTCAAATGATATTAAGATAGCTCACAAAATCATAAAGTATGCTCGTGCGCTGAAAAAAATGGTGTAAAACAAAGGCTCCGCTCGGAGCCTTTGTTTAAAACAGAATTGCTTTGAAAGCTTTTATCCAGTTATTTCTTGACCACTTCTAAACGGTGGAACTCTTCATAAAGTCGTCCGTCCTCCATAAATGCTTGTTTACTCAATTGCTGAAATTGTTCAAGAGTATAATTCTTTTTAGGTGAGCTTCCCGTGTTCAGTTTGATATGAACTTGGGCGTTTTCTTCATCGACTGTTACTTCTAGGTTCTCGTCATCAAGTAAAGAAGTTAGAGATCCTGCTGAACAATTTAATGCCATTTCAAAATCTTCTTGTTCAGCGTGTTCATTTTTAAAAGCAGTTAAGATAAACATGAAAAGCTCCTAGTTGTTTTTCGATATCATTCTAGAACGCATATTGCCCAGTTCTTCAATTAGAATATCCAACTGCTCTAGAGGTGTGGCTATTGGATGATCTGTTACTGCATCACGAAGGTTTTCATGAGGATCTACATAAAAAAGTTGTGCTGTTACCATTTCGCGATAACTTTCGTCATCCAGAGCTGACATTGAATGAATATCCATTGCTCTGATTGTTGTATTCAGTTCGACATAATAAGGTTTTTTTTCATAGTAATTACTCTGTATTTCTTTGCTTAGTGATTCAACAATATGTGGAGAGGCAAAATTGATGCAACCGTATTAACGCATTTTCCTCAGCATTTCTGAGAATTCATGAACTGGAGCCCACTCGTAGCCTGCATACTTCTCTCCATCCCAAGAGAATTGAGGATGGGTAATCATCTTAGTAATAATAAAGTGATACTTTGTATAAAACTCTGCTAAAGAAATTTCTGTTCGTTCGTCCAAGGATTGCATTCGTCGATGATCTGCATGAGAAATACGATTACGAATAGTACGAAATTCTTGCCCAAATTCCGATGGCACCTCTTTTGGGAAGTGAGGGTTAAGTACACTTTCAACAGGGCGATAAAAATTCAGTAAGTTTTGTGCGACTTGATTCATTCTCTGGTCGAGTACGTCTGACGACAGCTTTCTTGTCTCTCCATCTCTAAACTTAAATATACCGATATAGTACTCATATAAACTTCTAAGCATATTCGAATATGCCAAATATGTCCTAACCTCTAGGAAGCGTTCATTATGGATTCTCAACAACAGAGAACATTGCATGAACGTCTGATAGTTATCACTAGCGGAAAACAATTCTTGTCCTAAAGTATCGGTTAGCTTCTTTCCAACATTATCTTCTGTTGTAAATTTCATTGGAGCTTAGATCCTTCTTTGATGTCCAACATTTGTTAGATTCCTTTTAAGCCAGCCTATTCGTACATTGTGTCGAATCAATGACTAATTCTCAATAAATAAACGCTATAGTATCAATAGTATAATCCTGTTGCATATTTTTAATTATCTTAGCCCAATAATATTTGAGTTGTGGGGGAATTTACCCCCGTAATACAACACGGGGATTTACAAACGAACACCACTAGAAGAATGGATAAATTTTTGTAGGGGAAAAGCCCATGAAAAGGATGTGAATGAGTAAAGGTCTACCAATAATGGGGCACTTATGAGTGTTACGAAGTGAATTTGAGAGTGACTTACTGAAAAGCCAACTATTCGAAATGTTTTGAACTTTAATGTCTACCGACAGTTGTTAGTCACTGGCATAAAATATTGATCGATCGGGATGGCAGTTAAGGGAGCAACTGTACTATTGAAAGTATTCAGCAAAGCATTACACCTCTTGCAATTCTTAGATAGATAAGCGATTGACTCCCACTGCCTGTGTGCAATACTGGATGCATTAAACATTTGCAAAAAGTTTCACGGCATGAGCAAAAAGATTGCGGGAGTTAGCATCCCACCAGCAAAACCCACTGATTTCATTAAAGTAGTAGAGTTAATCGACAAGTTAGACCCAAGTAAGTACGGGTTTGATAGTAGCGGTAACTACTTGCATTGGGATGCGTTCCAGTACCGTTCAAAAGAGTTTAAAGGCGACCAAAAGGGCTATGCTTGGCATGCCCTAAAAATTAGACGTGGCCTTAACGACATTCCGCTTGTTGATGAAAAGGGCAATCCGTTCCAGGTTAGTGCAGCCAGCCTTGACGCTAAGCTATTCCACATCGATAAACAGCTCAAACTAGAAGATTTGCCGCTATCTGCTCAAGACAAAAAGGCGCACCTAGTGAAAAGCGTGATCATGGAAGAAGCCATTAGCAGCGCCCAATTGGAGGGAGCTGCCACAACGCGCAAAGTCGCTAAGGAAATGCTTGAAACGGAGCGTGAGCCTAAAGATGACTCCGAACGGATGATTATCAATAACTGGCGTTTGATCATGATGGCCGATGAACTTAAGGATGTAGAGCTCACACCAGAATTGATTAGCGGGTTTAATGGCATCGCCACCGATGGCGTGCTAGAGAATGAGCACGTTGCTGGCCAATACAGAACGGATGCGGTCATGGTTAGAGACGTGGCCACTGGCGATATTATTCACGAAGCGCCAGAACATGAGCACGTTTTGAAGCTCATCGAGCAACTATGTGACTTCGCCAACACCGACCATACCACCAGCACCAATTTTATTAATCCAATCGTTAAGGCTTGTATTCTGCACTTTATGATTGGCTACATTCACCCATTCATGGACGGAAACGGAAGAACGGCTAGGGCGCTTTTCTACTGGTTCATCCTTAAGCATGGTTATGAAAACTTTAAGTACGTCTCGATCTCTGCACCTCTTAAGAGCGCGCCAACCAAGTACGTTAGAAGCTACGTTTACACCGAAACGGACGACAATGACTTAACGCACTTTGTGGACTACCAGCTAACGGTCATCATCAATGCGATTGAGCGCTTTAACGAGTACATCAAGTCTAAGATTGAAGATACGAGAGAGGTGCGCGAACTGCTAGACGACTCCAAGCTTAAGGGCGCGTTGAAACTGCCGCACATTGTGATTCTGGCCAAGGGGTTAGAAACAGCCGGACGTGTCTTTTCAGTTAAGGAAATTCAGTCTGATTTTGACGTGTCTCATACCTCTGCGCGCAAGTATCTTGAGAAGCTGGTGGAGCTGAAATTGCTGTTCAAATCAAAGGATGGCAACGAGAATACCTACATTGCACCAGCCGACTTGAAAGATAGGCTAACCAAAGCTTAAGAGCATCAAAAAAGCCGCCAAACTGGCGGCCTTTTTGTAGGGAATAGAATAGGACTGGTTGGCGATTAGAAATCTACCCAGTTGTATTGCAGTGTGATAGCTGGCTTAACAAGTGCTGCTGAATCTTCTGTCGATAGGTCGATCACGTCTGAACGTACTTTTACGTGCTCCAAACGGAATCGATGCGAGGTTGAACCCTTACCCTTAGTTGATTCAGGCGTAGACTCGATAACGACAGTGACCATTTTCTTTTCACGAACGATCTCACGTAGCATTTCTAGCACTGTACCTGTGATAGTTTCTACGCACGTTACCGCGATTTCGCCTTTGTTTTCAAGCGCACCATTTTGGATGTAGCCCAAGCCCATTTGGCCAAAATCTTCTACGTCTGCACGACCCATTGCTGGAAACTGAGTAGAACGAACCAAAACAGTGACGTTAGGGTATTCTTCGATTTTCATTTCGAACTCTGTACCCATCATTTTTTCGCCAGCTTGGACGTTCTTAGTGAATTTCTGTTTCAAGAAATTCATATCGCCTTTTGCGTTAAATGCTCCGGCCATAATTACACCTATTCTATTGGAAGTGGTTAGGAATCTGTGACTGATTAATCATTTGCTTAGGAGCGGCGGTAATAGTTACCGTGTTGTAAGCGAAGTTCCCGTCTCGCGTCTTAGGTGCGTTAATGTCATAACTCACCTCGCTAATTCGCATAGGTAGATTGAGCGCTTTGCCAATCTTGAATCTCGCATCACTTGGAACACGGCCACCAAGGCCATCGGAACTGACTGGAACAGTATTTTGCAGCTCGGGACTTATCATCTGAGCCAGGTATTTAATGGGATCATTAACCTCGGATTTGGCATTGGTGAACGCGACAAATTTAAGCGTTACGGTTATCTCTGGCGGTTCGTTCCCTTGCCAAACTTGCTGACTGTTCCATAGTGTTTTACTCGTCTTATCCGACACGGTTTGCGCGATTGAGGACGTTTTATCTAGGGCATTGATGTTACCCACGGAATCGCCCTCAAACGGCGCTTCCCATATCGCTCTAAAGGCAAGCTGACACTCATCAGTCATGTAACCAATGACCGTAACCTCTTGACCGCCTATGACTTGTGTAATGGCGCATTTGTTGTGGATAGACACGCCATCATCATTAGGTACGCCGACAATTACAGCCATTGCTTACCCTTACTTGTCCATACCGCGAGAATCGCGCATGCGGTTAGACTTTTTGCGAGCTGCTTTAGCCGCAGAGCTGTGAGCTTTCGCGCGCGCTTTCTTAAGTGCTGCTTTTTGTGCTGCACTCATACGGCGCTTACGGCGATTGGTTTTGATGTAAGTCACCTTGCCGTCACGGATCACTTTCTTAAGCGCTTCAAGCATCATGGATTCACGAACGGCGAACTCTGCGATCGCTTCGTCTGAGTCCACGTTGTCTAGGCCACGCTCTAGGGATTCAAAGATGCGATCTGCCGCTTCTGGATCTTCCAGTGCTTCTAGCATGTCGCCCTCTTTTGGCTGGCCAACTTGAGCAATAAACTCGCTAGCCGCTTCTTGTAGCGATTCGTATAGTGCTGCTTGGCCATCGGTTAGCTCTGCATCGTCATCGCCACCAGCCATGCCAAATAGCATTGCGTCTAGGTTGTCGATTGAGCTGTCACCACCGTTAACCCACTGAACACAAGCCGCTGCTGCGTCTTGGCGAGCCATGATGGTTGATGCACGGTTGATTGACTCAAGAAGTTGGTCTTCTGTTACAGACTCAAAAAATGCAGTTTCAGTTTGTTCCTGCTCGGCCACTTGTGGCATCACAAATGGGCGAGCAAGAACAGAACCCTCAGAAAACATTGATTTCATTCTATTCTTGCTCTTTTGTTGATTAACGGATTAGTACAGGTTCACCAAGGATTCGACGTGCTGAGCCAGTTGGACAGAACGCCCAAGTGACTTTCCAGTAATCGATTTCCACTTGCTTAACTTCCAGCGTCCAAGCGTTCTCGCCGTCTTGCTCTGGATTACGAGGTGTCACTAGCGCACCAACGGCTTCATAGCCCTCTAGGATGCTGGCCATACCGTCAGTTAGCCCCTCAAGCGTTGCACCGTCAGGTTGGTGTTTTAGGCGATTACCTAGTGCGTAGAAGTCGCGTGAGATAGCGTCAGCAATAGACACGACTTGCTCAAAACGTAGGTAGTTTTCAGCCGCAGATGACGTTAGAGAGTCATCAATGAACAGGTTGCCGTTTTCGTCTGTGCCTAGTTTGTTTAGACGTGCCTTGTACATTTCTTGGTAGTTAGGCTCGCCAGCACCTTGGATTGGTTTTAGGCCAGTACGTTGGATAACAGCACGTTCAACACCCGCTGGTGTGTAGTGCCAACCGCCGACCGGAGAGGTCTTAGCAACGCCAAGCGCTTTAGCTGCAAAGCCGATACCTGAGCCGCCCCATACCGCCATGTTGCCGTAGAAACGACACTTCGCTTGGTAAGGGATATGCACGAATGAAGCGCGATGGTTGTTGAAGTTCAGACCTTTTTTGAACTCCAATGCCGCTTCGTGCGTTAGGCGAGGATCAACATCGAAGTAGCCAGAAATGCGTTTGTCTTTACAGATTTGCGCTAGGTCAGTGATTACCGCTGTTTCGTAACAACCCAAACCACAAACGTAGTTAAAGCTGTAAACGGTAGTGCGTAGTGCTTTCACTGCTTTCTGGTAGTCGTCAGCCGTAATGTCGCTAATATTGCCGTTGGTCGCGCCAGTGAATTTGGTTTTAGCAATTGCAGTAACTTCGCGTTTCGCTACTTCTGCATCGATGCGACAAGTTAGGTACTGCGAACGTTCTTCAAGAACAGTCTCGATAAACGCAGCGCTACCCATTTGGTCTACTGCTGTAGGCTCTAGGGATACAACCCATTCTTCTAGCACTACAGAGCCACCAGCCGCTTGTTCTTCCTCTAGGGTAAGAGTGAACATGCCAGCGCCATAAACTTGCTCATCGGCTTTTGCTAGTGTGATAGAACGGTTGTCTGATTGAGCACCGTCTTTGATAGCGAACGCTAAAAATTCGCCATCTTCTAGCGATAGGTCAGCCGAGTAGTTGATCGCTTCGTTAGTGATCGTTACATCGTCTGCTGGTTTAGTTAGCTTGATAGCTGGGTAAGTTGCCGTTTTTGGTACGACACGAACCACATAGCCATTACCGCCGCGCAATGCTTCATCAAGAACGCGCATGCCGTCAGCCAATTTGCCAAGGCTTGAGTGGTAAGGCTTACCTAGTTTGTCTAGGAAGTTAGCCGCCGTTACCGGAATAACATCGAACGGCTTACCTTTTTGAGCCACAATCACACCGCCAAACACTAGCTGGTTAGAGCCAGTGCCTTGCTTAGTTGTCGAGTCAGCGTTAATTGGCGCAACCGCAACTTGTGAGACGTTATCCATTGAAAATTCAATCTTACTCATTCTCTGTCTCTGTCTCTTTCAGCGTTAGATTCTGTGCTGCAAGCTGGCCGACAATTTCTTGCAAACCCGCTTGAGCAATACCTTTCACCGAAATCACGTCTTCTTTCGTCATTTCGGTTAGTTGCTCAACCGTTGCTACACCGTGGTTAGTCAGTGCTTTTTCAACGCTCGCGCTTAGCTCAAGTGCTGATAGCGCTGTGCCTTTTTCGCTGGTGGCTGTGTTTGGTTGTTTTTGAACTGCTGGTAAAACCGTTGGCTCAAGGCGAACCGAAACGAGGCCGTTTGGATAGGCCGCTTCCACTTCGTGTTTGAAGCGGTTCACGTTGAAAACTGAGAGAGGAAAATCTTTAGCCAGTGGTGGCATGACGCGACCCTGTACCGTGATTTCCTTTGGTGTGTGGTTGGTGATTAAAACGATCGTTTCTTTCATCAAATCCCCCAAGAGCGGCAGCCCGTAAGACTGCCGCTTACTTGCCTTATGCCGCTGCTGCTACAGGAGCTTCGTCGATAAGTTTCACACGGTAGAAGTAGTTCTCACCGTCGAATGGATGGATCTCGCCGTAGGCCAATTCGTATAGCGTGTTAGACGCTACTAGACCTTTGCCGATTGGATGTGTGTACATGGTTGCTGCGATCGCATCACCCGCTACGTAACCGGCTTCTGAGTGAGAAGAACCGCGACCGTAACAAAGCATGTCGTTCGTACCGATAACGACTGGACACTCGAACACTTTCCACATACCGAACAATTTACCCGCGTAGTGGATAGCGTTTTTCTGTTGGTAGTTAGCCGGAGCAACGAAGTATGGAGCACCTAGTGACTTAAGGATTGTTGACGCGCCAGTACCAGCAAAGATACCTGTCATGCCAGTTGTGCGAGTCGCTTGTAGGATCTTCGTAGAAACGTTTAGAAGAACTTCGTTTAGACGTTCACGATGTAGACGCCAATCTTCACCAGCCGCTACGTAGATATTGAATGTTTCTTCGCGTGTACATGCGAAGTCCATATCTACTAGGTGGCGAGTAGACTTCTCTGATGCCAATGTGTTGCGCATGTGGCTCATTTGCAGCGATTTCAGATCTTGGCCAAACTCACGTTGCATTGCGAACATCGCTTGGATTGTTGCGTCTGCTGCGATTGCGTTTTGACGTGGACGTAGTATGCGAGAATCCATATCATGGTCGATCGTCGGGATCAGGTCAGGGCGTCTTTCAATGTCTACTTCGAACTCGATATGCAGAACGGTCTCTGCTGGTAGGGCCGATGTTGGAGTGACGGTAACTTTGCCTTTTGCATGGTCTATCTGACAGTTAATAACCATACCATTGTGAGTGCCAGTCATTATTTGACTGCCGTTGCTGTCTAGGTCGCGAGCCACACGTTTATGGTTAATAAATAGGGAAACAGATGTCTTCGTGAATGGGATTTCAAACTTTGTGTGTTGTAGGTCAGTCTTAGAGTCAAAGACGTGAGTTGTCTTAGTGCCGTCTGGTTGCTGTTCAGCGACAAACTTGTAACGCTGACGCATTGACGAGTATTGACCAACCGTTGCTTGGTCGATTTCAGTACCCGCTGCGAAGTCACCAAAGTTTGAGCCAGTGCGGCGGTACACTTTGAAGATCTCAACTTCGTTGGCTCCCGCTGGGATCATCGTTACAGCGTCAAGTGTTGCTGTTTCAAGAAGAACAGGAAGCACTAGGCCAACCATTTTCGCGCGGATTTCAACACCCTCTGACGTTGATAGAGACTGACCGATAGACTCAAGCATCATTGCGCCTGTTGAGCCGTCACGTTTAGCGCCCTCTAATGTCATCATGTTACGCATAGTTGCGTGAGCTGATGCCATTAGTTCGTCGCTAGGTAGGTGGCCGTAAGTCTTTTCGTATTCACGTACCGCAGATTGCATACCTGACACGATGCCAACCGCTGTTTCTTGAGGCACTGACTCGAACATTGGCTCATTCGCAATGGCTGACAAAATAGCCGCGCCACGAGAATTGTCGTCAGTTAGAAACATGCCTGTTTGCGCATCGAATTGGGATTCGATACACAGATTACGCATTGCTTGAGCGCCTAAATGAATCGCCTCAATGCGTTTGTTGAAGTTAGAACGTTTATCTGCCATGTAAATAAACCTTATTTATTAATTGAGTGTGTTCGGAATTGTTGTGCCACAGAAAAGCGGTAAACATTCGCTCAATTTCGGATAGTAATTAAGATTTATTGCGAAAAAAACAGGGCAAAAACAGCGTTTAACTTATTGTTATATAATGATTTTGTGTCTTTTTGTGTGTCTTTGTGGGAATGGTAACGACAGGGTGTTTCTATGTCTTTGATTGTGTATTTTTGGAGAGGCGAAAGGGGATGGGAAAGGACAGCTAAAAAAATTTTAAAAAAATTTTATCCGTTATAGCGTTCCAGCCAAAAAGCCGAACACATTGCTTAGCAGCTCTTGTGTGTCAGTCTCCAAGCTGGGAAGCTGTACACCGTAGAAAACCGCTAAAAAGTCACGAACGATGAGCTGATAAACGACCACCAGCGCAATGCTCCACATCATCGCTGAGCGTCCAGTGCGTACCAGCGTGTTAGAGCTGGCCGCCTCAAGTTCTGCCAGTTGGTAGGCGAACTCTTTACGTTCTTCGTCGCTGGTAAACACGCGATCCCCAAATTCGGCCAGTTCGTGAATAATACCGCCCACTTTATCGCTGGTGGCACTCTTAAATAGACCTTTAGTAAACACTTTTGCTAGTCCCATATTTAGCCCTCTTTGATGTGTTCTGCGAACGCTTCTGCCAGTACCACGGCAAGCTGTTCACGTAGTTCTAAGCCCTTTTGCAACGATTCATCGTTAGACAAAAAGAACGGCTCTAAAATCACGGCTGGCATCTTGGTTTTCATCAAGAAACGCCAACCGCGAGTATCAGTACCAGTGTTCGAGATAGGCTTAAGACCACGATTACGCTGTCCGATAAGTTCAGCCACCGCTTTTTGTAGGCACTGCGCGAGCGCTTGGCTCTTGGCGGATTTGTGCCAGTACAATGTCTCTGAGCCTTGAACGTTCTTATTGGCCACGCTGTTACAATGTAACTCGATGGCGTAGTTAGCGCCCAAACCGTTCACGTCATCGATCATGCGTGAGTAGGTATCTCGGTACATGATCACTGGAAGAATGTCGCGCTTATGCAGTTCGGCAGCCAATAAGCTGGCTAGGGGATGATTGTATGCGTACTCATTCATTCCGAATGTTTCATTGTGCGCGCCACCATCTTTAAAACTATGTCCAACGATAATACAGACTTTTTTCATTTTTCAGTTTTCCAAACTCAATATAACTAATTAACAGTTAAGTGTTGACTGTGTTCGGAATAGGAAATATGTTATTTGCATCTACTCGTTCTCCCAAGCGAGTGATGCCAACTGACGTTGAGATACTTCAATTTACTTCGACTGACAGCCTGACATTAGCTTCCAGTTTCGCCGCGACTCACTTACCTCGCGGCTTTTTTTTGCCTGTCGCATAGAAAAAACCAGCGCGAACGTTGGCTTTACTTGGATTATGGTCGGTTTTGAACGGGCTCTATCTTGTTTGATTTAAAGTAATCAATAACAGGATTTACTCGATACGGCTCTACATGGAAGCTGGCCATTACCTGATCGTTGCGCATCAAGTAAAACTGATTCCCGTTGTATCGTACCGCATCAAATATCACGTTCATTCTGCATCCATCGTACATGTACTCGCCATCGACGCTAAGGCTTTTGCGTACCACAAAGGATAGGCGCGCCTTGGTCGCTTTAAGCTCGTTACGGACTTTAACTAAGTTAATCGTCAGTACGATAAGGAGCGACAATAATCCGCATAACGCGTATGCGTTAAGGTTAATTGAATAGCTCATATTGTTATTTTTTATGTACGAATAGGAAATTTACAACATACGGAAACATTCTACAGTGGAAACACATCTGCTGTCGCGTCTTTGATGCTCGGTTTTTTCGTCTGGTTGCTGCAAATGGTAAACGAAATCGCCTTAGTGAAGTAGTCCAGCGCCAAGGTGCGTTCCTCTTTCGACGCAATGATCATTGCCTCAATCACCTTGCTTGAGCTGGCCACGCCACCAGCAAGCGGAGTCATTACCTCGTTTAGTGCATCGGCCTTGTTGGCCAGTTCTGGCGGTAAGACTGGCGGCGGCAAGGTTGCACCGCCACCCGTACCACTACCGCCCGTTGGTGGCGCTGGTGGCGTTAATGCGCCGTTGATTTGTGCCATTAGGGACACGGCCTCATCAACATGGCCAGAAAGACCGTTGATCACTGCCTCAAGCGCTTTCAGTTCTTCCTTGCTGGTAATTGGCAATATACTCGGAGCGGGTACGTTGTCCTCTGTACCATCCACCTTGCGCTTAATGTTCACACCAATAGACACTTGCTCTAGGTCGGTTGGGTCGGTGATCAACACTAGGTGCTCATTCCATTGCGTTAACGTGGCCACGGTTGCGCTCACTGAGCCATTTAAGCCCTTAAGCGTTGCGACTAGCTTTGATGCGCCTTGGTAGTCCTCAATATCCTCGCTCACGCAGCCTGATAGCTTCTCTGACAAACTTTCACACTTCACCTTAAGGGATTTACCTCGGGTAAGGTTCTCCGCTTCCTTAAGGCCGCCTACGTCTAAAAACTGGCGAAACTGCTCGATTTGCTCTTGTGTGTCTAACATCAAATTGCCTCAATCAATCGTCATCAAGTCGTTGCCGTTCACCAGCGTAGCGCCACACCCAAGGGCATCGCCTACTACTGCGACCGGAACGCCATTAACAGTAAGTTTTGAACTACCAGTAATAACGCCAACGTGCGGCGGGTTATCTGGTTTTACGTGCATGACGGATATATCACCCGTCCCTAAAACGTTGACTCCATTCACGGTTAGTAGTGGCTGGCCAGTAACAAAAACACCTGGACTAAAGCCACCATGACCACTATCCACACTCCCTACAATTCCTACGGCTGGCATAGTGCATTACCCTAATGTAAATGGAGCTGCGGCAGCCTTAACAGCGAACTGGCCACCAGCATCGATATTGACGTTACCACTCGCTTTAATGGTCACTTCATTGCCCTCTAGGTTGGCTTTACCGGACGCTTTAACGGTCGCATTACCACCCGCTTCGATGTTCGCATCGCCTTTCACTTTGATAGTTAGTGCGCCTCCAACTTGCTCCAATGTGTTCCCTGTTGAGCTGCGAAACGCATTGCCCTCGACGTGAATAACACATTGGCCATCTGGTGTGATTTCAATGGCCGTGCCGCTTTGGGTATGCGTGACTGAGTAGCCGCCTTGATGCGTGATGAGCTCGCGCAAACCAAATCGCACAAAGAGCGCATCTTTGCGGTCATAGGCTGGTGGCTCGGGTTCACCCTCGGCTCGTTTAGGCTGATAGGCTTCGCCGTTCACCTCGCTTGGTAGGTACGATTCGTAGTTAGGCGCGTAGTAAAGCGATCCGGTAATACGGGGATAACGGGTATCGCCATTGCGAGGAAAATCCACCCAAACCAGATCGCCTTTTTCCACTGGCACGACTTGGCCACAACTCGGTTTTGCACCTAGTGGCAGTAGAAACTCGGCAAAGGGGAGATCTTTATCGGGGATTGCATCCCAATAGCCAAGCAAGCGAACCGATACCATGTACAAGCCTTTCGGATGGACAGGATTAACCACCTCGGCCTGATAGCTACCAAACAAGCGGTTAGTGACGTTGGTGCGTGTTCTGTTCTCTGACGAATCGCTCATAGGTTTCTGACTCCTAACTCGATACGACACTGATACCGGTTGCCACGTTGGCAATGGGCGACACGGTTCATGATTTGTTTCTCTGGCATGGACTCATCCAGCTCGGTAGCGGGTAGCCGTTTATGGAATAGCACTGAGCATACCGAAAGAGGCGTAAAGGCAGTATTTCCGGTAAGTTCCACATCCAAAATAGGGATGATGGCCATGTGTTGATTATTCAGCGCCTTGGCTTGTGGGACGCTAACCATAACCATAGCGCCCGAACGTTTACCACCTTGGAAGCCCTCGACGGTATCCCAAGAGGCATAGTTACGGTTAAGAACGCGCTCAAACAGGGCTTCCTCTCCGATAATGGAGTAGTTCGCAATGCTGTGCTCTGCTTCCTCTGGGTTCGACTGTTCCAGCTTGAATTGCTCGCTCATATCCATGTTCTTGAGCGACTTAAAGTGCATAACACCACGGCAGATAAACGCTGCTGAACCGTAATCTCTAGCCATTGTTCGAATTAAGCGAGACTTAGTGCCACCAGCGTTTAAATGGTACGTAGCGCCACGCTCAAAGCTGTCACATTCGATTTTTAGGTCGGGCAATAGCTCGGCCAGAATGTCTCTAGGCTGCATTTCGACAAAGAATCGAGGCGTTGTGACGGGCTCTTTAAGTAGGTGCGCATCCTTTTGGAACGCTTGAACCGTTAGCATGCCGTCAGCGCTGGTGGACTTGGCCACAATGAATTTTTCAATCCAAACCTGATCGCCTCGCTCGTTCACATCGGCCATCGTGACCTCGATCTCTGAACCGCGCTTAATCCCGTAGTCATCCCGATAAACGGCAGCCTGATCCATGATTTCCATTACCAGCTTATTGCCGTCCATCGAAGCGCACTCGATGTAGGTAAACGAATGCACGTCCTCGATGGTGATGTCATTTCCGTTGGTGACAACTTTTTGGGCGAGAAAGTATTCTTTGTTACTCAATGACTCGACCTCCCACACCAATCGTGCCCTGACGGACAGTAATCGACTCGGCCTCATAAACTTCTGCAATCACTTCAAAAGAGATTGAGGAAGCAAACAGGCGAGTATTTTCATGGTCTACTTCGGCGGGTTCGGTCATCGCATCTTTACGGCCACGTATCTCGATGCTGATTTCCATTTCAGCACCAGCAAGCATGGTTTTCGCTCTGAATACGTGTTTACGCTTGCCCTTGGTATGACGTAACCAAACCATTAAACCTAGCGCTAGGCGGCTAAGGGTAGACTGATTCCAAGCTAGGGCATTAATGCGGTAGGTAAGCGCGACAAAGGACTTATTAATCACGGCATAAGGCTGGCCTTGCTCATTGGCCAGTTCGCCATAGTCAGCAATATCGATGTACTCCGCGCCATCAACAAACCCAATCACCGGATCGCGCGTGATGTAGCAAACAGGCACAAGCTCATTGCGGTTTGCTTTCACCTTGTCGCCTAATTTGGCCGTTAACTTAGATAGGAATGACACTGGATCGGTAAAGTTGCCGTAATAAATCTTTCTCGACTTATCACGGCCAACAAAGCGAGAAAACTCACTGTTCTCTCGCCGCTTAGTGTCAGTCACAACTAAGGAATCAAGCACGTTCTGGAAAAAGGCTGCCACCGCACGGTCAATGTCGGTTAACTCTGTGTGTTCCACCTTGCCATCGAATGTCACTACATCGCATGGGATTTCAAAGAACGCATCGTCCAGTTGCATGATTAGTCCTCCAAATCGTCCAGCTCGTAATACTTACGGCCTTTCACGATAGTGATGCACTTATCGCTTCGGTGTAAGGTCACATCGAACTTGTGGAAGTTGCTCGTTAGGGTAGGGAGGTAAGCCGATACTGGCTCATTGCGTTGGTAGCCGTCTCGCGTTTTGCGGCCTTTACCGGATCGGTTGCCCTCATAGATTTGAATGACTGCGCAATCAAAATCAATCTTGGCCATATCTGCGATCGCTGCGTCTAGGTCTTTGCACACGTTAAGTACGTTCGCGCATAACATGACGCAAAAACGGCGTTTTGAGCTGTCAATTTCGGCAATATTGCTCACTACGCCTTTCGCTTTCGAGTTCGGGTCATAGTGAGTGACCGTCATGATCTGCTTGTGGTAGTTAGTGAGGTATTCTTCTGTTAGGTCGGGAAACTTACCGCAACCAAAGTTAAGAATGTTGTTCGCGTATGACCAGTTAGGTGCAAGTCTGCTAAGGCGCTTGGCACTGGCTGGCACTTGCTTTCGGCTAGTCTGTAATGTCATGCCCACTCCAAAATTGGAGTGGCGCTTTAAGGATGGGGTGGGCTAGGGCTGATATGAACGCAAATTATACACCTCGACGCTATTAACCCTAAATAATCAAAATGGCGCATATAAATGTGATGCAAATCATATACATATCTTTAACACTCAAGTACATTGCGCGCGATTACAAATCATTATCATTTACATTAACGTCAATTAAGTAGCAAGGGCTGTATTATGCGTATCTATACTTTGATATTTTTCTTCCTCTTTTCCACTATTACACCAACTATCGCAATGGCTGACTATCCGCCTCTTTGTAATATTGTAAAGGCAAAAGAGCACCATAAAATACCTGACGAAAGCCCATACTGTATTGAAACAGAAGAAGCTCAGGTCACGTTTGTTAATCTATCGTCAAACCCTGTTGAAGTGGTCAGCTTAAAAGATGCTACTCACCTTGTTTATCCAAATGAGTATGTAGTTACTACAGGCAGATTTGTAGTCGCAAACTCTAAAGGCTCTGTAGTTGGTAAAGAAGAACGAGGCATCGTTGTGGCTCGTGATTATGGTGGTAAAAAAGCAAATGTGAATCAAAGGATTGCCCCTTTAGCTGTTTGGATTCCTAGCGCTGTTGGTGGAGCAATCTTGGGCGGAATGGGAGTTGTAGCTTCGAACCCTAGCGCTGGCCTTAGACCTATTATTATTGGAGCATTCTCAGGAGCGCTTGGTGGAGCACTTGGCCCATTGATGGGAGCTGGTCAGTTTGGAGTAGTTGCAGGTGGTGCTTTAGGTGTCTCTGCTGGTGGAGCGTGTAGCAGTTGTCATATTTAATCTGGACGTTTGCAGTCGCATCATACTTGGTGCTTTGCTTTACTCTGTTAAAGGGAAAGAAAGAACGATTATTATATGGCTGCATAATAATCACTTTAATTGTAGTGAACATCATATTTGACTTCAGGGAGCCTCATTTTTTTGATGTTTTGTCTGTGTTCATTATCTATGTTCTTTCTAAGTGGGTTAAAGCAGATCCTAAGTACTTTCTTATCACAACCACAGTCATATATTGGCTCTACCCTCTAGTGTTGAGTGTTACAACGACTTAAAGCTTATGATGAAGCGCAGGTGTAACAACACAATAATGACGAATAAGTAATCATTATATGACTGAAAAGAGTCGCCTGAGAGGCGACTCTTTCTTTTAGAAACGCTATAAACAAGCCAATTGCGTTGCGTTTGATGTTTAAGGTGGTATGCGGCGGCTTCGGTAATGCGTTGCTCACACCTTAACAGGGTGTTAAATGTCGGGAGTCGGTATGTACACTGGATATTGGATCGATGATGGTCACATTTATGGTCCTTCAAAAATACTACCGTGGTTAAAGAAATAGGAGTTTCTAATGACAGAATGGGTAAATGTTAGTTCAACAGCAATTCGCCGAATTGGATATGAAGCTGAGTCTATGCGAATGTATATTGACTTTGAAGATAGTGACCCTGTCTATACATTTCGTAGAGCTCCTGATAGTGTTTTTATGTTCAGAGGTGTCGCACTTCGTACTTGAATCCAAGGTTTATAACAAACTGTTTAAGGGTGATTCGCAATGCGTGGCATTTTTGGTATGCGTTGGTTTTAGTGGTTAAGGCGTTATGCGGTGGCATCGGTATTGCGTTGCTCAGCCCTTAACAAGGCGTTATATGCCTGTAATAAGAAAGTCGATAGCAGAGATGATCTCGTCTCTAAAAGTGCTTAGATCATTTACAGGCTCTCTTAGAATTTTGGTTGGTACACTTGCCATTTGATGAGTCAGAATTACGAAGTCACCTTCATCAATATGGATTACGGGGCATAGATGACTGGGCGCTTTTTTCTCTAACAACTCAGTAGGCGTTAGCGGAATAACTAATCGAGTGTTCAATGTATCAAGCAATTCACTTTGAACGTCAACAAAGTATGGGTATGCGGTTGAAGTGCTTTTATCGTTGTTTTTGTATAGCGAAAATTGTGGCATTAGAATACTCGGTAAGAATCAGAAAATAGTCCGTGGTTTTCAGTTAGCTCGTTGCAAGCATTAATGGCATCAGCATTTTGCTCTAACCATTCAGCTTTCAGGCGTTGACTCACTTCTTTCTCAAGTGCCTTTTCCATTGTTGCCGAAAGGTTTATATTTAAGCGTTTAGCCTCAGCAAGTAACTCACTATTTAAGCTTAAGTTTGTAGCTTTCTTTGGTGCTTGCGTACTATGTGCGTTTCTCATGATAGTCACCTATGCGTATTGTGTGTGCGCATGAATTATAGGCGCAATACAAGCATATAACAAGGCGTTTAAGAGGGGTTCATGCCGCGTGGCGTTTTTGGTCTGCGGTGAGTTTTGGTGGTGAAAGTGGTCTGCGTAAAGTTGGTTTAGGCGGCACTCACCCCTTAACGCAGCGTTATAAAGCTCGAAGAAAAGGACATTTCGTGGAAATTCGAACAGGTAAATTAGAAGATGTTGCTGGCATCACCGACATCTTTAATTTTTACATTGAACACACCAATGCACGCTTTGAGGAAGTTCCATTTACTCTGGAAAATCGTCAGAAATGGTTTTCTCAGTTTTCTAACACTACCAAATATCAGCTATATGTAGCTATAGAAAACGGCGTATTGCTCGGTTTTGCATGTTCTCAACAGTACAGAGCAATTTCAGCTTTTGACGACACTGTAGAAGTGACCGTTTATCTGGCTCAAGAAGCTAGGGGGAAAGGTTTAGGCTCTAAACTATATACTCAGTTGTTCTCATCCGTTCGTGCTTATGGCGTCCACCGTGTATTGTCGGGTGTTGCATTACCAAACGACGCATCAGTTGCATTACATAAACGGTTTGGTTTCAGAGAAGTTGGTGTTTTCAATGAATATGCGCAGAAACATGGGCAGTACATAAGCTCGGTGTGGTTAGAAAAGGCGTTTAACGTAGAGTTCGCTTTATAACAAACAATTTAAGAGTGATTCGGCACGCGTGGCATTTTTACTATTCGTTGTGTTTAGTGTTTAAGGTGATATGTGGCGGCTTCGGCATTGCGTTGCTCACACCTTAACAGGGCGTTATGCCTCACGATGAAAAAGGAACTTTCGATGTTTAAAATCGAGACTAAGCGTTTGATTATTAGGGATATGAATCCGAACGATGAAAGTGCTTTTGTTGCTATGTCTCAGGACGCTAAATATCAGCGTTTCTATGACGAAAGTGATTGTGACCCTAATAAATATAAAGAGCTAACAAACTTGTTTATAGCTCAGGCTTTTGAAGAACCAAGAAAGTCATATCAGCTAGCTGTTGAATGTAAGGATTCAAGGCAGTTTATTGGGACTGTTTGTTTGCGCTTGGAAGACAATCAACAAGCTTCAATGGGGTGTGCGTTTTCAAGATCATCGCAAGGATATAAACTAAGCTATGAAGCTGCTTTAGCTCTTGCAGACTTTGGTTTTTCTGAGTTGGGTGTTCACCGTATCTATGCGGAGACAATTAGTAAGAACCTAGCAGCAATTAAGCTCTGTAAATCTTTAGGTATGCGTCAAGAAGCACATTTTAGAGAGCATCGCTTTTTCAAAGAACAGTGGTGGGATACAGTAGTTCTGGCAGTTCTTCGAACCGACTGGGACAAAGGCATAACAAAGCATTTAAGACGGATTCCCAACGCTCAGCATTTTCAGTTCAAATAGGTTTAAGTGATTAGGGCACAATGGTTTAGCTTGGGTGGGACGTTGCTCACTCCTTAACGCGGCGTTATGTGTAATCGAAAGTAAGGAGGCTTTTATGGCGAATAAATATCGAGGTTCATGCCTTTGTGGTAGTGTGAAGTATGAGCTTTTAGGTGAGTTCCAGTCTTTCTTTTTATGTCATTGTACTCGTTGTCAAAAAGGTACAGGCTCGGCTCATGGTGCCAATTTGTTTGCCAAAGCTGGCACCTTAACTTGGTTAAACGGTGAAAGTGATGTCAGAACGTATAAACATCCAAATTCATTTCATGCAAAAAGCTTTTGTTCAAAATGTGGGTCTGCACTCCCAACGTTTGCAGAAAGTATTAACAGCGTAGTGGTTCCGGCAGGCAGTCTCGATAGTCCAGTTCCAATTCCGCCTACTGCTAAAATCTTTGTTGGTAGTAGCGCTAAATGGTCTATGAAATTGTGCGATGTACCTAGCTACGAAAAGCTTCCAGAACAAGCTAAGAGCTAAATGCATAACAAAGCGTTTAAGGCAGATTCGCAACGCTCGGCATTTTTAGTTCAAGTCGAGTTTTGGTGTTTACGGTGCAATGGTTTAGGTTAGGTGGTAGCGTTGCTCACTACTTAACGCGGCGTTATGCGCCAATAAAAAACAAAGGTTGGTCTCTAAATGTTAACAACAAAAATTGAAACGGAACGACTAATACTAAGAGCTTTAGTTGACGATGATGCAAGAGACTTGTTTGGTATTTTCTCAGATCATGATGTCATGAAATATTGGAACTCTAGTCCCTGGGTTTCAATTGATGAGGCTAGATTATTTATAGCCAATAGCGTACAGGCAATGAATAGTAATACAGAAGTGACCCTAGGTATTTACCTAAAGAGTACTGGTCAACTTCTGGGTAAGATAATGCTATTTAACTATGCGAAAGAGTCTAGGCGCGCAGAAATTGGGTTTGGCGTCAGCCGTAATTTCTGGGGTAAAGGTATTGTACTCGAGGCGGGAACTGCGCTTATTGAATACGCATTTAAAAACTTGCAGTTACGTCGAATCGAAGCTGAGATAGATCCAGACAATATTTCTTCAGGTAAAGCCTTGGAACGGTTAGGGTTTGTTAAAGAAGGCTTTCTAAGGCAGCGGTGGGAAGTTAATGGGATTGTCTCAGATTCCGCAATTTATGGGTTACTAGCTAAGCCTTTGGGCAGCGCATAACAAACTGTTCAAGAGGGATTTGCAACGCGTGGCATTTTTACTATGCGTTGATGTTAGTGTTTAAGGTGGTATGCGGCGGCTTTTGTATTGCGTTGCTCACCCCTTAACAGGGCGTTAGCAATATAAGAGGGGATTACAGATTTAGATGAACTGCTATGTTCGATATTTCGTACCCACTCTTTAAGGAGCTTCCAATCTTCAGCCGCAAGGAGGTCTTGAGCCATTGGTAATTGGAAAAAGAAGAGATACCATGACATTTCACGTTGTTTAATATCAGGCATGCTTAGTGGACCGAATGGATGCCCAACAGAAATTGCCGTTAGCGATTTTGTTGTTTCTGGGTAGATACCAGCAAACGCCCAAGAGACAGCTGCGCCCCAGTCATGGCCAACGACATGAACTTTTTCGATATCGAGGTGATCTACAACCGCTTTTACATCCGATGCTAGCATGGTGATGTGGTAATGTTCTTTTTCAATCGGCTTAGAAGTTTTACCGTAGCCACGCATATCTAAAGTAATCACACGGTAGCCAGCATTTACAAATGGATCAATTTGGTTACGCCAAGCGTTGGCAGAGTCGGGGAAACCATGTACAAAAACAATCGGCTCTCCTTGACCCTTTTCATAAGCCTGAATGGTAATATCACCATTTTGCACTTGGAACGCACGACCCAGATATGATAAATCGTTATTCATATTTTTATCCTTTTGGAATAAGTAGTAGCCGTAGCTACTACTTATAAGCTACATAGAATTATTGTTCTGCAGAACTAAGCATTTTTAATAGGTCTTGTAAGCCTTTATCTTTTTTCCAATCATAAATAGGGTCAAATAATCCCATTAGCTGAGAGGCTTTAGCGTTACTACCTTGAATGACTTTAACTTTTCCATCTTTTAGCAGATCATCAAAAGTCGCGAGGTTGTTGTAAATTTCAGCCCAAACCTCTGGTTTCATTTGTATAGTGACATCTGATTTAGCTTTGCTCATTACAGCGTTATCAAGGTAATTTACTACTGCTCGGCTGATTTCCAATCCATAAACATGGTCTCCCCCAAAATCAAATTTAATTGTTGCTTCAGTATTATCTGAACGTTCAGGGTTAATACGAATACGGTAATAGTTAACGTAATCATTGATGTTTTGCACGATTGAAGCAGGGGAAGCTGGAACATTCTTAATAATATTTACTTGGCCACGAAGTTCAGCAGCTTGTGCTAAATAGAACGAACGTGAGTTGGTTGATGTGGCACGGTAGCCCATTTGTTCCAATGCATCGGCTTTTAACTCTTTGTTTTTCTTATTCGGGTTACTTTGCACTAAGTAATCAGACACTTGCGCTGACCACAAGTAATCACCGTTATCAAATGCTTGTTTGGCTAGGCTGTAGGTTTTATCTTCCCCTCCCATCGCGCTAACCATACGCATCGCTTCATCTTTTGGATGTAACTTATTTAAGTGGGCGGCATTGCGGTCATATTGACCAAACAACGCGGTATAAATACGCGGCGGCATAATCGAAATTTCACCATAGTTTTGAACCAGAATCGGTGATTCTTTCAGGTATTTAGGCAGTTTTACGCTATAGCGAAGTTCGTCAGGCCCCTGACCCAAGGCAATATTTTTTAATGACTGATCAAGAACAAACGCTAAACCATCGTGGTAACTTTTCAAGCGAGCATCGATTTTATCTTTCCCCACAAGTGGAGTGGAATGAGTTGAAAGTAAGATTTCAGGCTTTAGTTCTTTTATCTTGTTTAATGCTCCCATCCAATCATTTGGATTGCGGTAACGACCACCACGGGCACTGTAGATATTAGGGAACCAACCCCAGACAACATTATTCAATACCGCTTTTTTGCTTGGAACATAGACCATCAACTGGTTTGAGGTATCAGTACCAATTCCGTCTATGTAGAACACCATATCCAAGCCTGCTACATTGATCGTTTGACCATCATGAGTTGGCGATAAATTCACGGGTACGAAACCACTTGGGTCTAGCATGACGGTATTTTTATAGCCGGCATTATCCCCTTCATTAGGCAGGTAAGCGTTAAACTGCTCGATACTACGAGCCATGGTGATGCCGCTAGTCTCAGGATGTATTGACGATAGACCACCATTTTGGGCAATAGATGCATTGGTGTTCGGGTGTCCAATAATCTTAATATCAGTATTACCACGGGCCGCTTCTTGTTCTAACATGTAGCGTGCGCCGAAAGTGTAGTGTTCATGCGAATACACAATGGCAGCAATAGGTTTATCAGTTTCTTTACGCAGCATAGTATAGAACTCTTCCGCATCATGATCGTTGTCGCCAGTGTCGTAGATAATTAGGCCTTCAGGTGCTTCGATGGCACTCATGTTAACAATTGATCGAGAGCCAAAAGTCCAGATACCGTCGGCAACTTTTACAGTAGTTGAGTCATCATAAGAGGCTCGCTGCTCGCTATGTGTACCCAAATTCCAAAATGAAGCGGTTTCTTGATTGACCTTTGCTTTATTGCCATTTTCTGGAAGGTGAGTTAATGGGGTCTCTTTAGCATTCATGTAGGGAGAACTAAAGTCAGGATTATTTGCTGCAAATGTAGTGGTGGTTGTTAACGTCATTGCAGAAATTAAGGCTATGTTCAGAGCTTTCATTTTCATATCTATAGTCTTCTGTTTGGATCAAACAAATACTATTTTGCTATTGTGAAAGTAGTAATGATAGTTAAGACTATCTTGCGAATATCGCAAGAAGGTACATATGCATGGATTTACATAATCGCTATTTAGATTTGCCATTAGAGCTAATGAAAACGATGGTGTTGCTCTATCACAATCCTAATCTTAAAAAAGTTGGAGATATTCTAAAGAAGTCTGAAAGCGCCGTTAGCCGCGATATTACCAAGCTGCGTGAAAGGTTGAATGATCCAATTTTCATTCGCAGCGCTCAAGGAATGGAACTAACCCCTTTAGTACAGCAACTCGCACCACAGATAGAGCAGAACTACAATCAAATCGCGAATATATTGAAGAAAGCCACAACTTCGTGTACTGATTTTTCACAATATACACAGCCTATTGTTATTGCGCTTAACTCTTATATTTATCAGTATGTAGCAGCAAAATTGACAAGTGTGTTGCTACAACACTTTCCTCAAGCGACATTTCATATTCAGCGTTGGGGGAAGGATACCCTCGATGCTATTACTGCTGGTGATATCGATATTGGAGTTCACTTTAGTGACTTTGAAACCAACAAAGATATTGCTCTACAGCATATTTCTGAGTATCACGTTTATTTAGCCTGCCATCCCGATGTGCAAATCACTAAGTTAGATGATGTACTTGATAATTTGCTGATTATCGCTAGATTACCGTCTTGGAATGAACATCGTTATCGTCTTTTAGAGAAGCTAAAGATTGAACCTAAGAAAGTTGTTTATGTTGACTCATTAGCTACAGCTTATGAAGTCGTGCAAAGCGTGCCATCGGTTTCTTTTTTACCTGATTTTATCTACGACAATTTAAAAGTTAAGGTCATAAAATTAGATGAGAATATGAGTTATTCGTTTTCGTCTTTTTTTAAACAAAGTCATCGCCGAGAACCATTTACTCAACATCTACATAACTTAATACAATCCGTTGTTTCACCCAAAGAGTCCTGATGTTTAGTTGGATTAAAAAGTTGGAATACAAAAGTTATCCGTAGCTACCTAATTTAGCAAAGTCACTGACAAAGTTTTGTCCTGAGGTGTGCTGACCGAGAATGAACCACGAAAATTACGCAAAGCTGCTTAGCTTTACAACATTGACCCGATATTGGTGTTATTTAGAGAATTAGGTATCAGGCCCCATTGCATGTGGGTTTTCTAAGTTTTAGTTAGATGTACTTTATTGTCCTACGACAATATGCCCATGCACCTTGACTGAGCCCTTTACACGGACTGTGACTACAGGATATAGCTTTTGCACAAAAGAAAAGTAACAACCGAGAATGACTCGGTTGTTTCCATTCGGGATTTAGTTTTCAATTTTTATGTATGGGTAACGGTCTTTAATATTTTCGTTAAAGAATGCCTCGTGACTTGTAGAAATGTAAAAGTCCCTCCATGTTTCTTCGTCAACTCCTTCATATCGGTATCCACCGCCATATCTGAACCGGACATGGCGTTAAATTATCGATTATTTCACTCATCATATCCGCTATGTATGGTGCGGCGTTATCTTGTCAGTATGAGTCTTTCAGTCCATGCCCAGAAGGATCAAATTGAAGCGAGGCTGAAACAGGATTAGCTTCAATTGCACCGAATATAATGCGAACGCCAGCCATTGGAGCGTCGTTCGAGTTCGTAAATGTTTTTGCTATGTGTGGATTATTGACGCCGATGGGACCACCATAAAAAAAGTTGGGTTTGCGATTCCTATGTATCCGAGCATGGGGTACTCTGACAATTCAACCCCATTGGGGTATATATAGTTATTGCTTACTTCTGTAAATAATCTATTTCCATAAAAGTTACCTTGGGAATGGGTGACTAACACCGTTCTCGCGCGTGGCATTTTCACTATGCGTTAGATTCAGCGGTTAAAGTGGTATGCGGCGGCTTTTGTATTGCGTTGGTCACACCTTAGCAATGACTCTATGGGGGGGATTATCAAGGAACAAACTAGAAGCAATAATGCTCTCTTTATAATAAACAGTTCATCTTTTAATTCGTATGTTTCCATTTTTGTTTGCGATTCCGCAAGCCTATGAGCCCCCAATCCACTGGAACAAACACAGATGGCCATCATAGATATCTCGGGAGAAGGGGGCATCCTCGTAATGCTGGCGAATTCGGCTGCTATGTAAGCGGCATCGCATTACGTGCGTGGTATTTCTAATTCAAGTTATTGATGAAAATCACGCATTGGTATGCAGATATAAATCACGCCCACGTTCGCCGTGCCATAGCCAACGGTCTTATGTACGTACCACCAAACGGTTCGTAATCCCTCGGCGGTTTCTTCGTCCCATTCCAGTACACTACCGACAGGAACATGGTGCGAAGCAATACGCAGCATTAGTGGCTCTAAATACTCGCCAAGGTTTTCGTCGCCATCATCCATCATGAAAAAGTTCTCTTGCTCATCTGGACAATCTAACAAAGCCACCAGCTCTGGATCGCTATAAGTGAGCGTATCTTGGTTAGTTTCTAGCTCTAACACGGACTCGTTTTGGTAATTATCATCCGTTGGTGCCGATTCTGGTTCCGCAGGGCGATACAGGGACGCTTCAAAGTGGTCAGGTGATAGTTTGATAGCCTTAATCCAATCATCCCTTAAAACACGATTAAAGGGCTCATGGCCTTGGTATCGAGCATTTCTTACTACAGGTTTAACTACATCACTCACTTGATGATTCTCTCTAATCTGCTTGGTGTTACGTTCATCAATTTTGCGAAGTCGGTCAGTGCTTCACTCTTAGTCTTGCCTCGCAACTTGTAGCCGTCATGGAAGTTCTGGAAGCCGACCTTAATCATATCGATAAAACCTTTCTTCTCGTTGGACTCCTTACGTAGTTTGCGCGCTTGGCGCTTAATGGTTTCGCTTTCCCGTTTCTGCTTGGCGATCTGTTTTTCCACTGCTTTCTGAGCGCGTAGGTATTTCGCGTGTTCGCGTGTAGCGGCTGCCTTATCCACCACCGTTTTACGGTTTCGTGCGGCGGCTTTCTTCTCGTTCTCGTTAAGCAAGTACGTTTTGTTATCCGAGCCAAAACCAACACGGCGCGCTTGCTGCTTCATTTGGTTGGCTAAGATGCGTTGCCATGCCAGCGATTGCAGCATGGTTGTTGCCTTGAGAGCATGTTTACATGCCACACCGGACAATTCAGGGTTTCGGATTTTTGGGAACGCAAACTCTTTAGGCGGTGCTATGCAGTAGTTACCCATAGTGGCCAAGTATCGATACCAATACTGGTGACGGCCACAGTCGCAATCAAAGGAAATACGGCCAGCACACGCCAGTTGTACCGCTTGGTTGTAATCCCCATTAGGCGGTTCGTGTAGTAGTTCATCCCACTGCTCAAGACGCACTTTTACTCGGTGTTCTTCATGTCTAGACACGCTTGAGGCTCGGACACGAATAAGTGCGATATTGTTCTTAATACCGATCAACGTGGCCTTTTGAATACCCGTACCGTCATCGACACGGTTGTTAGCGCGGTCTACGTCAATTTGACGCGAGTTCTTCACCAAAAAGGCGTAGGTGATACCCGCTGTCTTACTGTCATAGACCTCTTTGTGTCGCTGGCGAGCCTTGTCGAACTTGATCAGGTCTTCTTTGGTAAACCGTTGCCCTTTAGCCTTTTCGCCTAGCGCCTTTAATGCCTTATTAGTTGGCTTGGTCAGCGTTGAGGCGGTCAGCGTTCGCTTGGCATTGCGGCGGTTTTTCTTTTGCGCCCGTTCAATCTTGTTGAATAGCTGGTTGAACTGTCTCTCATTGAGGCCAAGACTGGCAAATGAGCCGTTATCCCGTTTTTCCGCTTCAAACTTCTTCGGCATAAGTTACAGCCCCATTTCATCCATGAATTGACGCATGGAACGACGCACCCAAGATGCTGGTGGCAGTTTGATGGTTTCGCCAACAGGTAGCGGATTCATTGGGTCGTCTACGTCACAGACCAGACTGACCAGCCAATCAAGCTCAACCGTGGCGTAAGCTCTGTAAGAGACAAGATCCGCACGATAAACCTCATCAAGTCGAATGGTGTACTCAAACAGATCGGTATTGCCCGAACGGTTGACGTATTCCATGACGATGGCAAAGAAATGCGCCCGTAGAATATCGTCTTCGATGTTCTCTGCTGAGAGGCGGGATAACTTACTCATGATCTCCTCCCATACGATACTTACCGTCTGCGATTAGCCCCGTTTTTGCCTTGAACAATCCCGTTGCGCGCGAGGCCATTCCTGGCTCTTTCTTAGGCTTACGTAACAGGCCAAACAAGCTCTTAAGCGTTACCGTGTCGCCGATGCTGTCTTGTGTAGCTGCATAGACCACAAACATGAGCGCGTAGGTATCAGGGCGCAGTTCTGACCAGTCAATGTTGTAGGTTGGTTTACCATCCGTTCCCCGCACTTCTTCTACGATGGACGACGACACTTCGAAGCGGCCACCAGCGTTAGGCGGGTAGGTGATAGCACTTAGGGATGTGAGATAGTTATAGGCTTCCATTGCCGACACAATGATCGGTCTGCCTTTTGCGTCCAGTTCGGACATGCGAACGGCGCGCCCATACTTCGAAAAGTAGGGCGTAACCTCGTCCACTAGCACAATAAAACCGCCTTTTTTGAGCTTTTCTAGCTTCTTAGGCAAGGTAAGTTTGAGGCTCATTAGAGAGCGCTCTAATTGCTGGCATTCGATGATATGGAGTCGGCCATCATCCACACCAGCAAGCATAAGCCGTGGCTGGCCGGATGATAGAGTAAGTACAGCTATGCGCTTTCGTGCCATGTTGTGACCTCTAAGCGCGCTTTTTAGGATGGGGGATCTTGGTCAGTTTAACACCATTAACCAAGCTTTTGGGCCTCGTTAATAATGTTTATGTTAATTAATGTTCGGACTGTTGAGGGTAAATATTTTCCAGTAGTTCAAGCGGTAATCCCGCCAGCTTATAGACCTTAAACAACAGCTCTATCTCTGTACCGTTGTAGATCTTCCATTGCGCTTTACCGCCGTATTTCCCTTTCGCATGGAGCGGTATCATATTTGGATACTGAGCGCGCTTATCCGCTTCCAGTAGCGTGTCGTGGTGATAACAACACAACGGCAATACGTAGGCATGCGCCCGTTCTCCAACACGGCCAAATACATGATGTAAGGAAATCATCGGATTATCTCGGCCATGCAGCCAACACGCAATACATGGTAAGCGGCCAATGGCATCCATGATGCGCCTTTCCTCTGCCGTGGGCGTTCGGCCTTTCAATCCCTTACTGGCGATCTTTTTGGTCGGTTTCTTCGCTACAGGCTTCGCTTTTTGGCGCTCGATGCGCTGTTGCTGTTTGTCACGCTGCTTTTTCTGGTATTCGGGAGCATTTAAGCGCTCGATTTGTCGCTGGCGCTGACGCTCTTGCTGCTGTAATTGCTTTTTGAAGCGCTTCTGCCGTTCCTCGGGATCGTTCATTTTGGCGATTTGCTTTGCTCGCGCCCGTTCCATTGATTGTTTTTGCTTCTCTCGTTGTCTTTGAACTTTCTCTGCTATTGTCAAAGCCATTAAAAACACCTACTATTTGCTTGCTCTTGTTTCACATTTGCTGGTGGAACATGAAAAGGCTGGTAACTCGAATTTGCTGATTCGAACTGTTTGCTAAGGCCAGCCGCAAAAAAACCGCGTTTATTCGCGGTTTTTTGTACCTATCAAAAGTAACTCTCAATTAAAACCCGATGGCATGGCTTGCCGTCATCGTTACGCATGCGTTGCCCCAAACTGACGATCTTCATGAGCTTGCCCTCGTAGTCCCAAGGCTGATTTCGAGTTAAACACTCTTTGGCTCGTTTAAGCGCTGGCGAGCCAGCTAAAAGATAAACGGCTTTGCGAGGTTTCACGCAGCATTCTCCGTAGCAATGTTTGAGGAAGTGATCATAGATAGTGAACGTTCGGCAAACTTAAGCTCTGCTTTGCGCATATCAATGTCGCGCTCTACATGCAGTGTGAAGTTGTCACAGAACACACCTTTCTCTTTCTGGTGCGCGTTCAGCTTCTCTTTAAGTTGAGTTATTTCTTGATTGAGTTTTTCAATGTATGACTTGAAGTAAACCTCGCTGCCGATTTCCAGCATCACCGATGCAGGACTACGAATGATAGACAGGTCATCGCATGTAGATTCGTTGCGTAAAAGGTTAAGAACACGCTCGCCGTCTTGAGTTAAGCTGTAATTCTTGCGGTCTGGTTTACCGTCTTGCGCTTCAATTTCGTGTGACACTAAACCCTTTTCCGTCATGCGACCGAGTTCGCGGTACACTTGCTGGTGGCTAGCTTGCCATGCGCCAGATTCAGGCATCGTTCGGTTTGTTAGGTCATAGCCTGTTTGTGTTCTCTGCTCAAGAATTGCTAGAAGTAGATTACCCAAAGTCATAGTTAGTTACCTTTTGTTATTGATGCCAAATTTCACCCGTATCCTCGTCAATAAATCCATGACATAGATACTCTCTACTTGTTGAGTAATGCGTAAGTCTTCCCTTTAACGCCTTTTTGTTGCGGTTATGCCAGTGCTCGTATCCGGCAGTAAACGCATATTGGTTGTTGTTGTAGTCTGCATAATGCAGATCTGAGCCATTGCGAGCCTCATTCACTCCCGCCGACCAGCTTGCTAAAAAATCATCACGCTCATTGAGTTTGACGGCTTGGCGCTCATCATCATGCACCCCTAATAACGTGATGATTCCTAGCCCTTGCATGCGGTCAATGATGGTCGTATCGAAAAAACCGATGTAGATTTCATCGTGCGGGATAAACTCTACTTGTGGTGGCATTTCGTAGACCGTTCCATCTAGCGGTAGCGCTTCCATTAGCTCTATGATTAGGCTCAATTGGTTTTTTGGAATTGCCATTAGCCAGTGCCTTGTCTAGTTGTTTAACCACATCTGCACTCCCTAACACCCAACTCACACACGTTCGCTACCGCGCCAGCGTTGCGGTTAATGGCCATCGATACTGTTGCTCCGTGGTTAGACAGGGCAATATTGCCTTTGCTGGTATTGAACGTTTTAATGGTTATTTTCTACAAAATAATTTAGTGTGTTCGGAATGGATGTTGAGGCTATCACATCAAAATTAAGATATGCAATAACTAATTCAGCCCTTGATATCAAAAAAATATACATGGATGTAATTTTGTGCGTTCGGAATTAATAGGTATTACCATAATCCAGAAATGGGATTAGATTACACCCCAAGCAAACAGTCGGAGCAGTTTAAGAAATGAATCTAATTCACGGATTTTGCAGCACTAACCCACTAATTAACCCTGATGTGGTGTTAATGCAGAGAGGTACATACGCCCACCAGCTAAAACGACTTTTCACTGACAGCAAACTACGTGTTGGCCATCTTTATGAGATGAAAACGACAGCAAGTAGCAGTGTTAAGTTTTGGGATTCACTCTCTGCTTATTTTGATGAGATTACTTACAAAGCCAAAGAAAGCTACACGGAGATTGATTCTCAATATCAATTTTTAACCTATCTAGCTGATGCGGTTTACTTGATTGAAAAAAAGGGCATTGATTGGGATGTCACCATCCAGTCATTGATTTTGGACGATGACCAAACGCAAGAAACCCACGATCAACAGCTACGCAATATTAGCCACCTTTTGAAGATGACAAAGCAATACGCAGAGCAGTTTTAACGATGGTGACGATTTACCCATTAGACGAATTCATCTAAATGTTTCAGCGTGGATACCCCTCCCGAAAGAGGGAGGGGAGGAACGCTGCCCTTTGTAGTTAATTCTATTGTGGTGATTAGGGGAATTATGAGGAAAGAGTTTATTGATTCTATTCCAAACGCAACATTAAAAATAGCGTTTTTAATGCTTGCCAGGTTGCATATAAAAAATTATATTTAAAAAACGACTTGCAAAACCTATTTTTTCGGAGTTAATCTATTTGGGCACTGGCAAAATCCAGTGTCGGGATTGAGACCCCGAAACTTACTAGGCGCAAGTCGCCAGCATCCTGCTGGTTTTTTATTGCGTAAAATCTGCACATCCTAATTATGGTGGGCTGGTTTGAGGCAACCGAAAGGTTGGCCGTTTCCTAGTAGGCGGTAGTCTCAACCTCGAATCAGCTCACCACCACTGATTGAGACCAGTTTTGGTGAGTTAAACATCAACTTACTAGGACAAAAATCATGATTGGTACTTCTACAATCAACATGCGCGCCGCACTTCAAGCTGCGCAAGACTACCTCTCCCAAGATCTAAACGCGCCTGTAGAGCTTCTTTGTCAGATCTACAACGCCTTACAACCTGTCGATTGGAACGATTCGCCAGAACAGCATTTTCAAGATTGGCTGCTTTGTGGTGGTGATCTTCGCGTTGATTCAATTCTGGACGCTCAATATCTGTTTTGCTCGGGGTTTGAACTTGCTCTAGAAAAAATGGACTTCCAGACAAATTAAATCGGGAGAGAAAGCCCCGTTTATTGCGGGGCTAACTCAATGAGTTAAGTCAAAAGCGTTTGTAAGACATGAAAGAGATCGCAATCAAACAACGGTTTTATCCAACTGATGAGCAAGCTGAACTTCTAGCAAGAACGTTCGGTTGTGTGCGAACTGTTTACAATAGAATCCTACATTGGAGAACTGACGCTTACCGTAATGACAAAATTAAGGTGAACTACAGCGCAGCATCAAGCCGATTGACCGAACTTAAGAAAGAACCGGAGTTAAGCTGGCTTAATGATGTTTCTTCTGTGCCTTTACAACAATCACTACGTCACCAGCAAGCTGCTTTTAAGAACTTCTTTGAGGGTCGAGCAAAATACCCTGTCGAAAAAAAGAAACGTCACAAACAGTCTGCTGAGTTCACTAAATCTGCATTTAAGTTCCGCGATGGACAGCTATTTATTGCCAAGTCCAAGCAGCCACTTAATATCCGTTGGAGTCGTGAACTACCTAGCGAACCAACCACAGTCACAATCTCAAAAGACACCGCAGGCCGATACTTTGTGTCTATGCTATGCCGTTTTGAGCCTAAACCAATGCCTGTAACCGCTAAGACGGTTGGTATTGATTTGGGTTTAAATAACCTGTTCATCACAGATAGCGGCGAGAAAGTCGATAATCCTCGCCACTTCAAACGCTACCAAAACAAACTGGCATACCTACAGCGCCAACTCGCCAAGAAAAAGAAAGGCAGTAATAATCGCGCTAAGGTGCGCCAGAAAGTAGCCCGTCTACACGCGAAAATTGCTGATAGTCGATTAGACAACTTACACAAGTTGTCTCGCAAACTGATAAACGAAAACCAAGTTGTTTGTGTTGAATCGCTACAAGTGAAGAACATGCTCCGCAATCCAAAACTAGCAAAACACATCGCTGATGCGAGTTGGGGAGAGTTCGTTCGCCAACTCAAATACAAAGCAGAATGGGCTGGACGAACTATCGTTGAGATAGATCGCTTCTTCCCTAGCTCAAAGCGTTGTAGCTGTTGTGGGTTCGTACACGAATCAATGCCGCTTAATATCCGAAACTGGACTTGTCCAGAATGCAATACGCACCACGACCGCGATATTAACGCAGCAATGAACATAAAAACTGTCGGGCTGGCAGGGTTAGCTTAGGGAGCGACTGGATCGGGGATAGCCTCAAAAGAGGCTATCTAGTGAAAGCGTGTTGAACTAAGAATCCCCTAGCGAATTAGCTAGGGGAGTATGTCAATAAGGCTAATTTCCGAAGCAATTCGGAGTTTGCCAGGATACATGGCGTTGTTACTGACCAGCTCAAAGAGTGGCAAGAATGCTGCAAATTGGCTCGGGATATTCGTGACGTTCGCCACCTAGTGAACGTTAACGACATTGACCCTATGAAGATGACCCAAGCGCTATGTGATGAAGTGTTGGCGGTGATTGCCAAGCCACCACGAAAAGCAAACGGCTATTAACTTTCCATTGGCTGCCAGTTAGCTGGTGGCCATCCCTATCCTGATTTACGGCCACTTTAGATGAACGCCAACGGATAGATGCAGTTATAAACTCTGGTGTATTATGTACACCCTAACTCCCCAAAAGATATACAGAAATGACGCCCTACAAAACTAAACTTGCTTCGCTTTTACTGTTAGTGCCAACTTTGGCAATGGCTAAGACTGACGTTATCGATATACCCGCAGAACAGAACCGCTCATCGTCTTACAGCTGGAAGATAGATGAGGATACGACATTGACCATATCTCGATACTGCGCCCCTGAATGGGACAAGCTCCGTATTTTCGCATCTTACAAGGAAAGCAACTGCGACAACAGCGCCTATGTTCGTAGCACTATGGCAGATGACTCAAGAACGCGCTTTGGCCATAGCTATACCGTTACGATTAGCTATGGAGAAACGAGTGCCAAGTCTAACAATTATTGGAATACGTATAGTCGTAGAGAAAAGGAGACGTTTGTTCGCTCGCTATCTCAAGAGTCCGATCCTGTTGTTAAGGTGAGTGGGTATGGTCAAATATCCGATGACAAGCTAATTAAACTGGATGGCCTTAAACAAGTTAAGGTTCCAAAAGGTCTGATTGAGAGCGACCCAACATATTCAATTGTTAAGTCCGTTCGTTTGGTTGGATACCGTGATGCCTACAACGCTATTCATGATGGCGCGAAAGCCGAGTTCAATGTTAGGTATGATGCTCAGAACCAAAGAAATGCTCTAATACTGATTATGGTTGTCATAGCGGTTCTTGGTGGAAGCTATGTGACTTGGAAGTACGTATTAAAGCCAAGTGCGAATAAGCTAAGTGAAAAGCGCAAAGAAGTGGCTGATAAGCTTGAGAAAAGCAAGGTTAGAAGAATTGCCAAAGAAGAAGCGATTCGACAGACCGTTCGTACCACAATCGAAAACGACAATGCTGCGATTACTGCACTAAAGGCTCAGATTAAAGAAGCTCTTGATAACAATGAAGCTAAGACAGCAAAAATTCTGATGGAAGCGTTAGATAAGATGGAAAACAGTTAACCATTAAGCCACCAGCACGGTGGCTTTTTTGTGTCTAATTGGTAGTGTAGGCACAATTGTATACATGGATAGAGAGCAGAGAGTTCGATGAGCATTTATGAGTTCACCTTGAATATCGGCAATATCAATATCACAAACGATAACGACCTACTTGATGTATCGCGCAAACTGTATGAGGGCGCTTGCTCTGACGCTGCGGTTATGTCTGTTGATGAAATGCTATATATCGAATTTGAGCGAGAAGCAGATTCCTTTGCTCAAGCTGTAACACAAGCAATCAAGGATGTGGAGTCGGTAGATGGCTACAACTTGCAGGTTATCTCTATTGAGGGCGACCTTGTGAGTTTGGGCGAAGCTGCGGAGTTCACCGGAGTTAAGAAAAGCACACTAGCAAAATACAAAAAGGGCACATTTGGCGGCGGCGGCTTCCCTGTGCCAGTACGCAAAGCTTCAAAGAAAGATCCTCTTTGGAGGCTTAGCGACATAGCAGATTGGCTATACCAAAAGGGCAAAGTTACTAGCGAGCTAGTAGAACGCGCTCGTATGATGGATGTAATTAACCATCACCTAGAAACCAGATTGATGAAGAATAGCGATAAGTACGCAAACCTACTCATCAATATCTAAACTAACCTAATAATACCATAAAGTAATAAAGTCTCAGTTGCCACCAGCGTATCGTTGGTGGCATTTTTTATGGTTAAAAACTAAAATGCTACTAATTGCTTACAGAGAGGATTGATGATTGAAAGAGTTTGATTTTGCGCTGGTGGCCAAGTTCCAAGGCGACATGAACGCAGACACGCTTTGCGAGCTGTCTAACGCGCTCTTTGAGGTTGGTGCCAAGGATTGCACTGTATCTGCATCTGGCAGCGATATTCGTATCGAGTTCGACCGAGAAGCTGACTCATACAGTGAAGCCGTTAAAAGCGCAATGCAGCAAGCTAATCAGGTTAGCGGCCTTACCGCGCTTCGTGTGGCCAACAGCCAATAACGAGGTTGTTCTTATGACGACTCAATTAAAAGAATTTGACGCATCCAACTACCTAACCGACCAACAGACTATTCAAGCCTACCTCGATGAAGCGGCAAGCACTGGCGAACCAGAGATAATTGCAGATGCCTTGGCTACCATCGCCAAGGCCAAAGGCATGGATAACACCTTACAGCCACCTAATGACCCTTCTTTATCCTCGCTAATCTCGCTGGCCAACGTGCTAGGCGTATCAGTCAAGTTAGGGATTAACGGGGAATAATATATTCCAGTTGTTCGGTTTGGCCGAACTACTCATTCAATAATCCGTTCGGAATGTAATCAATTTAGTTTCATTTCTCTACAGAACTGAAACTAAACGCATGGCGCGCCTTTGTGGTGCGCTTTTTTTTGATCTAAATCACGCCAGATATAAACATAAAAGAATCAATTTATATCTATTTATAAAAAATGTGTTCGGAATGGAGAAAAAAGTGATATATTCAACTAGTTCCTAATCCCCTTGAACTTTCAGGGGAAGTACAGAAAACGGAGACTACGATGATTGTCTATAAAGTTGGACGTTACACATTCTCTGCCGACCTTTGCCGATACTCAAAAGAAGTCGGTAAAGAGGGCAACTACACACTAGGCTTTTGCACGGTCGAGTACCTACCTAAAGGCAACAGCCTATACCACCCTGAGCCGAAGATTATCGACGCTAACAAACCATACGACATTATTGAGTTTGACCCTAAAGCGAAGATCAACGGCAGCCTAGCTATTCAATGCGAACCAGATAAGTACAACGCGACACAAGCGGAGGAAATTAGCTGGATTGCCATCAAGATTGACGCACCAAATGGCGACCTAGACGGACTTATCCGCAAAGTGGCCGAAGAACGTGGCATCGAGCTCACTGAGCGCGTTATGGATCAAACCCGAGAAAGACTATTCACCAAGTACGCAACGCCTCAATACAGCGATCCGGCAACGGTTGGCGCGCTTGTTCGCAACACTTCAACCCTTAAGGCCGATTACTACTACAAATCGCGTATCGATGCGCTGGCTAAGCACTTCAACACGACTGCGCGACAAGCTGAATGGCTAGTATTCCTCGATCGCGGTTCGAAGATGGTCAAGCGTGACGATGGCTGGCATCCAACACTACTCGACCTAGACGAACCAGCCACAGAGAAAGAGCTTAATGAGCTGGTGGACGCTGGCGCAATCGCCCTTGATGCAGAGAGCAACACGTACACCAACACTGAAAAAACAACCCTAGCACTAAGAGAGAACTACCTGTAAGAGAGCACCACCGTGAACAAGCAAATTAAAATTTACGTACTGACTACCATGAACAAGGAAAGAATGTCATTCATGTGCCAGTTACTCAAAGGCGTTAACTTTGAATTTGTAGAATCACTAGACACGGAAGATTTAAAAGAGCTTGAAGCGAAATACGCCCGTAAATCGCTGCGCTTTAGAAAGAAAGCCTTAATGCTTGGCGAACTTGGCGCATTCAAAACACACGCTATGGCTTGGGAACGCATCGCCAAATCTGGTGAAGCGGGAATTATCATCGAGGATAGCGCTGATTTCGTTCGTGACGCATCGATCTTGCTAAGCGACGAAGTACGCAACCAAATCAACAATTGCGGCCTCGTATCCTTTACCGATTACGAGTACAAGCTGCATCCAGATAGACCAACGCTATTTAGCGATATTCCATTACGCAAGGCGTTCCCAATTCGCTGTTATGGCATGACCGCGCATCGAGCTTACCTATTGCTATCAGCATTAGACAAATCCGGCATGGTAATGCCTGTAGACCGTTGGTTGGCCACTCCGAAGCTATCCGGCCTGTTTGGGTTTGTCAGCAATATTGGTGTAGCGATTCGCCGTCACGGCGTAACCAGCATAGCGAACGTGAGACGAGGCAAAACGTCTTACAACCCGCTCAATCTGATATTCAGAACAATCAACAAGCACAAATACCAATATTAACTACCACCAGCAAATGTGAACAATTAGGAGCAGATTATGACACTTGATGATTTGGTTTTTCTTGTTTGGAAAGACGCAACCATTGACGGCAACGAACTGCACGGCGTAGTGACGCTAAATGAAGTGGAATTACTTGGCCTTGTTCGTGAGGCATTCGAGCGCAAAACTGGCCTTAAGGCTCAACACATCGAGCTACGCGCTATCACTAGCGAACCAGACGAGTTTTACGCTGACTTACCACGCATCAAAGTGGGAGAGGACGATGAATAATTTCTCTGAATTGACGTGCTTTGATTGTGGTTGCGGCGTCGAGGTGTTCTATCAAGATAACGGCGCACCGTTCTATCAAGTTTTCTACTGTCCAGATTGCAAAGACAAGGCAGTAAGAGAACAGGCCGAAGAACAGGAGGACGAGTAGTGGCTAAAATCATCATCGAAATCACACAGCCAAAAGACCACAGCGGCGTTTACGTGTTTAACAACGCCATTGGTACTGCATTGAACCTTGAATTGAATGTAGAAACGGAGGCGCACGAAAAGCTGGCCTCCGCCGTAGCCAATAAGGTAGCAGACGTTCTTGAGTTAACCATTAGCGAGGGCGTTAAAGCGGCCACTCAAGCCGTTATCAATGAAAGCATTCAAGACAAAATATGTTAATCAACGGCATTGAAGTTACACGCGCATTGATCATCCGTAAGCCTTGGATTTACCTTATCCTCGCTGGCTTAAAGACTTGGGAAATGCGCTCAACCAAAACCAAGATACGAGGCACTATTGCCCTAATAGAACAGGGCACTGGTCTAATCGTTGGCCTAGCGAACCTAACCGACTCTTTAGAGCCGTTATCGCATTCAGAATTGATGGCCAACTTTGATAAACACAAGGTGGACTATGACGCTATGCCAGAGCTGGCTAAATGGCGTTGCCCTTGGGTTTTGGAGAACGTACAGCGCATTGAACCAATCCCGTATGAACACAAGGTAGGCGCTGTAATTTGGGTAAATATCTAGGAGTAATCAAATGGCTCGCTGGTGGAAGAAAACCAAATACACGATCGAGTACAAAGGCTATGTGTTTGAGTACGACACAGCCGAGGAACTAGGGCGAATGGTGGCTCAATCTGGCTGCGGCATGGAAAACCCTTTTGAGCCTGACACCGTGGAATTTGACCAGTTCTATGACAGCTACGCGACAACCAAGGAAGAAATGGCCAAGGCGGCAAAAATAGCGAGAAACGGCGAAGTGTCGATCGCTTTGCTTTAAGAAACAGCACCGTCCATCGTGGCGGTGTTTTTGTATCTACAATAATTGGCTATTTGGATTAAAAAATTCCCTTTTTGGGAAAAGAATGATTGACTATTAAATGCCTATTTCCCATAATGGGAAATAAAACAAAGGGGAATCAATGCGAGTTTTATCAAAATCAACACTGCGCAATTTTTGGGAACAGCCTAACTACGCTGACAGTGAGCAACCATTAAGCGCATGGTACGACGAAGCAAAGATGGCAAACTGGAAAACGCCCCAAGATATTAAAAACCTATATCGCAATGCGTCTTTCGTTGGCAACAATCGCGTAGTGTTCAATATTGCGGGTAACAAATACCGATTGATCACCGCAATTAATTACAAATTTTCGATGGTCTATGTTCGTTTTGTTGGCACTCATGCCGAGTACGACAAAGTAGATGCAGCAACCATTTAGAGTGAGGTGAGTATGAACATTAAACCTATCAAAACAGAGGAAGATAACCGCGCTGCATTGGCGCGTATCTCTGAGATTTTCGATGCTGAACCAAATACGCCAGAGGGCGATGAATTGGAAGTGCTAGCAACGTTAGTCGAGGCGTTTGAAGAAGCTCATTATCCAATTGCTCCACCCGATCCAATTGAAGCTATTAAGTTTCGTATGGAGCAACAAGGCTTAGAAGATAGAGATCTTGTGCCGTTCCTTGGTCAGCGTAGTCGCGTTACAGAGATTATGAATCGTCAAAGACGCTTATCTCTCACTATGATTCGCAAGCTACACGAAGGGCTAAAGATCCCATTGGATAGCCTTGTTAAAGAGTATTAACTGGTTAAGTAAGGGAAACAGCGTGAACGACAAGATTGATTTGGACAAGGTACTCGACCAGCTAACCAATATGAGCCCTGACCGCTTAGAGAAAACCATGCAGAAGTTCAACCTAGCCCAAGAAAGACAAAGGGCAGCTCAAGAAGATAGAGAGACCAAGGAATCAGGTATCGAGCGCATTACTCTGTTCTTCGCTGGTGGACATAAGGCACTATTGGTAAAGCCTAATCCATTAACGGGAGTATGGTTGCTGAATCTATACGGAGCTGGCACTGTTACCGCACCGCAGGATGTGAACGTAGAATTTGAGGTAACAGACCACTTCACTGAGCTTTTCCGCTTCTCGATGACGTTTAATGGATTTACATATTGGCATGACCTTGTTGACGAGCAAATGGCGCAAGAATTGGCTACGTTCCTTAATGTGCCGTTACAGATTCAATAGTTAAGATGAAAACAGACCAAAAACACCAAGAAAACCGAGCTCTGCTTGCGCTGGTGGCGATTTCTCACAATGATGTGGTCAATGGGCGCACTATGACCTCAAAAGCGCTTAAATCGCGCCTGACAGCGCGAAAGAAAAGTTAGCAAACCCACAAAACAAAAGAGTCGCACCAAGGCGACTCTTTTTAGTATTTATATGGCTTGTTGGTTTTACGATGATAGACGGTCACATCACCGTTCTTCATTTCGTCTCGCGCCACCAGCGACTCGCGCACAAACTCATAAGGCAAATCTTGGTTTTCTTCCATCATCTTCCCTATGCTTGCCCAATGCTCGATTTGTTCTGCCACGCTGCGGTTAGCTGCATTTGCATTAGCCTGAGCCGAAGCAACCAATTGGCTGTTTAGATTTACAGTCGTCGTCACTCAAATTCGCCCCCATTCATCAAAGATGCGCCAATTATCCCGCTGTTTAACTGACGCATCAATGAGTTAAATGCAAACTCGTTGGGATACGTTACCCGAGCCAGTAGTCACTCGGCCACGAACGCGACCGCACACCACATCACCCGAACCTGTACGAACATCCCCGCCAACGTCTCCGCATTTCACGTTACCCGAGCCAGTGTTAATCGACTTCGCCCCGTTGCAATTGACGTTACCCGAACCAGCGTCAATATCGCCCACATCGCCGTTAATATGGATGTTGATATTCACGCTCTTAATATCCTCTTGTAGCTTGCCATCAACAAACACACGGCCATCGCTATCGATCGAGATAGAATTGCCCTTATAGAGCTTGCCGTTGATTCTGATTTCGCTACCAGCGCTAATACTTGAGATAGACGCTGCTACGTTTGAAAATCGCAGCTTGCCAAACAGTTGATTTAACCAAGACATATCAATCCCCCTTTAACGTTTCGATTGGCCTCAAGCCTCTCGATAAAATCTCTCTGATACTGTTTTAATTCGAATTGGCCACACGCCTCAACAAAGGCTGTTAGGCTTGGTATTTCGCGTTTAAAGCTGGCGTACTGGCGCATAACTTGGCGTGAATAGGTCTTACCGCTCCGGCCATCGGACAGGCCACCAGCAAAGGCGGCCTTTTGGTTTAATGCTCTGGCCACACTGACAGCCAAAAACGACTTTCGATGAATGGCCAGCTCGCTATCGTAATCATCACAAATCACGATGGTTGCTTGTCGTCCTCTCATACTTACATTGCTCGCATTTTCTCGAACTCAATCAATCTTCGAATGGTGGCCATTTCCTCTAGGCATACCGCTTCTTTGTGCATGACCTTGCTAATATCGCGCTTCTCGTACTTGGCTTGTTCTATTTTCAGTTCAGCCAGCTTCTTATTGGATTGGCGTACATAGTTGGAAAAGGCGCGTGTTCCGGTCTTAAGCGTTGGTAGCTTCTCTTGGATTTCCTTTCGCAGTTCGAAGAACGCTAACAAAGGCATTTCTTGTTGTGCCTTATATCGCGCTGCTTTCTTCTCAAGTCGTTTGTGTTCAGCCTCAAGCGCATCGATGATAAGTTGCGTTCTACTTCTCATAGCTCTTTTGTGCCTCTTTCTGGCGCGCTGGCTTCCATATCCAGCGTTTTGCGCCCAAACCAGTACCAGACAATGACCCTTGGATATAAACGCCTCTACGGCCAATATTGAGCGTTAACCAGCGTCCACCAATTGAGACGCTAGTAAAGCCAGTTTTGCCAAAGTTAACCCTTATCAGGCCAAGTATTCGGAATGATTTGCGGAAAGTAATGTTCGTTTTTCGCATGGTATGTACTCAAAATGGTTTGCATTCTTGGTGCGAGCTGCCCCTGTCACTATTAGGGCGTTATCATCATTGGTGATTGTGGCCATTAGCACCTGTTTGGCCTTATCGGTTAAGTAGGATTCGTTAACGATGATCTTAAAGTTATGTAGACACCAACCCGCCAGCGCTTCCTCTCGACCACTGCGGTAGTGCTGGAACATGATCGACGGTCGGTCACATGTATCGGCGTTCTTAATGTAAACCTCGCCACTATGTTTAACGATTTTCTCTACCATTAAGCAATCTTCAATCAGGGATAGATATTCGTGCTTATCTTGAACGGAACATACAAACAGAACTCGACGTTTGGGATTGTGCTTAATACAGGCCATAGCAAAGCGCATGGCATCAATCTTTGAGTTACTTGCTACCGTAGCAAAGTAGCTCTCTGTATTGGTGATTAGGTTCATCAAGATACCGCCTTAAATATAAAATCCGACATAAGGACGACAAGAACAAGGCCGATCACAATGCGCAAGAACTCGGGCAACTTGATCACATCGAACACGCATTCCAGCACAAAGCAAATCGCAACGGCCAACCAGAACGCTGGCCAGTTAATCATATTCATTACTATCATCATCCGATAAAGGGATTAGTCGTTTTAAACCCGCGAACGCAGTAGAAAGAGCGATCGCATCCAGTGAGCGAGGCTTATGGATAGTCCATTGGCCTTTGCCGTTAATGGCCACCAGCTCGCGCTTAATATCGTGGCCAGTATCACTCGCCACCAGCCCCGCCAACTCAAATAAGAGCTTCACACGCGCACTAGCAAAGCGGCTTGTTTCGCCTACAGGAATGAATACGTTTTGTGTCTTAACTTTGCAGCGCAGGAACTCATAAACGAAGCAGCCGCAACCGTGACTGGACACAACCGCATGGTCGTCACCAATCAGCGCTAACAGGTTCGCTTTCCAGTCGTCGTTAAACACCTTGGAAGTGTCCAGAAAACGGAATCCATCCACGACAGGGCGCTCTTGTTCGTCCTTGTGGCACTTGATTTCACATAGGTAAGGCTGGTTCTTGTGAAAACCAACCGATACAACTCGAATTAGTTTGCTCATTGGGTTAACTCTCGTAGTGTTTCCATTGCCGTTTCGGCTTCTTCTTTGCTGGTGGCGTTCATTAGGTCGTAAGCGGCCTTTTTGATGCGTACAAGTGTGGCCGTTGGTGTTAGGCCGTTCTCTTTCTGGATAACGATTGAGAATTGCTGGTTAAGCTCGCTATCTAGGTAATCAAGAAACTGGTAGTTGTTCGCTCTTTTGTGTTTGAAGTAGCCCACGAACGCTGCTGCAAAGTTATGAAGCATGGAGCGCTTAGTCTCATCACTAACGTTTTCATCCATCATGATTTGACGGTATTTATCAGCCGTACCAGCGTTTAGTTGATGCACTAGGGCATTAAGTTGTTTGATTTCGTTCTTTTGTCTTTTGATGGTCGAGAATGGCCAAATACACATAATTTCTGCTCTCTCTGGCTTGGCCAAGGCAACGCCCCTAACGCTGCCAAGTGCCGCATGATTTGAATCGTTGGTTTATTTGTTTAGCTGGCGCTCTGTGTTGCGGCGTAGTACCCAATATTGTGAGTCTGATGTAGTCATCGCCCAATCGTGGTAATGCGCGTTAATGCGGTCTACGCGGCGGCGTTCTCTTAGGTGATAGGCACGTTCTCTTAAGGCGAGATAAAGCACGTAGGCGCAAAAGATGAATACGATCACTGAGGCGAAATTGAACGCCCAAAAGATAAAGGTATCTAGTTGTCTGCTCATTTTTCTATATGGTTTGCTGGTGGTTTTGTATCGAGATACCGGCTTTTGCTGTAGCCGGTATGTGGTTTAGTGGTAGTGGCGAACTTCGAAGCGTTTAACCTTAGATTCTTCTAGGATTGCGGCTAGTCGGTCTAAGCGCCATTCCCTCGGCTTATCATCGCGCGTGTAGCGCACTGAGTAGGCTTTTAGGTCGTCGGTAGTGTTATCGATGGCCAGTAGGGAAAAACTGCCGCTCGCTTGCTGTTGAGCGACGATACTGAGCTGGTGGCCATGTTCCACCAGCCGTTTGAACTCACATAATTTAATCGGTGTAATCAGTGACATGATGCAAATTCGTCATTTTTAAACGTCTAAAACGTCACGCTTAACAGTAGGAGTACATTATAACTGTGAGTAACGTATTTGCAAGGTCTGTTCGGAATGAGTATAGACGACGGCAATTTACTTAAGCTGTACGCTGCTGACCTTTTCAATGTGCATCAAAACATCAATAACATCGCTGTGAGCTTCGAGTAGCTTTCTCTTTGCAATCGTCCATGCCGCTAATTTTCCGTAAGCGTTCACGCTCACTTTGATGGAATGCTCATGCTTTTGATTGTTCTCATCGTACTTGGTGTACCGTGCTACATAGTATTGCTTGCCATTGATGGTGGTTAGCCGTGGGTCTAGGCTTTTTGGCAAACGCGCCAGTAAGTTGAATTGCTTGCGAACGCGATCCCAAAAACGTCCCCATAACTCTTTGCCGATTTGGTTGCGAATCTTGGTGGCCTTGCGTAGCCCTTTCTTTTCACCAATGCGAACAAACCCGACAGAACGATAAATATAACCGCCCTCCGGTTTAGGTACGCTAACGGCGTAACAGGTCTTTTTCTTGGTAATGAATCGGTAGCCCGTATTAGAAACAAAATACGCATAAGCTTTGCTGCATTCTGGCATTGTCTTACCTTTTAAAAAACAGATCATGCGATTCCTTTCGTTTGTGGTTTGATGTTGCTGCCCTTTCTTGGCCAAATGGATAACGTTACACGGTAACGCTATTATTTATATTCTGAATTAATGCGACAGATTGATATTCTTCAAATCATCGTAACTGCACCCAAGCACTAACTTGATGGCTTTTTTACTGAACCCCTCTTTCAGCAATTTGCGCACCTTTGGTTTAAGTTCATTCGGAATGGGTTTGCGGGATAATTCCTTTTGTCGCAGCTTAAATTCGTTAACTCGTAAGTTCGCATTCATTAGAGCTTTACACATAATTATCCCCTCCCGTCACAGTGCTTTTGGTGTTAGTGAAATACCCGTTGTGTACTCTTTCGCTTCGTCGTGGAACGTTCTTAAGTAATGGTCGGTCACCGCAATGCTCGAATGGCCGAGCGCATCTTTAATGACCTTAAGAGACGCGCCACCATCCAACAGTAGCATGGCGTACATTTTGCGCATGGAATGTGTTGATAGTTGGTATGGCAGTCTCAATTCCATCGCTATGCGCTTGTATACTCGGTTGATGTACTGGATGCTGATCGCGTTGCCTTTCTTGGCCAAGTGGTGATTGGATTGAAACATCACCTCATTATGGCCATTGTGTAGATAGATACGTCGAATCAGTTCTTCCAGCTCCGCATTAACGTGGATGGTAATGCGGGATGCTTCCTTAGCGGCCTTTTGGCTCTTACCTCGGGTAATTCGACCGTTATAGCCTTTTGACTGAACAATGGTAAATGACGACTTAATCACGCCATTTATCATCACATCGTTGAATTTTAGCTTCGAAATGTCGCAGTAACGCAAACCTGTACGCACTTCCATTTCAATCATCATCGAGATAAGCGGATTAATGTCATCCATTAAACGGATGATTTGTTGTAACTCGTTTAAGTCACGCGCAGGGAAAGCTGCCATTAGATTAACTCCACATCATTAGCACTAACTGTCTTAAACTCGCCACCAACGAACACTTGGATTTGCAGAGTTCGAGATAGCAAGCCAAAGCCCAAGAACAAGCCTAGTTCGCCATCGATGCGCACGAAATCATGGTGAACGGGCAAGCGGCCAAAGTGATTAATCATCTTGGTTTGTGCTTGAGCGCTTTGCGGCTCTTTGATGGTATTGATGGCAAAGCGAAGCTGAGAACGGATTTTCATTGCGTTGCTACCTTTGCGCGCTTTGCTGATAGTGCCTTGCACACAAGGGTAGCCGTAGAAGTTACGGATGACAGCGGCGGCTTGCTCTTGGCCACCACATTCATTAATTAGCTCATCCAATGAAACAAGGATTAGGTCATGGTGTTGCTCTTGAATCGCGTTGCGTTTGCTCGCCCACGCATCAGAAAGCGACAACAACTCATTTTTTTTAAACATTTTTTGCTGATCCTTTTTGGCGGTATGCCTGTGTTTGCTTGCTTATTAATATATTCCCTTGGAATATGTTTTGCAAGTCTGTTCGGAATACTTCACTTGAAAGTACAAAGAGTTCCAAAAGTCGTTATTTCATCGCCTTTTGATAAAAAACACAATAGAGAACAAAATACCACCAGCAACATGTGATTTTTATCAAATATTCCTATGGAATATCTGGGATTCCGCACACAAATTGCCAGGATTAGACCGAACAAACAAAATAAGCCTAAGTGACTGTTTTTATTATGTTTTACTGTTTTTATGTGGTGCTGGTGGCTTTAAAAGACGTGATAAGTTAGTTTCAGTTCCATGCAGAACTGAAACTAAAAGGGTGTTTTTAAAAACATGCGACTCCAATTACCCACTTGTGGCAATATAATGACAGAGTTACACCGTCACGCGACACGAACAAAACTGCATACCCACACTCATTATGCGGTATGGCTCACGTTATGAAACCTTTCCAGTGAGTAACGATACAGTTGCATTATTTTGCATATATAGACAATCAGAGATCACAGTCCCATAATATTGCGCACAAAAGTGTCCGATTGGATAGTATCCCCTAAATGCTTTCCAAATCAGGGCGATAATTGTTTGGTTGGCCAGTTGGTTGGCTTAAGAGATAAAGACTATGCAGCGCACGTTGAATCAATTAATCCCACTTGAAATCCTAGACAAATGTGACCTTTCTTTAGACGCATTTAGTGAGTCGTTCCTAGAAGATGCAACCGATATTTGCATGTTCCACCTTATCCAAACGCATCCGAACGCACTATGCAATTTATCTATCAATCGTGATGATGTTTTAAACTTCGTTCGAGATCACTTCTCCGCTTAAAAATCAATACTTCCCACGTCCTTCTGTTCGTTTTTTATTTAATTCCGAACACAAAAACGGTATGCTTAGTATTAAGGGCAAGGGTAGGGTTTTTCGTTACTCGCATACGCTCAAGGATAGAGTGTAACCCCTGTCCTCCAATGTTATTTGGAGCAACCGTTCACCATGATTAATAAATTAAAGACTGAAATTAAAGATCCCAAACCTATTGATATAGATACACTTAATCAACTTCTTGCAAATAAACAAACGGCTGATGCTCGCCTTAAACGTGCCTTGAAGCACCGTGCGACATTTTCCGAACAAATAGACGGCAAGGAAGATAGTGGACTATTCAATGATCGTATCGTAGCTGTAGTAAAACGTGGCAATCCAACCACTCGTTTACTTGAGTATATTGATGCCGCTAAAGCTGCAAATCAGGAGCTTTTAGAACGCGCGCCTCAATACTTCAATAGCTCATCTAACTCGTTTAAAGAGACAACCGTAATTGATAACGTTCGTCGCGTTAACATCACAATCAATAAAGCTGCAAGCAGCCAAAAAATGACTGGCGCTCGCCTAATTAAACGCCTTGAAGCGTACTTACGTGATATTGACCGACAGCTCTCTTACGAATTGCCAGAAGATGAGTTAGAACAGCTTAATAAGAACAAAGCTGACGCTCTGCGTGAAATGGACTACTTCCAAAAGCATGCAGACGTTGAATTTAGAAAACGTGGCCAAGAACACAACGATATTGTTGCCATCATCCATACCTTTAATGGTAATGACGAAACAGCATCGCGTGTGGCGAAAAAGGTTCACGTTAACGCTGGTGGCCTTGTCGTGATTAGGCATCGATCTTGTAAAGATCACGATGTGCTCATTACGAACAACACCACTGAGGGACGCTCGATTTTTGATGAAGCTAATTCATTCAAATCCGTGCTTTACCCAACGGCTACCATGTACATCGAAAGCGAACTAAACGCGATTAGAGAATCCAGAAAAGAGCTAAGAAGTAGAAACGAAAACAAAGCCCGTTCGCAGTTCGACGGCTATGTTAACTAGCTTCTAGCCCAACAGATTGTTGTTCCGCTTAAATTGGTGATAAGGCGGCGATATGTGGTGTATCGTCGCCTTTTCTTATTTTTGTTGTCACCAACGGAAATTACACCGCATCGGAATCCAGCGCTTCCAGTACCCATTGTTCTACGGAGCTGCGTGACTCCAGCATGTTCTCGGTGATCTCCATTTCGTGCGGTACATAGTCCACCAATTGAGAGAAACAATACGTATCCCAACGGTCGGGAGAGGGTATGTTTAATTTCTCTTTCATCATCGGCTTAGGCATCATTACCCATTGCCCTGACTCATTGATTGCACAAGGTATTTTACTGCCTTGCTCGGCGGTCTTAACGTTCTTATCTATCTGCATCCGGCCTTGGTTGATAGAATCCCGCGCCATAACGTTCGCATAGGCACGTTGGTTAAAGAAACGCTGCTTATCGCTGGTGGAGTGCATCTTTTTACCCCAACGAATGCGCTGTACGCGCCGTCCGTAGCGCTCTAAGCAAGTCGCCGTGTCATAACCTACACCGTCACTATCCACCGCTATCGTGATGTTTGGGTACAAGTCCTCACTACACTCTGCATGGATAATGTCAGCAAACCGAACCGGATCGACCGTGCTTGGCTGTTCAATCAACTTCACGTTCTTAACGATGCGCTCCATGCGCTGACCCCAAACCTTGCAGATATTGAGTATCGATCTATCTCGACCATTACCCACGTCCACCAGCGCAGCCCAACCCCAACCATCGGGCATATCGAGGTTGAGCCTTGCGCTTTTATCCAGTGCATCCCGACTAAGCAGCATGCCAGCAATGGAACTTGGGAACTCCCCACGTACTTTAATCAGGTATTCCGGCGCCTCTCTACCGCCATACTCCAATCGCTTATCGAGGATAAACTCCACGGTTACGAACGGCGATTCCTCGGAGTTAAGCCGGATGGCTCGCCACCGACCGCTAGGCTCGGCTAATCGGTGATGAGTATCGTAGAAATAGCCGCTAGGGCGCGTTGGCTGGCTCAATAACAGCATTCGGTTATCTTTCTCGGTCAATGCACCCGCTAACACACCAAAAGCCTTGTCAGAGACGCCTGACGCCTCATCGACAATAACAAACAAGTGTTTAGCGTGTTCACCCGCCAGCGCTTCCTCGTTACCAATACGGCACGATTTAGCACTGGTTTGCCAGATACCTTTTGCTGAGTTTTCAAAAAAGGCCGTCTCGGTAATGGTGAAGTATTGCTGTAACCAACCGTGCTTTTGTAACAGCGTGTTCCAGTTGGATTTTAGGTACTTCCATACACCGATTTGTACCTGTCTCGCGTTGTTCGCCACCAGCACAACACGCGCATTGGGGAAGCAGAGCATGAAAGCAATGATCATGATACTGGTCATATCTGACTTACCCGTACCGTGGCCAGAACTCACAGACGTTCGCGCGCCAATACGCTGAGCGCTATCAATGATTTTGCGTTGTTGCCAGCTCGGTTTCTTACCGACTAGCTCAACCGCGAGGCGTTTCCAGTCATAGCGATACCGCTTAACTAGGGCAGGGTAACGGGGATCTTGTGTTACGCTCTTTATTCGTTTAGCCACCAAGTACCTCGAAGCTATCTAGGTCGTCAAACCCCGACACTTCCTCGTCATCGAGGGCATCATAGGCTTGCTCTTTAGCGGCTTCGTTTTGTATTTGGGATGGGGATAGGATAGGTTCGATGCCGTTTTCTAGGTCTTCGGCTTCTTTGATTCGTTGGTTAATTTCTTCTTTACGTGCTGGTAGCCAGCTATCTTCCTGTTCAAGCTGTTCTAACGTGTAATCATCAAATAGTTCATCCAGCTCTTGCTCACTGATACCAGTGTCGTCTACTTCTGGTTCTAGGTTCGCTAGTTCTACCTTAGCTTCATGCAATAGCGTTGCTGGTGGACGTGCGCCTAACTTCTCGATTTGCTGACACGTCTCTAAAGCCGTCCAGTTGTTCTTAGCACGCAGAGAAAGCATTTCTATTACTAGGTTGGTTTCTTCCGCTGGTAGTAGGTGCGGCATCATCAATTCAGCGTATTCCTGTTTACGCAAATCGATATAGCGTTTGGCCTCTTGCTTGGCCATCGTGGAAATACTTAATTCCAGTTCACGCAATCTAGTGCCATAGCCAAAGATGAGACGGTCACGCATGGCGTTAATGTCTACGGGTTCATTCTCATCATCGAGCGGGATATTTCCGGTTTCCTCCATTTCATCGATCTCTTTAAGACGCTTGGCCAACGTCTCATTCATTCGGTAATACTGCGAACGGGCAATAATGAGCTCGTTGCAAACCGAAAGTGGATCAGTGTCCATGAGAATATCCATGATTTCGCCAGTAATACCCGCACTACGGGCATAGCCACCGTGGATGATTGGGCGACCGACTTGCGCACTGGAATACTGCGAAATTCCCTCAATTGATCGTGGTTTGCGCAGTGATCCAATACCCCCTGTTTTCGCGCGATCGCCTTGCGCACTTTGCGCTTGCGCAGTCGCCCCCGCTTCTTGGGACTTTGATTTATCAGCTCTTTTTTTCTTCTTGTCGTTTTTCGCTTCTTGGAATTTCGCTACTTGCTCATCGTAAAGATCAAATAATCGATCGAACTCGGGCAGCGATCGCATGGAATTGAACTGACGGCGCAATGTCGCACCGTTCACCCCTTTATCTTTCGCAAAAGCGGCCATTGTGAGCGTTGGATTTTGAGCGCCACGCACCAGAAATTCTTTCAATAGGGAATGCCAGTCATTGCCCTGACTGGTCTTTTTCGCTTTGATTTTTGGCATGATGGACGGTTGGAACTTACCGCCCTTTCTGGCGGGCCGTTTTATATATCGTTTAGCAGTGCCGTACTTTAGTCCGTTGGCTTCGCAATACTCGGCCAGCGTCAAAGTCGGCTGCTTCTCTAACTGCTCCCAAAACTGCTGTTGGTGAGCCTGATAGTCAATCTTGCCGGACACGGTTAAACCCCATTTATTTCGTTACGTTCGGAATAATACAAAGTTTAGAGAGGCGATCACAATACGAACGAAGCCAGATGAAACAATCATTTAATTGTCAATAGTATTTTAAATACAAAAATAACTAACACGACACTAAGCAGTATTTACAGTAACGGTTTTTTGCATATAATCATGACCAGCTAGTGAGTAACGCTATTTTTGTTCAATTGATTCTGCGGCACGATATAGTAATTGGCTGCGTTATCTCACTAGCCACCTTTCCCCCATACCCAAGACAACGCGCTACGTGACGAAAGGAATACCCCTTGAAAGCACCCGAGCGCATCAAATTCAGACACAAAGCCAAAACCAAAGCACGACAAGCCATGTTCAGAACTCGCCAACGGGAAAAGGGTTTAGCACTGCTCCAAGCGCGCATTTCACGCCTTGCTCACGCCAAAGCATGCGAACAATGCGAACAGAACGGCATTACCCTGACCGACCTATATCAATTGGCCATCAACCACACTGACCCGAACCAGCTACCAGAGAAACACCCCGAGGTGACAGAGGGCGACCTTGTAGGCACACGTCAAATCAGCCCTTGGATTAATCCCGAAGTGGCAAAGACGTTCGAGAAATTGGCCGCCAACTACCGCAATCGCACCATAGCGATGAGCGCCATCGTCTATGCGTATTGTGTTCACTGCGACGAAGAATGAACCGAACCGGACACGCTTGGGGCGCACTGTGCTTTGCGCCCGTTCCTCTCGCCTTAATGGCAGACACAACACCACTGCATTCAATCCTGGCATTTCTTGGTTGCTTAAGCGGTTCGAGCGCACCGGACTGGCTTGAATTTGACAGAATCCCGCACCGAACTTACACCCATACCCTTTCGCTATGGCTCACTGTAACGGCCTATGGCTATCATTTGGCATTAGGGGATACATTCGTACTCATTGAGGCGTTAAAGGCCACCAGCACGATTCTAGGTGCGATTCTGTGTGGATTTGGATGCGGTTGTATCTCGCATTGGCTTGGGGATGTGCTAAACCGCCAACCAGTGCCGATTTTTACCCCATTTGATAGGTACTGTTTGAATCTGTTCGCCTCGGGAAGCCACCAGCGGATCACATGCGCATTCATTTTCTCGGTAGCATGTATTTTAGTTGACTTTTTACGGCCTTTATCATTCCGAATAGACTTGTTAAAAATGACGTTTTTGACATAAAAAAGACCACGTTTACCGTGGCCTTTTGATTTACAGGAGTTGTCAATAACAGGTAATTTCAATAACCAATGGCTTCGCCATCTACAATCTGGAGTTATCCACGTCCATTTCTTGCGAGCAAGGCAAATATAGGACACCAAAAACGGCTTTTCAATAGATTGAAACGCGACACATACTGCAAACAAAAAAAAGAGCCAGTATTTCTACCAGCTCTTTGACTCTCTTTTACAAACCTACTTTGAATCACTTGCCGAAGCTTTACACTTCAACACGAAACAGGGTAATTATATTGATACTTACCTTGAAAAATCAACAAAAAAAGCGCCGATAGCATAACCAAGGGCGCTTAAGAACAGCTGTCTAAGATTTTAAAGGAAACACGGTCGTCACAGTGGCAACTAATGTAACTCGCGTATGGATAAATTTAGCTGTTCGGAATTATCAATTCAAGTGCTTTTTAGCAATTAATGACAAGTTAGCCCCTCAAAGCGGCGAACCGATGTAAGTATGCCTGTTCCATCCTTATCAACGATGTTGGCAAACATGAGCGTACTGCTCTTTGGTTGCTTTACCAGTGTCACGTACTCGCTCTTTTCGTTATGGCCATAGAAAGTCACATGCTCGCCACCATTGGTTAAAGTGGATGCTTTAGTGAGTTTGTAATCGTGCGTATATATCTCACCCCGAATCTGAGTCTTAACAGCAATGTCCTTTGTTTCGGTATTAATGCTTATAGCCTTTACATTGTTGCCGGAGTAAGGGAAGTCACTCTCATTGATACATACCGTTGTTGAGGATAATGCACTAAAGGATGTTGCTAAGGTAATTAGTCCAAGCAGCGTTCGCTTAGTTGTTCTCATTTTGGTTATTCCTCGCCCCAATTGATTAAGTTCAACCTGTTATTGATAGCGGCGGGATTCTATCTGAGTCTTATTGTTTGCTCTACATAATCTAGCTGACGCTTTCAGTTTGCTTGAGGTGATTGTTTATCTCATTAATCGTCTTGCGTAGGGCGTTATCCAGCTCTTTGGTGTACAGCTTATCCTTGGCCAGTTCTCGCTTAAGGATGCGATCGTGCTTGCGATGCCAGAATAGTTCGTGAGCTTTTCTCATAGTGCCTACTCTCATAGGCGTTCTTTGGTAGGGGATAGATAGAACAAAGGGCTGACCCTCTTTCGAAGATCAACCCTTTGCCCTCTTTGGGAGCTGTAGGTATTACCTACAACGCTTGCACAACCTTAAAAACAAGCGCACCGTATAGGAAGTCGTATCCGTCATCGTCCTATGGGGCTATATATTAACCTCATTCCGAACACGGCACAATATTAGTTTATAAATTCAATTTTGATTTTGCTCAAAACTTTGATTCATTTCTGTCGCTTTTTGCTGGTGGCTTTTTTGAGTGTTTCGTAGTAGCCAATCTTAATTAGAAAGAAGTACCAAAGCGCATTAAGCGGTGTGATTTGCTTGAATGTGAGCTCGGCAAACCAGAATCGCTTTTTAAGCTGTTTGATGGCCATGTAAGCTAACCATTGGTGTTTGAATCTAAGTACCGTCACTAGGCGCGCTTTCTTCACCTTAAGCGTGAACACATAGGCTCTTGTTTTTCCTGTCTTACTCACTGCTTGTCTTTCCCTCTAACTGGTATCGAAGCGGGGCGGTAAGCCATCCCCAACGCTTATGTCGCCAAATATCGCTAATCGTGGACTGGTGTACGCCGTATTCCTCGGCTAACGTGTGTTGGCATACCTGTTTGGTGAACAAGAGCTCGTAGATGCGTAGAACCTCACTAGGAGATAGCTTGGAAGCGCAGTTCTTTCCTCGGCGGTCTACGTTGTCCTTAACGGCCTTTTCAGCGGGTATGCCAGCCTTAAGCCGTCTTAGCACTCGGCGGTAGCTGGTATCGGTAGCGGCGCATAGCTGTCTTACGGTCATGACCTTGCCTTGGTAGGTCACAAGGTGTTTGGTAGCCTCGGCCAGTAGTTCCTCTCCGGTTCGTAGTCCTTTGTGATACGCGCGATAAAGGGAAGTCATTGGATAACCAGCTAACCGAGCGAGACGGTACACGCTCATTGGTTGACCCTGATATTGAATACTCATAGCGGCTCACTCCCTTAAGCCACTTTAGCGATTTGCTCATAGATACCAGTAAGGTGCGTTCTGCCTACCTTACGGTTAAAGCGCACGGATGGTGTTTGCAGACCTTTCTCGGTAAAGAGCACTAAGGCACTGCCGAAGTTCACGCCTTGCTTTTTGGTGTGTCCGTCTGTCTCATAGAACGGGTAACGGCCATCCGGCTTGTAAATCATCGTGGCGTAGCCCTCAACCAAGTCCAGCCACCACGTTGTGAGTTCTTCATGTGGTAACAGCATCATGCCGTCACGGCCTTTTCTGGCTTGTTCTAGCGCCTTTTCCAGAAACTCAAACTTAAGGTCGAACGGAGGATTGCACCACCAGCCATCTTCCCATTCGCCTTGTAGGCCATCGAACCCAACACAAACAGGGTTTAGGAGCTGAGCTGCCTTGTGTTTTGGCTTAAGGCTTGGGAATCCACTAGGCTGTTCGTTAATCCAGTCAGGAGCAACGTAGAAGCGGTTTACCTTGGCGGTTTGTGGCTCGGCGGCCACGTCTAAAACAAACTCTTTTCCGGTATCACGTCGAAAGAGGAATTGAGCATCAAAGAAACAGTCCCAACGAGTCGCCCATTTGTTCTTTGCGCCCTCGACGGTCTTACTTTTGACTAGATGCGCCATTCTCTGACTTCTCCCCACTCTTGGCCGCCACCGTAATGCGCTCGATACGTTCTGCGTCCAAATCAATCTTCACTCGCTCTATCTTTGGATAGACCACCAATCCATAAAAGCTGTATGTGCCAATACCGATAACAGCCACCAGCGCTAACACAATGGTTATGGCCAGTAGCCGAACAGAGCCGATAAAGACACGTAGCCCTATCGCTTTGCTATCACTCATGGATTCGAACCATATCTTTGTAAGCAGAGAACACTACGCTGTGCTCGGTTTTTACGCCTAAGCGCGCTTTAGTGGCGGGATTGATGGTAGCGCGTTCGCGCTCAACGTGACGTAAGCGACCAAAACCACGGATTTGCACCTCTCGACCTTTCGCCAGCTCCACCAGCATGTGATTGAACATTGCGTCCAGACAATCGCCAATGAGCTCTGCATCATCACCAGTGAGTTTTAAGCCAAGGCGTTTTGAAATGTTTCTCTCGATGTCAGTTCGGTTTAGGCGTGTGGTCATTAGTATGCTCCCTTAATCTCGTTTACCATGTTTGCTAGTGCTTCACGGAATACATCCGATGCGTTAAAGGTCAGCTTGACGCGCGCTGGTACGATGGCTGGTGCTCCCGTTTTTGGATTACGGCCAGCTCGGGCTTTCTTATGGCGAGCGGCGAACGTACCGAAGCCACTAAGCAATACGGTATTGCCCTCGACCATTGTTTGAGTTGAGATTTCTTCGATAAAGGCATTGAAGACCAGCTCGCATTCTTCACGCAATGCGCCCGTTTCTTTCTTCATTGCTGAGATGATTTCGTACTTTCCGACGGCTTGTTGTTTAGACACGCTAAGTCCTCTTGTATATCTTTCAGAAAAATTCCGTGCTGTTGTCCTAGAAGATTGATGGCGTATAGAACCAATTCCTCTCGACTACTACAGCCAAGTTCGATTTGGAGTCGCCTTATTTGCTCTCGTTGTGTCGCGCTGGCGCGGTAGTATTGGCGTTTAATGTCAAATTTAGCCATCTTGGCCAGATGACGATTCCAGCGCTGTTGAGGTGTTAAGGCGTCTTTTTTGGGTTTACGTCCTGCCATACGGCAATTATAACCATTCCGAACACGCCGTAAACATTCCGAACACACTTTCTGTTTTTAACACAAAAAAATACCGCCCTTTAAGGCGGTATTTATGGAAAGATGATCAAGGATTGGTGCTATACACGCTTGAATGGCGAGAAGTGGCTGCGTACTCCCTCTCGAACTTTAAGAGGTGTTTTGCGCAGCTTAGCGCGTGTCGCTGTGTCGTATAAGTATTGCTCCCACTCCCAATACGTTAGGTCACGTAAACGGCCTACAGGTTCGCCAGCACTGTTCATGAAAATGTAAGTGTTCTTAGCTTGGCCATTCGGGATAGGTTTGCCGTTGCCGTCCTGAATCTCAAACACGCCTCGCGCTGCAATAAACTCCACGGTCAGACCGTATTGAGCGGCAGTGGCATCGATCATTGCGCCAGTCACGCTTATGGTTTCATTGAAGATTTTGGTGCGGAGGATTTCGCGTCGATATTTCTTAATGTCTCGAATCCATTCGAAGATGACGCAACGGGTATGTGGTGTACGGATATTTGTTTTTACTTTGATTAGACCAGCATCGAACAGCATCCTAATGACTCGATAGTTGATCTTCTCTCTTGGTGCAATGGTGTTCCCTGTACCATCGTAATCACAAATGTGTCCACCAGTAAGCCAACGATACGCTTGAGCGCTACCAAATTCCCCAGCGGGTGCATAGCTTAGCAATAGCTTGTCGTAGTAAAGGTAATCACATAGAAAGTTACGGACTACCTTTGTTGCATCCAACACATCTAAGTTAACTGGCTTTTGGCCAATGTTGTGGTATTCACTCGCTAACATGAGAAAATTTAAGCCCTTTTAATGTACTTATGCGGCTAGTCTAGTTTTGTTATCAAATGTTGGCAATTGAAGATAGCTATTAATTTGATAAATGCACTCATCAAATCCCTTGGCCACAACCACGTAATACCCTAATTCTTTGAACATTTTTATCTTTTCCAGTTGTTCCTTACTTGGACGGCCTTTTTCCGTTTTTACCTCCAAAAAGAAGCCGTGATATACCCCTCTTGGGATAGGAAAGAATATGTCCGGTACACCTTTCTTTTGTCCCTCATAGCTCATCATCGAAGCCGCTTTAGGTGTTCGGTAGCCACCATTAGGGATTGAGAAAACCAGCGGGTAAATGTCCTTGTACTGCGTCTCTAACGTGTAGAACAAACGAACCTGTAACCAATGTTCGGCCAGCTTCGTGTCGTTAAACTCTTTCGGGCGCTTAATCCCTTGCGCAAGGCGCGTTTTGTGTGGTGAATCCAGTTCCACTTTCTTCTGTGTCGCAGCGCGCGCAACGTCATTGTCTTTCTCAAGAATACGAATGAGCCAGGCTGGTAGCTCTGACTTGTCCACCAGCGCAGTATTAGGGACGTTTATCGATACCGGATTGATGATGTGATTAACAGAACGGTTAATCTCGTTAAGTGCTGCATCGATATTGAAGTCGCCGCCGTGGCCAGCTTTCACGCCTTTGCTTTTCCACTTCTTGCGCTTGGCAACTTGGTTTGCGAGAAAAGAGTGATCGAATCGTGGTGCTCTGGCCATAACTAGATAAGCCCTTGCGAAACTAAAATCTCTTGCTCCTTACGGCGGTTGAAGTAGGCAAACACCTCATCCTTGGTGAATTGCTTAGATACCACTTTGCGGCGGCCACCTTGTGAGAAAATACGCTTGGCAATGTCCTCAGATAGCGTCCAACAAAGTGCGGTTTCTATTTCGGATTCGTCATTGATAGCGCGGTAGGCAGTGATCACCTTGGGTAGCTTGGCGAACGCCTTGCGCTCTGACGATTTCATCACCTTGTGTTTGTTGCGTCTCGGGCACGTAAACAGGGATGACCACACACATTGATGCTGGTGTGAGCCTTGCGCTTTCCATAACGTTCCAAGTACGTCCCAATAGGTTGAGTCGTCTTGGATAGCTGGCGCACTGCGAACAAAGAAATCGAGCTGATAACACTCAGGGATGGATAACAGACGGGAAATAATATTGGAGTCGTTAACGTTAGCCACTTTGTACCTCTTTTTTGCCGCCTCACGCTGCTTGGCAAGGCGGCCTAACGTTATGATGTTTCAGTTAATGTATTGGAGAAACTATAGGCTCATCGGCTTTACGCGCTTTTGAGCTCATCGATTCAAGAACGATCGCTATCAGCTCCATTGGCGATTGCTTTCCGGCTAACTCCGGCTTACAAGCTCGGATAATCTCACTTTCAGCTCTGAACATTTCGGCCAGTTTCTTATTGGCCAGCGTTGCCAAGGTGCTAGCGATGTACATCATGCGGTTGTGCGCATCCTCTCGGCTCTCAGACGACTTCCACAACGCCTTTGCGCATTCGTCGGAAAACGTCAACAAACGCATATCTGACATAATCGTGTCCAGCATGCGATTAAAACCAGACACAACCACCTCGGAGCATTCCCCCATACGTTCGCCAAGCGTAGTTCGAACCGCTTCGCGTACACCTCGGAAATGATCGTAATAGAAGCTCTGACATAGAAAGACACGCTGGTTTTCTTCGTCAAATTTGAATGCCAGTCCGTGAACTAGGCGCGTTCCGCAATGAAATTCAGCCATTTTTCTGCTCGCTCTTAAAAAATACGTGACGATATTCCGGTTTGATTAGTTGTAAGCCCTCTACAGACTCCACTCGATCGCACTCTCGGAAGAACGACAAGATTGGACAGTACGTTGGATTGATACCGCTCGTTACCTTGCACAATTCTTGGAACACTAAGGCGTTCTCGTACTGCTCTGTTGAGCAAGCCGTGAAGAACATCGGATTGACCACCAGCGAGCCGCTAGAATCGGTTTTAGCGGCAGAGTGAGAGACAATCATTGGTACAGCCATCATCAATGCTGCGTTGGTCGCCGTGCTTGTGGTGCTGGTGGACGTTCTTGTTGGCGTTACGCTGCGAACGGGCGTTACCGTGCGTACTAGCGTTGGCGCTACGCGAACAGGTGTTACTACTGGTGCTGAATGCGCTTGAAAAGCGGCCAGCAAGGCCGCCGCTAGTGTGACTTTCTTAAGCATTAGTGAATTGTCTCCCCGCTAGTTGCAACTCGCTTCACGTCCTCAACTTTGAACGAATCATCGGATCGAGTTTCCACTCTCAGCGCGGTTAGTACGTCCATCACAATTGAAAGCAACTGCTTGGTATCTTCTGACGTACCACCAAGGCGACCGTCTACCCTTTCGATGCTCTCTTTAAGGTTGTTAACTAAGAACTCACAAGCCTGTTGAGAAAGGTTAGATAGCACTTCTGGCAAGTGTTTTTGCGGGTCGAAATCTTCCTCGCCCTCGTAGATGTATTCCAGTTCGTTAGCGGCTGCAATAGACGCTTGGAACAGCTTGTCATCCATCAATAGGCTTTCAGCAATCTTGGTAGCGATTCCAATAACCACTTTAGGCAGCGCTGCATCTTCGTCGTTCTCGTCGTACTCGTAGGAGTTATTTACGTGCATTGGGATAGCTTGAAGAACAATGTCGCGCACTGCGCGGTAATGATCGAAGTAGTACGGAGCCATCAAGACAACGCCGCCCGTTTCTGGATTAAAACCAACCAACATGTTGTTAAGGTTGCATTGGGTTTCGATTCTGGTTGATGCTTTCATGCTCATGCCTCTCACTTTCTGGCTTAAACAAATCTATTAGGGGAAGTAGGAAGCAAGGGAACGTTTGTCCCTTGCGGGTTTAAATTCTTGTCAGTATTTGTGGCTTTGATGTGCCAAGTGTGGG